TTTTCAGGTGGCGCAACAGAGCAAGGCTTGGCATCAGTGAATTGTGGTGCGGAGAAAAGCATTAGCGCTATGATAAATGTAAAGTGTTTCATGATTATAATATAGTCATCAAAAACACCAAAGTCACTAAAAATATTCAGATAATGAATATCTGACTTAGATGCCAAGCTAAAACCCAAAGATAAAAAAGCCCAACCCATTTTAAAGTTTGGGGCTTATTTTTTGATAAAAAGTCAATTGCAACAGCAAATACTAAAATTTTTACAGAAGCAAATAAAAAGTGAGACTCCTGCAAAAGCCAATTCATTATTGGGTTTAATTCTTCTGCCCCTCGCGATATTGAATACAATGTTAAGCCGCAATCTAAAAGATTGCCCACATGGCAAATAATAAGCCAACTTAGCATAATTAATTGAGGTTGCATCAATATTAACTATATTTAAATAAACGTTTATAATTAAAAAACTATTTAATTAGAGGATTTTACTATGCGCATATCTGATCAAGAACTTCAAAAAATTGTTTTAAAAGAATTTAAAAAGCTGACCTTAGTCGAGCAAAAACAACTTGACCCACAAATTGGTCAGGCAGCGGAGGATACCTTACAGTCTCTTGACAAATTAGCAGATGATCTTGAGCGCGCCTTGCAGGACCGGCTTGAATCAGAAGAAGTTATTGACTTTGTTGAGGGCTTTGAATTAGTTTTAAGACTTGCTACAACAATTCCTAGATATCTCTCTAACTTTGTCCTTGGATTGTTAAAAGATTTAGGCGTTCCCGTAGTTGATGATATTCACGATGTTGCAAATGATCTAGCAAACGGTCTCATTGCCGATAAGCTTCTTATAAGAAAACTTTTAAAAAGCATTGAGTGTGTTATTTTATACGCTCAATACAAATATGTTCTTTCTACCGGAGATCTTAAAAGAATTGCTGAAATCGCTGCGCAATTTCAACAAGCAACAGACAAGACTGACGCAATAGAACAAATGAAAAGATTAATTAATAGCAAAAGAAGAAGCGGTCTTAGAACAGCCTTCAATCGATTTGTCGTTAATCGGATGGGACCTTTTACTGTAAGGGAAGGCAAGTACGCGGTGGCGATTTCGATTACGAGTCGATATGCTCTTGGAATTAATGACTCAATGCTAGCAAGATTGGTTTCAATCTTTAACAGAGCGCGCGGCAGAGGAATAGCAAATATTTCTTTGGCACAAACACAAAAGATCAGAAGTATTGTACAGCCGGGTCAAGGAGGCAAACTTGAAGAAATATTTGACATACTAGAAGAAATAGATGAAAGAGCCTACAAAACACGCGGACTGGCGACAGGACAGCGCATAGGTATAAAAGACATTAAAGATAAAGCCGAGTCTATAAAAAAAGAATTAGGAGATCCCAGATCTGATACCAGAGAAGCATCACTTCTAGACGACATAATTGGATCTGAAAATTTAGATGACGTGAAAAGAAATGTGCAAAAATACTCATTCCGAAATGCCAAGATCGTAAAGCGCATTAGTTTAAATGCGCCAGCTTACAATGCTGACAGCATATTACCGCCATTAACTCCAACACAGTCACCGCTAGAACAATATAAATTTATTATAGTTGAAATACCACCAGAGCAGGGTGGCGCTGGCAAAAGAGTTGTTCTTCGTGTTACCGATTTTCGACAATCCGAAGCACTTGGTGTGGTTGGTGGTGCTTATTATGATGGCGCTCACTATAAATTGATGGATATGGATAATGTTGAACTTAGCAATCAATTAGAAAGATATATAGCAGAGAGAGCTAATGTGAGTGAGATAGACGCATCAAGCGTGAGAGAATTAAATGAAAGGTTTATAAACAACAGAACAATTGAAAAAGTTAATTTTTCAAGTGATTTTACATTTTCTCAAGAAGCAATAGATCAATTATACCTCAGCGTGACAGACAGGTTTGACCCTAACATTCAAGAAGTCATCATTGATGTAGAAAGCATAAAACAAGGAAGGCTTAATATAGCTGCAGATCAAGTTTTAAATTTAACAGATGAAAGAAGAGCTTTATTTAGTATGTTAAACTATGAATTTGCAGCTGCTGGCGCCATGGACCCTAGTTTTGAGCCAGAAAGGCAGTATTTTGGTTTTAATTTTGACCCTGAATCTGAAAATATTATAATAAACGATAGAAAACAAAGAATGCTTGATTTAGCCTTAGAGGAGCCTCGAAGGTCCGGACAAGGTAGAGAGAGGTTAAGCGCACAAGAACGGCAAAGGCGCGCACAAGAACGGCAAAGGCGCCAACAAGAAAATAAAAATATTAAAGAGATAAACAAACAAATTGATGAACTTGTCAATGATAATAGGACGTCAAAAGACTCAACGTTTCTCGCGCGCGGATCTTCCAGAGAAGCGATATCATTTAAATTTGGTGATCTAAACGATCTAGCCATACAGTTGGAGCGCGTCAGCGAGGTTGATTCTGTTCACATGGATGAAGCAGGACGAGCTATATTTAATTTAGATTTTATTGATGAAACTGTGCGCGCCGCGATACCTGGAACAATTAAGCCAGGCAGTATAGCTAGCCTCATTGAGCTTAAGCGAGCTATACTCAACATTAGAATTCTTCTTGATAAAGATGTAAAATTGTATAAAAAAGCTTTAGAAGATTTTCTTAGCAAAAACAAAGCTAAAGAACCTCCAGACCCAGCTAAAGTTGAAAAATTCATGAATAAGCAAGGTCTTCGCATGAATCCGCTAATTCAACAGATGGTATGCATGGAAATTTTAATAGAGCAGATAGATGAAGTTCAACTTAATGAAAAATTTGCAGTAAATATAGATAAAATGGTCGACAGGCTTAGATCAGCCTTAGAAACCTCTGAAATACAACGTGCGCTAGACGCCACCGAAGAAGGCCAGCGTCTTAGGATTGAGTTAGAAAGGAATTTTGAAAAACTAAAACAAGCAAGAGGTCCTAGGCAAGCTATGGACGCGCAGGTTAGCATATTAAACTCAGTGATCAACAAGTCTAAAGTCTTGGCAGGAACAACTACTTTGCTGGTAGGAAAAGCACTGTTGATAAGTTTTGACGCCATAGCAATTGCTAGCGTACCATTTACTGCGTATGATGCATATACAACTCCAGGCACTCAAGGTGGAACGCTCGCCGCCGTCGGCGCCGGAATCATTTCAGCTGGCGCTCTTGCAATCCCCTTTGCTCTTTATAAAGCAGCTGCAGTGGTAGGCGTCCCAGCTGGTATCGCTGTTGGCGGGACATTTATTGTTGGTGCTGTACTTGAGTTTATGGCTGAGAGCTATTTTTATAAAACGGGCTTAACTGGTAGAATTTCGCCTGAATCTTTCAACTGCAAATTTACAAAAACTCTTATGACTAGCGATGCAGGTGAAAAGCGCAAAATTAAATTAAGTAACGGAGAAGAAATAGAAGTTATTCAAGGTGCAGCGGCGCCAACTTGTTATGGCTTTATGAAAACTAGATCGCTCAGCGAAGCTGAGACTGAGCAAAAGTTGCAACAAAGCGATCTCGGCGAGCCTTTAGATTTTTATGTTTCAAGAGACTCTATGGGCAAAGTTGAATATGGTCAAGAAATTTTAAATCCTATACATCGTTTTATTTATAAAAGAATTAACCAAACATTGTATGAAGAAAATTTAAACCAAGAATATAAGGATGTATGGGAAGATTTTGATTTTCGAGTAATAGTTCAGCCTAATGATAGAGTTTCTTGGAAGAAAATGCTTTACTTTGATGAGCAAACAACTGATTTTGTAGCAAACGAAACCTGGCCAGGTTTATTTTATAATCATGTGTTTCAGCAGGGTGAGGAAAATAAACAGCCAATTATACGTAGAAAATCAACCTTGCTTTTACCAGGTAATCGCATTGGATGGCTAGACGCTGATGGCAATGGCTTTTTAGAATTAAATCCAAAAAGTGATTTTGTTATACAACTTAATACATTGTTGCAAAGAAGAGTTCAGCTAAATAGTATGCGTACATTTAAAAATCCCTTTGTGGGATCAGCTACAGAAATTGCAAATAAATCTCAGGCTTTGATTAATCTTATGCAAGAGAAACAAGAAACGCTTGTAAAGAGTCTCATCGACCATTTTGAAGGACCAATTGCAAGAAGCGCAGAAGCTGGCTATTTACAAGCTTTGAAAGAACCCGTTCTTCTTCTTGGGGTGTCGGCAAAATATGTTTTTACAGAACTATACATGCGACAGGAATTACTAAAAGACTTAGATAAAATAAAAATTGATATACTATCAAACAATCAAGGCATTGAAAAAGCTACAGATGAAAAATTAGATTTAATATTTGAAAGAGATTTAATTTTTACACACTGGTTAGGGTCTGGCGGGCGTGATAAATTAGGTGAAGGCGAAAAATCTTTAATGAAAGGCTATCTTAATGCATTGAAAAAAGTTGCAGATAAAATTTCTAGTTCGCAAGCAGGCGCAGTGACAGCAACAGGCGAGCCTTTTAAACAAGGTTCAGATGTTCAAGATGCCGTGACATCTGAATTAATTATCAGCGGGCTTCCTGATCTTCAAAATGCTTTAAGTGCGATTGTCAATGTATGGAATAACAAAATTTCTGTTAGGTCTAAAGGATCTAGCTATCTTGACGTTATAAGGCGAATACAAACGATGCTAACAAATAAGGGAGTGAAAATAAAACAGCAAAAGATAGCAAAAGATTTACTAATAGCTAAATTAAAAAGCACTAGCTTAATGATCCCAGATGAAGAGTTTATTGATATCATCAGAAGGCAACAATCCGAGCGCGGCGTTGAAAAAGCTAGGCGGGATGCTGATGTAAGACTGCAACAGAAGCGCGGTCCACGAAATCCAAAGGATGTATCGCCCATGGGCGCGGAAGCCGGCGGTGGTCCTCCTATACAATAAAGATCGGTAACTAATTTGCGACTTTCAAAACAGTGTGCATTGGTCTGACAAACTTCGAATCAAACGTAAGCTCTGCGCCATCTTTTGTATAGTTAACAGCTACAATGCCTGGTCGACAACGCTTGATTGCGCTAGCGACTGCTGAGTTTGTTGCAAAAAAGCTTACCGTGCCTTCTTCTTTAATTTGTTGTTTATTCCAATTGATAACAACTTCTGCATCAGGATCCCCGCCACTATGAAAAAATTTCTCTTGAAGCATATTAAGAGTGTTTTCAAATTCTGGGTGATCTTTTTTGATTGTTTTGCCTTTCATAATATTTCCTTTAAATAAAAGTTCTACAGGAACATTATAGAAACTATTTATCATTAGGAAATCAAAAATGAAAATCGCATGGAAAGAAACAGAAAGCCGCCTGATACAGGATATTTATTACCACGATAAGCTCATAGGTTCAGTAAAAAAGCAGTGGGCGGCAGAGAAATGGAAGGTTAGTCCAAACTTTAGTATAATTGCTAGCTTTTCAAGCGAACTAGATTCAATACATGACTCTGCTTATAAAGCAGGGCACGCTCTGGTGGAGATCTATGAAAGAGAAATTTTCTATGAACAAGTTGAGCACGATGATCCATTTGACATTGATGATGATTCAACTTGGGATGCCAGAGTAACGCAGCCAATTGATATGAGGAAAATGTGGTCAAAACCTTGAGGTAAAACAATGATAAGAACAATCATAGCGCTATTAATCTTAATAATATCATTAAGTTGTAGTAACTCGCAAAGCGAAGGCGCTAATTTGATTATTGAAGATTTGATTGTTGAGGACGTTACTGAAGAGGTTGAAGAGCAAGATGTTGTCGAAGAAGAGGAGGACGTGCCACTGCTGGTTCCTAACGAATGTTTGGAATGTAAATGGTATTTTTGTCCTCCGTTGGATTCTGTCTGGCAAAATCAAATTTGCATGGATATTTGTAGCGATCCACCAACTTTGGTTTATGAATCTGGTTGCCAGCAATATATGGAGTGCGATCCAACGCAATACTTTATTGAGTCAATAGAGTGCACGACTAACAGCGGGTTTCCAGGTACACAGGATAAAGTTTGCGATAAAGGAAGAATCGTATATACCGATTGCGAAACAAGCTGCACAGAGGAGTCTTGCAATTATATTGATGATGATTGTGATGGTCTTATTGATGAAGAGCAGCTAAATCAATGTGGAGATTGCGGCATTGTTCCTGCAGAAGTATGTGATAATATTGATAACAACTGCGACGGCACGACTGATGAGGATCTAATTCGAGCATGTGCAACTGCATGCGGTAATGGTTATGAACTATGTGACGGTGGAATTTGGTCCTCTTGCTCTGCTGCGCAGCCATCACAAGAAATATGTGATGGATTTGATAATGATTGTGATGGAGAAGTTGATGAGGAGTTAGAGTGCATATGCACAGTTCAAGACGTTGGTGTCCTGTTCCCCTGCAAAGAAGAGCCTTTAATATGTGGCGAAGGTCTCAAGACATGTGAATGTGTTGACGATGCATGCACTGAAATTACAGTGACGCCTTGTTTTGCTTTATGCCATTGGTTTCCTCCACCAGATCCATCCACATGCGACCCATTGGTTGGTCAGATTGTTGAACAAGAAGAATGCAATAATTTTGATGAAAATTGCAATCAACTCATTGATGAGAATCTTGTGGGCTCTTGTTACAGTGGACCTGAAGGCACGCTAATGCAAGGTATCTGTGTTCCTGGCATAATGACATGCGAAGCAGGAGAGTGGGGCTCTTATGTCGATGACGAGTTTAAAGTTAGCTATTGTGATGGTGAAATTACACCACAAGAAGAAATCTGCAATGGTCTAGATGATAACTGCGATGGCATTACAGATTATGGCGAAGAAATGAAAGAGACAGATATTTTGTTTGTTATTGACTGGTCTGGCTCAATGAATGATGAAATTAGTGCAGTCTTAATTGCGCTTAATCAATTTGCGCAACATTATAGTGATGAGGACGTGCTGCAGTGGGGCGTCATTCGTGGACCGATTGCGGACAAAATGTCAGCGCCAGATGAGTATCTTGAGCTGACGCATAATCTTTCTGGCTTTTCTGATTTTCTTTCATCCATGGCAGCGCTAAACTTTGTTTCAACTATCGGCACAACAATGGAGATGCTCCTTGATGCTGTGTACTTGTCTATTTCAAATATAACAACTAGCTTGCCAATTCCTATAGAAGACTTAGGCTGGAGAGGTGTTGTCAATCCAGGAGGCTATGGTAGCGTAGTCAAAGAGTCCAGCCCGCCACTTGCTGATTTTAAAATAAACTGGAGAGAAGATGTCGATAAAGTTATCATTGTGTTCAGTGATGAAAGACCTCAGAGCTATTTGGTTCCTCAAATTACAAAATCAGCACTCGAAGCAGCGATGATTGCCACACCACGTTTAAAATTATACACATTCTCTGCATATTCATTCTGGACGTGGGATGAGATGGCAATAGCGACAGGCGGCAAAGACTTTCAATTAACAAACAACCCAACTGAAATGTATAATAGTCTAATGGAGATCTTAGATGAAATTTGCATGGAGCCAACAGATGAGCAGTAAAGAAAACCAAGTCTTAAACGAAATAATTATTGAGCTGGTTGAAGAGAATAGAGTTTTAGCTAAAAAGAATGATGAGCTACAAGACGAGGTTGATTCTCTTTGGTCCTTGATGGATGAACTTACAAAATCAGATGTTGAAAACTTTAGCCACCTTTTAAAAGAGCTAGGGTCAGATATTATTACGAAAACTTTAATGGTTACAAGAAAGAAAGCAGACTGCTGAGGGCATATGAGTGAAAAAAAAGATATTATCAGTTTTAATTATCTTATTCTTTACTGTCAACTGTAACGTGCACGAAAATGTAATATTTTCCAACAGCTATGTCAAAATATATAAAAATTCTAGATGCAAACCATCAGACGGCTTTCCGCAAATGATTATGATCCCATTTTTTCATAGAGCCACGCAGATTGTTCCTGATTGTCAAACTTACCCTAAACATAAAACCGCGCTGGCATTAATGATTTTCTATCACAAATGGCAAGAATATTTTGGTGATGACGATTATAAAGTAAAAGAGCTTCTTAACAAAGTCATGGTCAAGTGGGGAAGACACCTTCGAACAATTGAAGCTAGAGGGTTTGATTTGCACGGTGAGCCAATAACAAAAGCTACAATTCAAGGCATCGTGGAAACTGACACAATTATATGGGTCTGGCAAGCCTATGGTAAAATATCAGAGACTAGCTTAATGCATGAATTGGTTCATATTTCTCTCAAGGCAAGCATCGGCACAACTGATCCAGATCACGAAGGTCATGTTTATGAGGGCTGGACGCCAGCACATACGAGAATGATCGAAGAAGCCAAAGACATGCTTCGTGCGTTTAATATATAAGCATCTATTTATTATATGAAAAAATTATTTGAAAACTGGCGTAATTTTATCAATGAGCAAGACCTTACTCAAACTACGGAGGCGCCTAGAGACGGCGAATTAGTTCCCTTTCGAATCCGTGGCAAGAAAAAATCTTATAAAATTTTTAAATCCAATATTGATGATAGTGATGATGATCTACGAGTCTTTCCAATAGTAGCAAAAGGAGAAGCTCCCGATGGTGGAGACATATATTTTAGAAATAAAAAAGAGGAAGAAGCGTGGTTTAAGTCAGGCGAAGTTATTCTAGCTGATCCTGATAATAAACAATTTAAGATTACAAATGTTGAAACTAGATTGAGCGCAAAAAAATTCGTTGAAATATATGAAAAGACTCAAGAAGAACTAAAGTCACCTAAGGGATCTTTTGTTGAGATGCCTGGAGTTATATCTTGCTTAGATGGAAATTGCTATGAAAAAATGCTAACTTTAGGACATGTTAGTATGAAAAAGAAAGATCTTTTAAGAAAAATCAATGATCTTCCAAAGTATAAATTGAGATCTAGAGCCAGAAAAAGTACAAAATTAATTGTATTGCACATATCCGAAACAAGCCATCCCCGAGGAACGCTCGGCGCGTTAACAGGAAAAAAAGCAAGCACAAACTACGAAGTTACCGAAGATGGAATCATATATGAATATGTTAGCCCTTATTCAGCTACAAATCATGGCGCGCCAGTAAACAATATCTCAATAGGTGTTGATTTTACTGGCAGGAGAAACAAGATTGGTGATAGTAGAACAGAGTTTTATAATTATGCAGGTTATGGTGCTAGAGATCAAGAACCATTTAGTGCGGATCAAACCGCGCAAGGTGTTGCTTTAGTGTCAAAACTATGCGAAATGTTTGGCTTGCCACAAATAGTAGCTCCATATGATTTTCGTATAATTCTTGTTAAATGTATAAAACAGCTATTAAAAGATTTTGGCGCCAGCCTCGAATTAAGAAAATCATTTGCTGCAGAAGGAATTAAAAAAAGTATAGAACACCATAACTACTTTAAAGTCTCTGATATACTTGAGCAAATGAATATTGGTATAGTACCTCACAAGGTAATTAATCCTGGACATGGCTGCCCAGGTCCTGGTTTTCCTTATAGCAAGTTTGGTAATGTTGCCGATGAAGACTATATTTTAAATGAGCTGAGAAGCATTATTGAAAACAAATATGAAAATGATATAGCTAAATTAATGAGTGACTTCACAGACAGAACACAAGTTGCAATGGTGTATAGAAGAAATAAACAAGCTAAAAAGCTAGCTGCAGCTAACAAGCAAGGTAAAACAAAATGAATCCAATTATAGAAAAATGGAAACAATTTCTAAAAGAACAAGAAGAACAAGAGCCAGCACCAGTTTTAGATTTATCTAAAGAACTTGACTCTGGATTCTGTGATTTTAATCCTCTGATTAATCAATACGCTCAGTCGAGCCCAGATGGACTTGCAGAGATGCTTATATTTGTTGTAGCTACTCAGCAAATGCGCTGGTATGATGTTGTGCCCAAGTTTCCTTTGTTAATGCAACATCTTAGAGAAAAAGATATTTTGCTTGATCCTGAAGACGCATTTGTAAATGATCAAGGCAAAACAATTTATAATATTCCAAAATCAATTGCGCAACTTACACTTGGACCTCGTAAAAATGCTATTCAATATATGTGGCAAAACAGAGAAAGTATTTATTCTACTTTAAGACCAATGTTTGCAACTTATAATAAAGGTGGCGAGGATAGCTTAGCAAAAGAAGAAGCTCTTTTTAATATTTACTTAGAGTTTATTAAGCTTCCAGGCTTGGGGCTTCCTAAGGCTGCTTTTGCTGCGCAGCTTATTGTTGGTCGTCTTGGCTGTATTGATTCGATTAACTTAAACTTATATAAAGGCTTGGACCCTGAGGGGCAGCTTATAACTTATGATAAAACCGGTCGTCCTTCGTTTAAAACTCCAGGCAAAACTAAAAAGACAGGTATCGTACAGATTACGAAAGGCGGTGTTAAATTAGCGCAGAAGTATGTGCAATTTTTAAAGCATATCGCAGAAATGACAGGCACCACCGAAGCTAGCGTATCAAAACAGCTTTGGAACTCGTGGGTTGAGTTGGTCGCTCTTAAAATTAATAAGAAAGATGATATTACAGTTATCATGCCTGGTGGCAAAGAATACACTGTGCCAAATGACTATTCTAAAAACATTTCAAAAGCTGATGTTAATCCTTCAGCTGCTTTCCGTAAAAAGTATATTGGTCGGATTACCGGCAAAGATATATCTCGACAGCACGATCCAAGAAAGATGTTTGAGGGCGCAAAGAAATGGGACAGCTATGTTAAGGGCTTGATCAACGAAGCTTTGCCATATGGTGGCTATGAACCTGCTGCTATTGGTGGTGTCTCAAATCAAGGCACAACAATTCAACCACACGATACAAATGTGCAGACAGGAGTGGAGAAAGATACTTCAAAATCAATAAAAGCAGTAATGCATCAAAATGGAAAAGTTCTTTTGCTTAAATGCAATGAGGATAAGCGAGGCTGGGATTTGCCAGGCGGTCACATTAAAGAGGATGAGAATCCACTGCAGGCGCTGCGTAGAGAGGTCTTTGAAGAAACAGGTTTACAGATTATCGACCCTAAAATAATACATGGCTATCAGCATGGTAAAAAAATGTTTGCAGAGGGCGGCTTTGGAGCCGGCGAGGTTATGCTGAGCAAAGAACACGACAGTCACGCATTCATGTCGATCAAAGAGATTAAAAAACAACGCATATCTGAAGCTTTTTTGAAGGCTATCGAGTTAGCCTTAGGTGAGAGCGCAGAAACTAGGAAGGTGAAAATTAAGATTAAAATGAGGTAAAAAATGAGTTGGTTAACAAACAGATATAATAAAAAGTCGGCAAAGCGCTATGGATGGCATCCATCATGGTTTCGTTCAGAGTTGACTGAGTTTGATGAAAACCTCGTTCAAGCCATTAAAAGATTTCAAGACGATCATGATCTAAGTGTTGATGGTAAAGTTGGTCCAAATACATTTCGACGCCTATTGGCTGAACGAGACTTAGAAGAAGCAGATAATTTTATTTTGTGCGACGGTCAACAAGTTGATATTGATTGGGATGTTAAAATTGACCTATTGCCTAAAAACTGCTATCGCACAAATAGAAACAGAAGAAAGCCCAACATGATTGTTACTCATTGGGATGCCACAACCTCTGCAGAGAGATGCAAAAGAGTTTTGCAAGCTCGTAATATTTCATCACATTTTTGTATTGATAACGATGGTGTAATTTATCAGTATGTCGATACAAACCATACAGCTTGGCATGCCGGCAAAGTCAATCGCTATTCAGTTGGCATTGACTTTACAAACGCATATTACTTAAAATATTCTGACTGGTATGAGAAAAAGGGATTCGGTGAAAGACCAATCTGCAAAGACAGCAAGGTGCATGGCAGAAGACTTAAGCCGCACTTGGGTTATTATCCAATTCAAATTAGAGCATATAAAGAACTGGTCAAGACTTTGTGTGAGCATTACAATATTAATTATGCTACACCGCCAATCGATGCAGTTTGGGATAAAGCAGCAACTGGCAGGTACAATGGTATAGTTTCCCACTATCACCTAACAAGAAATAAGATTGACTGCGCAGGGTTGAACTTGCAAGAAATTGTTAAGCAGCTGCAGAAATAACTTCTAGTCGATGTGCTCTAGCTATATCCACTAAAGCAAATCTTTTTGCAAAATCTTCATTTATCCAAATAATTTCGTATGATCGATTTCCAACTTTTCTCTTAACAATTCCAACTGGTTTTTCTTTTTGTTTGTTGAGACCTTTTAATGTTACCAGGTCTCCGGTGTTTATATCCAAAACATTTAACCCCTGTGCTTACTAATTATAATTACGGGAGTGCATGCTGTATGTGCGAAAATAAATTTTTTAAAAAGCTTTTTATTTTTTCTTCGATATTTTTAATGCTCAGTTTGGTCGCCAACTCTGTTATTGTCTACGCAGCTTTTTCTACTGATCGAGAAAAAAGCACAGCGCAAGTAATCCAGAATCAACAAGAAAAAATTATTCATAAACTAAAAAAGATGGATAAGAAAGTAAAAAAGCTAAGAGCTAAAAAGAAATGAGTTTCTCCCAAGACGCAAAACAAATTGATCGTTTTTTTAGAGAACGTTCAAAAGTGCTAAAAGTTAATTTTGATAAAGTTAATTTTCAAACAGTCAATTCTGGCTCTGTCGCTGGAGCTGGAAGTTTTTTGGCTGTTGATGATGAAAAAAACTTAGTTTTGGCTAGTCCTGCAGCTGCAACTCAACCAGTAACAGCTTTAAACAATCAAGCAGTCAGTAGGCTAGTCACTATTGGTGCTACTACTACCGAACTAGATGGCGAGGCAAATTTAACTTATGACGGCACAACATTTGTTATCGATGACGATACAAGATTAAACGACAACCACAAGTTTCACTTTGGCACAAACAGTGATGCCCATATCGAATATGATGAAGATGGAAATGATATCTTGATTATATCTGGATCTGCTCAAGGCATTGTCCTAAAAGGAACAAAAGTTGAAATAGATGGTGTGCTTGAGGGAGGATCACCGCTTAAAATTGGTGGCGAGGTACAATTTGTTTCAACAGGTGAAGCCTCCGCTTTTAATTTTGGACCAAATGGTGAATCAAAAATATTTTTTGGTGATGATTCATTTTTAACTTTATCTGGATCAACTACAGGAACTGTCATTTCTGGATCTTCCCTTACAATAGAAACAACTAAAGGTATGGGCGTGGGTGTTGTTGGTGATGCAATCACACATGCAATTACTCTTCCAAACAATGATGACTCGACAGGAAGAATAAAAGCAAACGCTTTTGTTTCATATTCGTCACAAAGATACAAGAAAGATATAAAAATTTTGAATGATCCGATGGAAGTTTTAAATAAAATTGAAGGCGTTTCATTTAAATGGAAAGATACAGATCGTTTAGATTATGGTTTTATTGCTGAGGATGTTGGAAAAGTGTTACCGAATATTGTTTCTTGGGAAAACAATAAACGTGATGCTCAAGGCATGGACTATCTAAAAATTATTTCTTTTCTGGTTGAGGCTGTAAAAAATCAACAAAAAGAAATAAATAAATTGAAACAAACAGTTAAGTAAAAACTAGTTATTTCTTATGTGCGACATTAGAGCAGTGTAACGTTTTTTATTGTTTTTTCTCAGTTGTAAAATCTACTTAATGTGTCAGGTGCATTCGTGTATCTGGCGTAAGATAAAATTTTACATTTTCATGGAGGAAAAATTTTATGTCTAGTATTACTGCTACTCAGTTAGGTAAATTCCTAACTTTACAAAACAATTCAGGCTCGGCTGATAGTACCGCGCCTGCAGGTGGTGTTGTTTTGTTCTCTTCTGGTTCCAACGCGGGCACCGGTTTAGATGCAAAGCTTTACCTACAAAAAGAAGGATCTGCTGACGTTCACGAGGTCGGCGCGGATCTTAAGATTGCTGGTGATTCCGGCTCAAGCACTGTTTCTTTAGGTGCCGGTCAGACACTTACAGTCGCTGGTGCTGCTGCTAACGGTATTGACACTAGTGTTTCTGGGCAAACAGTCACAGTTGCATTGGATCTTAACGAGCTAGCTGCAAAAGCTAGTCCTGTTGGCGCTGACGCGCTTGGCTTAGTTGACAGCGCAGACGGCAACGCTACAAAGAAAGTTACAATCTCAAATCTTGCTGGTCTGATGGCTGGCACTGTAACCAGCACTGGTCTGGCTAACAGCTCTGGTGTTTTATCGCTTGATATTCAAAACATGACCGCAGCGGCTACTGTTGATGATGGCGATCTTGTTGTTATCGACGATGGCGCAGGTGGCACACTCAGAAAAATGACTCGTGCAAACTTTATTGAGTCTGCTGCTCTTGATAACATCGACATTGATGGTGGTGCTATTGATGGCGCTGCGATTGGCGCTAACGATCCATCTACTATTCAGGCAACAACTATTTCTGGTTCTTCTACTCTTAATGTTGTAGGCGTTTCTAGCTTTGGTCCAGCTGCTCAAACAACTATTTCTGCAGCTGGTGTTGTTTCCGGCTCTGGAGCATCGACACTTCACCAATTGACTGCTGATCGTGGTACTTTTACAGCACTTGTTGCTGACACATTGGATGTTAACACAATCAACAGCATAACATCGACTGTAAATGACCTTGAGGTCTCGGACAGAAGAATCGTTGCTGCCCTCGATGCAACATCTCTGCAGGCTGATGGCGGTGGTCTCCGAGTTGGTGGTGATGCATCCACCGCTGGTCACATGAGTATTCTCTACGATCACAGCAATACTGCTATGGACTTAAACGTTGGTGGATCGACCATTGCGCTGCTCGATGCAAATGGTCTTGATGTAACTGGCGCCTTATCGGGCTCTGGTGATTCAACAATCCATAAAGTCACAATGGATCAATTGGTTGCTGCAACAGCTGATATCAATGGCGGCTCTATCGATGGAGCAACAATTGGTGCTGCCAGCCAATCTTCTGTCAAAGCAACAACTATTTCTGGATCAAGCACACTTGGAGTTGCTGGTGTTGCTACTTTTGGTAGCGAGCGCCTAACAATTTCTGCTGTTGGTGTTCTTTCCGGTTCTGCTACAGCAACATTGCACAACGCTACTTTAGACCAAGTTACAGTTGGATCTGCTGACATTAACGGCGGCAATATCGATGGCACTGCAATTGGTGCTACTAGCCAATCTTCTGTTAAAGCAACCACACTTTCTGGTTCGGGTGCTCTTTCTGTTGTAGGTGCTTCTAGTTTTGGTCCTGGCGCGCAGGCAGTGATTACCGCAGCAGGTGCCTTGACAGCCGCTTCTGCTACTCTTAATGGAAATCTTTCCGGCTCAGGCACTCTTATTATTGAAGGTGCTTCCAGCTTTGGTGCAGGTGCTCAGGCAACTATTTCTGCAGTCGGCGCGGCGGTTCTTGCTTCTGCAAAAGTTAGCGATCTTACAGACGGTCGTGTTGTTCTTGCTGGCACAAGTGGCGAGCTTGAGGACAGTGGTAACCTCACTTTTGATGGCTCTACATTAACTATTACTGGTGCTGTTTCAGGTTCAGGTAATATCAGTAGTGCAGCTGCTTTAAACGCAGCTAAAGGAGACTTTGGAGTTATCGGATCTGGTGCCAACCAAGGTGCTGCAGGCTCAAAAGTTGGATTTTTTGCTGGTAACCAAGGATCAGGCTTGGCTGCTCAAGGGTACTCCGCAGGCAACGGCGGCGTATCTGTTCTTGGCTCAAGTGGTAACATTCAAGCCGGCGGTAGCGGACTTTTTGAGAAAGGTCTCAATATTGGTCTTAATACTGCTAACCGCAGTGCGAACGCCGATGTTGTTTTCCACACTCAAACTGAAGACAACTTCTTTAAGCTTGATGTTGATCAAGATGATATTCGGATTGATGGTGCTAATATGCAAATTGGCTTTGACAAAGATCCAGAGTCAGGTTACGCAATTGATGTTTCTGATTCTAGAACTCACAATAAAGTTCGAGCTGATGCTTTTGTCACTTACTCGGATAGAAACCTCAAGACAGACATCACCCCAATGACTGATGCTCTTGATCGAGTTATGGCGCTTGAGCCAGTTAGATACGAAATGAAATCTGCCCCAGGCAAAGCTGATTTCGGATTTATCGCTCAGGACCTTGCAAAGGTTGCTCCAGAGGTTTGTGGATTTGACTCTAAAACTGGTGAAGGCAATGCTATCGACTACGGTCGTATGTCTGCGCTTCTCGCTGGTGCTGTCAAGTCGCAGCAGCTTCAAATTGAAGAGCTTAAGACAATTATCGCAAAATTACAAAAGTAATTTGATTAGATAATTTTAATCTGGGGGGTCGGAGTGATCCGGCTCCCCTTTTTTTATTTTAACTATTTATTTAGAGGCGAGCACATGACCAACGAAGTTAATTTACAAACACTAAAAGACTGGTTTACATTTGTTGTTGCGGTTGTTGCAACTGTTGCCGGTGTTATATTCTGGGTTCAGTCAATTAATGATCCAAAGTTTGAAAAAATAGAGAAAGATATCCAAACTTTAAGAAGCGATATAAAACAAATCAGAGACAACAACAATGAGATATTAAGAATTGTTGGTCGGCTTGAAGGCAAGCTAGAAAATTAATTATTATAATATTATTTAGCTAAAAACTTTAAGAGCATAAAAGGCAAGCTAAATAGAAAAAAAGTAAAACGAATGCTAAAAATCCAAACTGCGATGTAAATTGCAACGTCCATTTTGTCCTCCACTTACATTATAATAACTATTTTTGCATAGTCAATTGTACCAAACTATTTACCTAGAGGTAATTTTATGAAAGTTGGTGATACTTTTAAACCAAAAAGCACTTTAAATCCAAAGATATGGGACCAAGAGCAGTTAAAAGGCGAAATTAGAGAGCGTCTAATGGAAATTGCCGGTGAGTTCTATGAGGGTCTTGATTTAAATGTCGCTGATATTGATGATATCACGTTTACTGGATCTCTTGCAAACTTTAATTACACAAAATTTTCTGATATCGATCTTCATATCTTGATTGATTATAAAAAAATTGATGAAAATGAAGATCTAGTCAAAGAATACTTTAGAGCAAAGTCATCTTTGTGGAATCAAAAACACAAAATCATGATAAATGGCTATGAAGTTGAAATTTATGTGCAAGATTCTGATGAGCCTCATCATTCATCAGGTGTTTATTCTGTTGAAAATGACGGATGGCTTGTTAAGCCAGTTAAATCTGACGTTGATTATGATGAAGAAGTTATTGACAAGAAGATTGATACGTTTGTTGGCAAGATTGAAGACGCGCTAGAGCTTTTTAAAGATAAAAAATATGAAGAAGCCCACGATTTTGCTAAAAGAACCTTTGAAAGAATCAAAAAATTCCGTCAAACTGGCTTGGAAAGGGAAGGTGAGTACTCAACTGAAAACCTTACGTTTAAATATTTGAGAAATAATGGATATATTGAAGATATTTTGGATGTTCGAACACAATCTTATGATAAAATGAAGTCAATTGAAGGAGATTTTGGTAAAAAATATAAAATATTTGTTGATAAACCTAAAATTAAAGAGATTCATGGCTTTGATAGGTTAAATGAGCTTGAAAAGTTTCAAAAAAAGGTAAAAAGTCGACATCAGCGCATGAAAAAGCGTTTAATTGCACTTGGAAATCAAAAAACTGGGGCTGCTTACCCCGGCAAGCCAAATTATAAGCGTTCTAAGTCAGCCCCACCAGGCTTTGGAGGCACATGATGCATAAAATGTTCAATATTAAAGACATTTCAGGCAAGTGTGGACAAGCTGTGCGTCATGCCGGCGATTTTTTGCCTTATGCGCAGCAAAAATTAGGTTTTAACAAGCCTGTTGGCGTTAATTTTGTCTCAGACATGGAAAATGCCAAAGATCCTTTTGGAAAAACAGCATATTACGACCCAAACAAGATGGAAATTACCGTTTATGTTGACAAAAGACACATAAAAGATATTTTACGATCACTTTCGCACGAATTGGTGCATCATACACAAAATTGTCGTGGTGAATTTGATCGCGAGCATGAAACCGGACCCGGCTATGCACAAAGAGATCCACATATGCGCAAAATGGAAGCTGAAGCCTACTTATTGGGTAACGGTTTTCTTTTTCGCGATTATGAAGACCAACTAAAGGAGAAAAAAACAATGGGACTCAAACTAGATGAAAATAAAGCTAATGAAGGCATGGTGTATGAACCTGGCAGTCATAAGAGTTATAGTGGCACAAAACCCACAGATAAATCACTCAGCAGACTTAAAATGACTAGAACCAAACCGGCAGGAGATGTTTCTTTGCCACCAAAAAAGAAAAAGCCGGCTGATCTTGACAAACTTCAAACAGAAGAAGAGATGGAGATGGTAAAGCATCCAAAAACAGGAAAAATGGTTCCTAAATTTGCTGTTGACGGTGAAGGACCAAACGATGAGCTTTCTGAAGATAATCATGGTGATAAAAAGCCTAACATTGGCGACGAAAAGAAGCCTAACATTGGCGACGAAAAGAAAAAAAAGAAGCCAAAAAAGAGAGAAGGCGGCATGACTATTAGTAGACCTGGGGACATGACTGTCGGGTTAGAAGAAGGCGACGAAGTTTCTGAAGAGCTAGGTCCAAAGGTGGCTACGCACAAAGGCAAGGCAGTTAAAAAGATCGTATCCCGAGGTGAGGTTGACACACACCCAGCATATGATACACCGCAAGCTAAGCGTGCAAGACAGGGTAAAGGTAAATTAACAGTTGAGCCTGAAAAGAAAAAAAATGAAAACTGGGCAAAAGGCGATAAGCACGAACTTCTTTTCGAAAGATTAGTTAAAAAGTGGGCTAAATAAGAGGTAATTTTATGGGCGGCGCTGCAGGACATATGGCACATCCATTTGATTGCCGCGAGGTAAGAAATGGTCAGGATTTAATTAATTTTTATGTAAAAACGGTTAATGCTATACCTCTTTACGAAGAAGAACCAAAAGAAAGCTCTGTTTCTGTTAAATTAGACGGTGTTAATGCATCTTTTCGTCTTCAGAAGGCAAATAATCCTGCCGGTTTTATGTTTGTGATAGACAGAGGTGGAAAAACACCTGGAGCACGTACAAAATATGATTTTGAAGGTGTAACTCCAGATAATGTGGTAAAAAGATTTGGAGGCAATAAAGATCATGGCATGGTTCAGGTTGTTAACCACATGTCAAAGATTCTAAATCATAATTTGATGGAATTAAAACCATATGTTGAGGCTTTGGGTATTTTTGAGCGCATGGGTCCTGATGGAGTCTTTTTTGATGCTGAATATTATGCAAATGCAGACGATCCAAAAGGTCCAGACGCAGAAAGAGGCTATAAGCCAGTAAAAAACAGTGTTAATTATAATCAAAATTATATTGCCATTCATAGGCTTTCAGAATTTTATACTGAGACAAAAGAGACAAAAACAGGAAAAACAAGATCAAGGCGCCTTACAAGAGGTTTTTATTGGGAAACAGTTGCAGAAATTAATGATCTCCTTAGGCAAAAAGATCAATTATTAGCCCAACGCCAAGACACTGTAGAGATTGACCAACTTATTGCTGCAAAAAACAACGAGCTAAAGGCAAAGAAGCAAGAACATCAAGAAGTGCTTAATAACCTTGCAAAAGCTATACAAACATATGCGACTGAATTAGACATGCCTTTTAATATATACACGAAGATTGGTGTTCGCTTTAAAGAGGGTTTGACCAGAGAAATAGTGTTAAAAAGGATTGAGGAGGCTCTCAATATAAGAGTTCCTTACAGCTATAAAAAAGTTAATGAGCAAATGAGTATTGGACCTGTTAAGATTAATGAACAAACAGGCGAGCTTGAAGGCAGAACTTTAAAAGAACTTCTTTTATCGGTTAAAACAAACCCTGCACATGTTGCTTATTATCCAGATACTCCAGGATTTACCAAAGATGGTGAGTCAGTAAAAGGCAAAATACGTACCAAAGATGACTATATAGAAGACCCAAAACAAAGCGCGTTTGCTCTTAAGATGTATCAAGATATTATGGTCACGGGGCATGAAACTGGTATTGGTCCATTTGATATAGGGAATAGCCCTCGTGATGCAGAGGCGATCAACAGTGCAGTCATTCTTTGGCATGCCGTGCGTCATATTGGTAAAGCCTTAAAGAAATCTATTACAACCGATGTAGATTTAGGCGTTGAAGGTGGAGATGAAAAACATGAAGGAATTGTTATACAATCGACAGAAATATGTGATGGCATTGCATTTAAATTTACTGGAGAATTTATTGTAGATAACAGATCAAGTGGTTTTGGTGTTGCCCCAAAAGGCAAAGATATACCTTCCGATTCGGCTGAGGCTTTATTTGAAACTAAGTTTAAATATGGTGAACTACTAGAAAGTTTTACAGTTGATACTCAAATTGTTGCAGAGCAAAAAGAAAGATATGCTATCATGATACCTGGCGGATTTAAGCCACCGACTGGTGGTCATTATAAAATGATTAAGCATTATGAAAAACAATCAGATGTTGAAAAAGTTTTTGTTGTAACTGGGTACAAATCACGTGGTGGAGTTACTTTGCAGCAAAGCAAACAAATATTTGAAATATATGGTGGGTTTTCTGATAAGGTTGTTTTTCTTACCAGCCGCGATGCATCAATAACATCATTTGGTGAGTGCTACGAACTAATAAAAGACCCGCAGTTTGTTGATCAATACTCACATTTAACTTTTTCAATTGGTGCATCCGACAAAGATGACGATGAAAAAAGAATCAGAGGTTTTCAAAGATACTTTGAAAACAACAAAGGTCTAACCACAGCTAATATTGACTCATACCCTGCAGCGCCAGCATACGAAGTCAATGGTAAGCCAGCTTCAGCTTCACGCATGAGAAAAGCTTATGATGATGGCAACTGGGAAGAGTTCAAGCGGATGCTTCCAGATGATAATTTTTATGATGATGTTGTGCAAGTGCTTAATAAACAAACAAATACAATTGAGCTTGAGGAGGGCGCTGAAAGCAAAGATTTTTTTACGATGAGCTACCTATTTTCTTTGGTTGACGAAGTTTTGCTTGAGAGAAAAAGCATGAACGACAAAGTAAGCGATAAAATAAGCTACCTGATGAAAAAAGAGAAAAAACCACAAGATCAGGCGGTTGCAATTGCACTTAGTATGAGAGATCGTGGAGAATTAGCTGAAAAAGAAGAAAAACAATGCGCGCTTAATGAAGAGGGTAAAGATTGTCCTGTGCACGGTAAAAAAGCATGCCCAACTCAAGAACATATCGCTGTGCAAGAATTAGCTGTAAATGAGCAAGAGGAAGAGGTTGATACGGAGACCAGAGTACGACAATTAGCTGCTCCATTAATCGCTAGTCTTGGCTTGCCAGAAGACCAATCAGAAAGAGCCTATGACGAACTAGTTAATTCTATAGTAGATCAAGTTACTGCACTTGAGACACAGAAACAAAAAGACCAAGAGGAAGTAGAAGCTAGGTTGGCAGCTGGGGATACAGCCGGATTAGCACAAGAGGTCTCTGGCGTTGGGTCTATAGCAGGATATTCAGTACCAAAAAAACATAGAAGGGGAAAAAAGCATGAGCAAGGAATTATTAGAGGAGCGTAAGCTCAGATCTTTAATTAGAAAAGCAATAAAACTAAGAAAATCGCAACTGACTGAAAACAACTTACTTAAATCTGATGAAGAAAAGCTAAGGCAAGTTATTAGACGAATGCTAGCTGAGGGTAGTGATATTGATGCAGATACAGAGCCAGCCCCTTACGAATCAACTGCCTTATCGGCTCTTGCTGATGCATTTAACCAAATATTACCCGTTTTAAAAACTGGTTTGCGAAAATTAAGAAAACCAGAAGAAAGACGTTCATATAGAGCACACATCTTGCAAAAGTTTAAATCAATGTTTGATAATTTTGAAGGATTGGATGCTCAACAAGCGATGGGTGAAGGTGACTTGACAGAACAAGAAAAAGACGTCAAAATTAAAATTGACAATCGTCCCGATGACGCAATGATTGTTCCAGATATTGAGAAAGAACGCTTTAAGCCTGAAGAAGAGCCAGAGCTTGAGCCTGATGATGCTGATGTTGATCAACTAGCTATCTCTACTGAAGACCCTACCGGAGCTAGGTTTGCTTTTAGCACAATCAACAATTCAAACATTGAAAAACTGCTTGGTGACAAGAGAAAGCTTCTGCCCTCTGATGAGTACAGAGAAGAGTATAAAAACTATGCTTTATATAACGTTGATCTTTGGCTTTTAACTTACGAAAAGGAATTAGCAGACGAGCTTGGTACAGAGCCGGCATTTACTGATGTTGTAACTCCTAAGCCAGAGGGCGCACAGGTTTCAGCCAGAGCAGCTGCTCAGGATACTCCTGATTTGCCTGATATTGACGATATAGAAATTCCAGAGCCAGAACAACAGGCTGTCTAATGTGGGAAAGTAAAAGAAGTAGGTTTAAAAGACCAGACCGTGATTTCTATAGTATTTCTAATAAATTAAAATCTCAAAATAAGATTAATGAAAATTTTGAGATTATGCTGTCTTCTTTAACCTTGGAAGAGATTATCGCACTCAGGCTTGAGTTAGCTGCTAAGGTAGTTAATTTTAAGCTATATGGGCTAAATCTTTGGCAAAACTTACCAGAATTAGTTAAAGATGCAGTGCTTAAGTATGTCTACTCAGCTGCGAGAACAAAAGGCGAGATGGCTGCTTTTTTAGGATTAGATCGATCAACATTAAAAAAGCTCTTAAAAAAACATAATACGTCTAGTTATTTTGACAAAAGCCAGTAAATATTATTGAGTTAGTTAGTTGGCTTTTTAACTATTTAAAGTATGACCATGCAAATAACAAAAGAAATTCTGCAAGAGCTTATTAAGGAGGAGGTTGATAACTCCTTAGAAGAAAAACGCAAGCGAAGTAGAAAAAGAACTAAGAAGCGTAAAAAGTCAAAAGTTAAAAAACGTAAGTCTTCAAAAGTTAAAAAACGTAAGTCTTCAAAAGTTAAAAAACGTAAGTCTTCTGGCAAAAAAGATGCATGTTATTACAAAGTTAAATCCAGGTATAGCGTTTGGCCATCTGCATATGCTTCTGGTGCCCTTGTTAGATGTCGAAAAGTAGGCGCTAAGAACTGGGGTAATAAATCAAAGAAAAACGAAAATTTGCAAGAAGAGCTAGTGTCGTCTGAAATTCAAGCACTACATAGCAAAATGAAAGATCGCTATGAAGAGCTTAAAGCAAAAAAAGAAAAAAGTCGAGAAGAAGAGCGCAATGAGCTTAGAATGAAAAAAGCCTTAGATGATCCTGGCTTAAAGCAAGCATTGGCTGACGATAGAAAAAGACAAAGCTTGCTGGACTTGTTTAATTTCAATCTTGACGAAATCATCTCAGAAGTGATTGATGAAGTGTTGGCTGAAAAAAAAAATCTAAAGAACGGCTAAAGAATCTTTCTGAGGATCCAAAAGTGGGCACAGGCAAGAAGCCAAAAGGCTCTGGTCGTCGTTTATATACAGATGAAGATCCTAGTGATACTGTAAGTGTAAAATTTACATCAGCGAGTGCTGTGCAAGATACTCTTGCAAAAAAGTCTTTTAAATCAAAGTCTCACAAAAGACAATCACAAATTATAAATCTAATTAAACAAAGAGCTTGTGTTGCAGCAGGACGAGCTAAAGATCCAGAAAAAAAGAAAAAATTAAGATCGGCATGTGAATATGCAAAAAAACGAGCTGAAGCTTCAAAACGCAAAACTAAAAGAATGAGAAAAAAGAAATGATTACGCTTGATGAATTTATAGAAATTGTTCGCGAAGAGTTGGATGGTGTGTTATCCGAAAAATGTGAAAAAGGCTATAAAACTCATCCAAAGCGCAAAACTAAAATTATGTTTGGTCAACGATATAGAAATTGTGTTAAAGCCGAACACCGGCAAATTGATTTAACAGAAGAAGAACTAGAAGAAATAAGACAGCTGCTTGAATCTGATAAAGATCTTGAAGAGAGCCTTAAAGATTGGTTTGAAAAGTCTAGAGGGACAACTAAATCAGGAAAAAAAGTAGGAGGCTGGGTTCAAGTTGGTGGTAAGTATGATGGTGCACCCTGTGCAAAGCAACCAGGGCAGAAAACAAAACCAAAATGTGTTTCTTCTGCAAAAAGAAGAAGCATGTCAAAGAAAGAGAGAGAATCAGCTGCTAGAAGAAAAAGAAAAAAGGATTCGAATCCCGATAGAAAAGGCAAGCCGATAAACGTCTCCACTGATCCACAAAGAAAACGAAAGAAAAAGAAAAAAAAGAAGGGATAGCAAAATGTGCCTGATATGTGTTGAGCTAGCAAAAAATACACTAACTTCAATTGAAGCTAAAAGAAATTTTGCTGAAATGAGATCTCAAATTGACGAGCAGCACCAATCAGAAGTATTACAACGCATACAAATGAAAGAGGACGAAGAAAACATTATTGATGTTTATTTAAGGTACGAAGCAGATACAGATTAATGAAGATTACAAAGTCACAATTAAAACAAATAATAAAAGAGGAAATTAGCCTAGTTGATACTGTTGATGATTATCACATGATGTTATTGAAAACAGCAGAAAGATATGCAAAATTAGCAGAGGCTTATCCAGATAAAGATTTTATGCTAACTCAAATACGTAATCTGCATGCTATGTTTGCAAATATGGAAAAAAGATTTTTAACAAACAAAGGGCTTTAAAATGAAAATTACAGAACGAGAACTAAAACAAGTAATAAAAGAAGAAATTGATATTCTCTTAAAAGAAGAAGACTTGCTTGAGCACCTTCAACATGGAGCTGTTTTAGAAGATGGCACTCCTGTTTGTGAAGCCTGCTTGTTTGAAACTATCTCTCCAGCTCTTTGTGAATGTCCTGATCTTATACCAGAGGCAAAGTATCGCGGTCGTAAAGTAAAGCTAAACAAAATTATGCGTGGCGATGTCAAGAAATTTAAAGTCTTTGTTAAAGATCCTAAAACTGGTAAAATTAAAAAAGTTAATTTTGGTCATGGTGGTAAAAGTGCAAAACGCAAAGGTGAAAAAACTATGAGAATTCGTAAGTCAAACCCTAAAGCACGAAAAAACTTTAGAGCTAGACATAATTGCAAGAATCCAGGTCCAAAAACCAAAGCAAGATACTGGGCATGTAGAACTTGGTAAAATGAAAATTATAATTAAAATTATTAAAAAAATTAAAAATATGGTTTGTCCACCTGCTACGCAGGATGTTGCATTAAATACAAAAAATAGAAATGCTACCAGAAAGAATCATATGTATGGACCGTTGAATGTAGAAGAGCCCGGTGATTACTGGAAAAAGCTAGCTGAAAAATGGGACACGACTGAAAAAGCAGCAAAGAAATCGACATGTGGTGTTTGTGTTGCATTTGATATATCTCCTAGAATGAATGAATGTATGCCTGGTCCTGTTTCTGATGCATCTGGTAGACTAGGCTATTGTTGGATGCATCATTTTAAGTGCCACTCTGCAAGGTCATGTGACACTTGGGCTATGGGTGGACCAATTAAAGATAATAGCAAGTCTTATGATTGGCAACAAAAAAATAAATTTTAGTATATTATTAACTCTTAATTAGAATTATGATAATTTATTATTTACATATATTAATAGGTTATTATATAAATTAATACTAAGAATATTAAATAAGGAGTTAATTTTGGAAGAGACAGAAGAAATTAAACCTGCTATTAAACCAGGTAAACCATGGAAAAATGAAGGATATTATATTTCCTTTGAAGAAGCTGATGCAGTAAGACAAAAGCTTAATCGTATATGGGAAGGTAATGATCAGCATAAAGGTATGCAAGTTAAAGTTAAATGGTCTAGTGCTAAGCAAAAATTTATGGTTAAAACTAGATTACATCCAGACTTTGAGCCAGTAAAAGAAATAAAGGAAACTAAAAACAATGGGAAAGGTAAACGACGAAATAAAAAAAATACAGATCGAACAAAATTTGACCCTACCGCAAGTGTTTGAAAAGTATCCTCACTTAGCAAATCTTCAATATGAAGAGATGCAAGAAGAAAAAAATTTAAAAGAAAATAGTTCGAACAAGAAACAACTTCTTTTAGATTGATGGCTCGTAGCTCAGATGGTTAGAGCGCGGCTCTTATAAGGTCGTAGTCGTGGGTTCAAATCCCACCGAGCCAACCATTTGTATTAGTTAAGTCTACTTACCTTAGGAGGGTAAGTTTTGACAATAATTGAGTGCGAAGAGTGTGAATCAAAGCTAGTGTCTTCAAACTATAGCACTCAAAATGCATGTCAAACTTGTCAATGTGGAAATATACAAATTATTTTTATTGATAGTGTTCCCCCTTCAAAACTAAAAGGCTTAGTGACTGTCAGGTATCGTAATTCTTATCCAAAAATATACGAGATATCTGAAGGCGAAAAGTATAGAAAACAAAGAGAAGAAGAAAGACTTAAAAAAACAAAAAAATTAGGCTTTCAAAATTAATTGTGATATACTTACTTTAGAGCCATATGGCTCTTTTGTTGCAACATTCTGTTGTAGTGGAGAAGTGTATCATGAGTTTAATCAAAACTCTTGACAAGGGTTATTTCTTTATTCGCGAGACCATACTAACAGCACGAGACGTAGTTATGTTTTTGCTTATGTTAGCGTATCTTTTGATCGTTGTAAGAACTAGCCTTTAATCAAGGAAACTTTATAAAATTCCAAAGTCGTTCGTAGGTAGCTGAAATAGTGACATGGTGAAATCTGTAATGAACAGAGTGAATCATGCCAACTATTTCGCCGTTAATATTTAGAATCGCACTTCCAGACGAACCCCCCATGGTCGGAATACTATAGAAAGAGTGCCCTTGGTCGTTTCCAAAATATCTACCTTGAAACATGGGCACCATTTCACCAATCATGATGCCTCCCGGTCCTGCCAAATTATAAACTAGTTCGCCATATTCTGGTCGCTTCTTAGCTAATTTTAAGGCTGGTAAATCTAAATCAACCTCTACCCCTTGCATGAGGCATATGTCATGTTTTGTATCAAATTTAATGGTTTTTACAATATATTCTTTTTCTGTCCTATCAATTGCTTTAACATACCAATCACCACCTGAAGCTTCGATTAATTCAAATAATTTTTGCTGACATACATGAGCTGCGGTTAAAACAGTTTTCTTTTTTCTGTGTGTAACGATTGCACCAGAGCCTGATGATATTAGTGAATATCCATCACAAGTCATGGACATATCGTCACACTCTCCTAGTCTGCCCCAAGCTTCTAATTTTACGACTGATTTTTTAACAGTTTGCGCAGTCTTAATTATACTACTTTGCATACTGCAACTATTTATTAAGAAAGCTGCAAGTAGTATATAAAGGGACATTGCAAATTTTTTCATTATGAATTAACTAGTTTTTGATAATAGAGTAAAGCATGAAAAAAACTTACATCCTTGATACAAACGTCTTATTGACCAATTCAAAATCGATTTTTGAGTATAAAAACAATGATATCGTCATTCCTTTGAAAGTTCTTGACGAAATTGACAAGCATAAAAAACGCCATGATGGTGTTGGGTTGAACGCTAGATCAACAATTAGAGTTCTTGATGATTTAAGAAGCAAAGGCAATTTACATAAAGGCGTTAGGATAGATAAAGGACTAGGGATAATTTCTGTCAGAGGATATGACTTTGAAGATGTCCCATTGGCATGTGATGTTACAAGCGCAGATAATCAAATTATTACAACTGCTCTGACTGAAAAAAAGAACAACCCAAAAAAGAAAGTTATTCTAGTGTCAAGAGATATCAACATGAGAGTCAAATGTGATGCACTTGAAATCTTAACTGAAGATTACATCCCAGAAAAAGTTATCACAGATCATAATGAATTATTTTCAGGCTTCTCTCAACATTTAATTGACGATCAAATCATTGATAGATTTTATTCTGGAGAAGACATATACCTAGACGAGGGCACGCACAATTATAATTCAAATCAATTTGTTATGCTTGTTTCGAGTTCAAATGAAAAAAAGACAGCTTTGGCAAAATTTGTTTCTAAAGATCTGCCTCTTAAGAAAGTTATTGAGAGAAACAGTGGCACTTGGGGTCTCAAGCCTAGAAATAAAGAGCAGATGTTTGCTTTGGATGTTTTGCTTGATCCAGAAATTCCGATTATAACTCTTATTGGCAAAGCAGGTTGCGGCAAAACATTATTAGCTATTGCTGCTGGCTTAGATCAAGTACTTGATCAAGAAATATATAAGAAATTAGTTGTCACAAGACCTGTGCAGCCTCTTGGAAAAGATATTGGCTATTTACCAGGCACAATGGAAGAAAAAATGCAGCCATGGCTGATGCCAATTCAAGACAATATTGAGTTTCTAATGAATGGCAAGAAAGATAGCATGAATCATTTTTTCGAAGATAAGACAATATCTGTTGAGGCGTTAACTTATATCCGAGGCAGATCTATATCAAACGCATTTATTATTGTTGATGAAGCACAGAACTTAACAACCCATGAGCTTAAGACTATAATTACTAGAGTTGGTGAAAATACAAAAATTGTTCTTACAGGAGATGTAGAACAAATAGATAATGTTTACTTAGACGCAACCACTAACGGCTTGTCTTACGCAATTGAAAAATTTAAAAAACACACACTTGCAGCTCACATGACTCTTGTAAAAGGAGAGAGATCAAAGGTTGCAACTTTAGCATCAAAGGTATTATAATGGAAACTATCGACGCAAAACAATTTGAAAGAACCCCTATTTTAGACGAAACAGTTGAGCCAGAGAATGATCTTAAAAATACTCTGGTTGAATATGTTGGTGAAAAACTGAACCCTCAAGACATGAATGTCACAGTTGAGATGATTGTGAACGTTATGGCTGATGAATTTCCAGAATTTGTTTTGGCATTAGCAGAGGAAAACTGGGTGCGGGGATACCAACAAGCGCTAGATGATGTTGAATCTGGTCGAAAAATGATGGAAGAAGAAAAAAATGAAAAAGAAAGATCTTGCAAATTATGTGAGTGAGCAAAACAGTAAATTAAAAAATCAAAAAATTGGAAAATTTGAAATATTTTTTAAGGACGCTTTTGATAAGCAGTTTGACTATGCAAAAGCTTTTAAGTCTGTAGATTTTATGCTTCCTGATCATTTTTTAGAGCTAATCGACATTGTTTATGTTGGAAGCTTTGATCATTTTAAAAATGGCTCGTATAATGCTGCTTATGAAAATGGCGCAGTTTACGTCAGCAATCTACAAGATAATGTTAAAGACTTAATCGACGACTTGATACATGAAATAGCGCATGCTGTTGAGGAAGCGTATGATCATGAAGTTTATTCAGATAAAATGATACAAAAAAACTTCCTAGCAAAACGAAAAAAAATAGAATCAATTTTAGATTATGAGGGCTATGATTTAAGTGGTGTTGATTTTATGAACCCATATTACTCAAAAAACATGGATATATTTTTAAGAGACGAGGTAGGCTATGAAACGCTACATAATTTAATACCAGGTTTGTTCTTAGCTCCTTATTCAATTTCATCTTTACGAGAGTATTTCGCCAGGGGATTCGAAGAATTTTATTTAGGAAAACTACATGACTTAAAGACAACTTGTCCCTATATTTTTAATAAAATTGTTAGCCTGCATGATAACAAGGAAAGAGAAGAGTATGAATTTTAATATTAAAAGAGAAAAAAATCAAATAATTGTATGTGTTAACCTAGAGCCTAAAAAAATGCTTGGAGACAAAAGAATTAGAGTTGGCATGCCAACTGTATTAGATTTGATCAAAGATAATTTTACTTTTGGAAAAAATGAATCACTTGGATCTTGCATTAAATTAGCAGGCTTAGATAACTCAGACTCACAGCGATGCTGTGGCGAATGGATTTTTACAATCAACAAGCCGCAAGAAATTAAATCGAAGCCAGCAAAGCAAGCAAAAGCTAGCGCCACTCAACAGCCTACAAAGCTTAAATCAAAAGTAAAAGTGAGTAAGTAGTGAGACAGCACATATCTTTTTCTGAGTTAAAAATATGGAATGACTGCGCCTTCAAGCACAAGCTGGTTTATTTGGATGGCATCAAAGAGTTTAAAGGCAGCGAGCACACAGCATTTGGTACTGCAATGCATTATGTTTGTGAGAATGTTTTTGATGAAAGCAATGACTTGCAAAATATATTTCAAACTAAATTTCTTAATGAACTTAAATCTCTTAAAGCAGATAATGTTCCTCTAAATAAAAATTTGGTAGAAAATATGCGTAAGCAAGGTAATAAGATGCTTTCTTATATTTTACCTGCTGTTAAAAAAACATTTGGATCATTTGAAGTTATTTCTATAGAAGAAGATTTATATATACCAATTGAGCAAGATCTTCACTTTAAAGGGTTTATCGATCTGGTTCTTAAGGTTGGTGATACATACCATGTTATTGACTGGAAGACTTGTTCTTGGGGTTGGGACGCTCGGCGCAAGGCAGATCGCATGACAACATATCAGCTAACACTGTATAAGCATTTTTTTGCTAAGAAGCACAATATTGATGTCGATAAAATTGAAACTCACTTCGCTTTGCTTAAAAGAACGGCAAAGACGGACAACGTTGAGATATTTCGTGTTACCAGTGGACAAAAGAAAATACAAAATGCTATTAAACTTCTGGATAAAGCTGTTTATAATATAAAAAATTCAAAGTTTATAAAGAACAAGCTATCTTGTACTTCCGGCTTTGGATGTGAATTTTATAAAACACAATATTGCAGGTAGGTTAAAATGTCTAAAAAAATTAAAGTGTTCGTTATTTCTGATCACCCTTACTCTCCGTCAGGTGTTGGAACACAAACACGCTACATGGTAGAGAGCTTATTAGCAACTGGTAACTATCAGTTTATTTGTTTCGGCGGCGCCATTAAGCACAATGATTACAAACCTCAAAAAACTGATAAGTGGGGAGATGACTTGCTTATCTTTCCGGTAGATGGCTATGGAACACAAGATTCAGTTCGATCGATTATAATGACTGAAAAACCAGATATGCTCTGGTTCATGACAGATCCTAGATTCTTTCCATGGCTATGGGAAATGGAAGATGAAATTAGGTCTCTGATTCCTATGATTTATTACCATGTATGGGATAATTATCCATATCCCATGTATAATAAAGTTTGGTACGACTCAACTGATGTTGTTGCATGTATATCAAAACTAACTCATGATATTGTTTCAACAGTTTCACCTGAAGTTGATTCTTTTTATATGCCACATGCAGTAAACACTGAATTCTTTAAGCCTTTATCTGAAGAAGATCGATCTGAACTTAGAAAGAACATGGATATACCAGACGACAAGTTTGTTGTGTTTTGGAATAATCGGAATGCAAGAAGAAAGCAGCCTGCTACTTTAATTTTCTTGTTTAAAGAATTTTTAGATAAGGTTGGGCATGATAAAGCTAAATTAATTATGCATACTGACCCGACAGATATCAACGGACCAAACTTGGTTGCTGTTATTAACAATCTAGGATTAAATCAAGGTCAAGTACAGTTTTCGACTCAGAAACTAGAATTTCCGCAACTAGCTGCAATCTATAATATTGCAGATGTCACTGTTAATGTTTCAGACGCTGAGGGCTTTGGGTTGTCGACCCTAGAGTCTTTATGCTGCGGTCGCCCAATTATTGTTAATATGACTGGTGGGTTAAAAGATCAAGTAACTGATGGTGAGAATTGGTATGGCATTGGTATTGAGCCAAGATCAAAGTCAGTAATTGGCTCGCAAGATATACCATATATCTATGAAGATAGATTTGTTGGGGAAGATTTTGTTGATGCGCTTACACAGATGTATAACATGACAAAAGAAGAGCGTCTTGAGTTGGGTGAGAAGTGTCATGAGTTTGCAAATAAAAACTTTAACTTTGAAGACTATTGCACAAAATGGGATGAGAAGCTGAGAGAAGTACATGCAAAATATGGCTCTTGGGGAGAAAGAGAATATCAATCATGGGAGATGTTAGAGGTTTAATATGAAAAAAGTTTTATTAAAAGCACCATTGTTAACACAAAGTGGATATGGGCATCACGGAAGAACAGTATTGAGGGCACTACAGACTCGCCCAGATTTGTTTGATATTTACATAATCCCAATGACTTGGGGGCATACCAGCTGGCTTCCAGATGCATCAGCTGAAAGAGTATGGATTGATTCAAATATTAAAAAGACAATTGAGTATATGAAAGCTGGAGGTCAGTTTGACATGTCTCTTCAAGTGTCAATCCCGCCTGAGTGGGAAAAGCTAGCGCCTATAAATATTGGCATCACGGCTGGCATTGAGACAGATAAAGTTGCTCCACAGTGGATAGAAAAAGGAAATTTAATGGACAAAATTATTACAATTTCCAAGCATTCAGTTGACAGTTATAAAGATACAGTCTATAAAGCACAAGATAATCAAACTGGTAAAGAGTTTGATTACCGCCTAGTAGCACCAATAGAATACGTTTCTTATCCCGTATTAAAAGCTGAACCAGCAAAAATTGACTTAGATTTGCAGACTGATTTCAATTTTTTAGCCGTTGCACAGATGGGACCTAGAAAAAATCTAATTGCAACAGTCAGAGCTTTTGTTGAAAAATTTAAGGACAATGAGAATGTTGGCTTAATTATAAAAACTAACATTGCTAAAAACTCAAAAATTGACAGAATCAATTCGCATGCTCAACTAAAAGCAATGGTTGATCAATTTGGCGAGAAAAAATGCAAGGTTTACATTGTACATGGAAGGCTTTCAGATCAAGAGATGGCTGCGCTCTATACGCATCCTAAAATTAAAGCCTTGGTTTCAACAACTCATGGCGAAGGATTTGGGTTGCCGCTCTTTGAAGCAGCTTACTATGGCTTGCCTGTTCTGGCAACTGACTGGTCAGGACATACAGATTTTCTGTACAAAACTATTAAACAGAAAAATGGCAATACAAAAACAAAACATATGTTTGGAAGAATTACACATACTCTCAGACCAATCCAGAAAGAAGCGGTGTGGGATGGCGTACTAATGCAAGATTCTCAGTGGGCATACGCAGAAATTGGCTCTGTAAAAATGAACATGGAAGAAGTATATAAAGATCATGGCAGATTTAAAAAGCGCGCCAAAGAACTGCAAAATTGGATTAGTAAAGAATTCAGTGAGAAAAAACAATATGCTGAATATATAGAACAGATAAACTCGGTCGGCTCTGAACTAGATGAAGAGATTGACGACTTGTTTGCACAAATGGCAGTATAAAATGATAATATTTGTTTGCGACGCTTTTGTAGAACAATACACAGGCGGTGCGGAACTAACAACACAAGCTATTATTGATGCATCCTCATATCCTGTAATGAGGGTGCTTTCTAATAAAGTAACGCCTGAATTAATGAGCCAACACAGTGACTCATATTGGGTTTTTGGTAATTTTTCTAACTTAGCTCCTCAATGCATTGTTTATGCAATTAAAAATTTAGACTATTCAATTATTGAATATGATTATAAGTTTTGTAAATATAGATCAATTAAGAAGCATAAAAAGATAGAAAACGTTTGTAATTGTCATAATGAAAGAATAGGCAAGATGGTGTCTACTTTTCTGGCTAAGTCAAAGTTGAATTTTTGGATGTCACAAAAACAGCTTGATACGTACAAAGAAATATTTCCATTTTTAAAAGGAAACAATGTTGTATTGAGTTCAGTTTTTTCTGAGTCTACACTGGAGCATCTTGTACACTTAAATTTGAGCATAAAAAAGAAAAAAATTAAAAAAGAGAAGTGGCTAATTCTTGATTCACCTTCTTGGATTAAAGGTAGGGATGTAGCCGTACATTATGCAAAACATAATAATCTTGACTATGAGTTGGTTTGGGGCTTAAGTTATCCACAAATGCTTTTAAAACTAGCGGAGGCAAAAGGTATAATCTTTTTACCTTTGGCGGCTGATACTTGTCCGCGTTTTGTAATTGAAGCTAAAATGTTAGGATGTGATCTTATTCTCAATGAGGATGTTCAGCATAAAAACGAGCCATGGTTTGATAATCCTCGATCTACCTACGAGTACTTATCAACCAGGGCAGACTTCTTCTGGGATAAGATAGAAAAGATAGCTTCAAAAAATCTTGGCTTTTCTGTGCCAGAAAAAAATACCGACAGCCACATTAAGTTAATCGTGCCATTTTATAATGCTGGAGCATGGCTTAAAAACTGCATTGATAGTTTAAAAAAGCAAGCCAATACAAACTTTGAATGCATAATGATTGACGATATGTCGACAGATAATTCAGTGAAAATAGCTAAAAAACACATTGATTCTGATAGTAGATTTAAGCTAATAGTAAATAAAGAAAAGCGTTATGCGCTTGGTAATATATGTCATGCTATTGAAAATGCTGAGTGTAATGATGATGATATAATTGTCTTGCTGGATGGTGACGACTGGCTAGCTTCATCTCAGTCATTAAGTATATTGTCTTCTGAATATTCAAAAGAGAAATGTTTGATGACTTATGGCAGTTATATTTATAGTCCATCTTCCATGAAAGGTGTTGAGCCATCAGCGTATTCTGATGATGTTATACAGAATAATTTGTTTAGAGAGGATCATTGGCGAGCGTCGCACTTAAGAAGCTTTAAATATAAGCTCTGGAAGCATTTAAATCACAACGATTTAAAAGATGAGCAAGGTGAATATTACAAAATGACTTATGACCAAGCGATTATGTTGCCGCTTTTAGAGATGGCTGGAGATCGATCTCATTACATTGATCAAATATTATACGTGTACAACAAAGAAAACCCCTTAAGCATCGACAAGAACAAGGCACAAGAGCAATATAATCTAGCTTTAAAAATAAGAAATAAGAAGAAATATGATAAACTAGATGAAAGTATACTTTGAAAATGTTAATTTTAGAAGCTTATCTGGACCAAATTCATTTGCTAATAAGTTAGCAAAATACCTTTTGCAATCTGGTGTTGAAATCGTTGATTCTGTTGCAGAGTCAGATAAGAGGCTTTGTTTTATAGAGACTCGCGACTATGGCTGCAAAAAGCCAATCATACAAAGATTAGATGGGATATATTTTAATCTATTGCAAGATTATAAAGCGCAAAATTCTAATATTCAACAAACGTTTAAACACTCAAGTGCAGTGGTTTATCAAACAAGCTTCAATCAAAAATTAATAAATAAGTTTTTTGGTGTGCACGAAAAATCAGTTGTAATACCAAATGGAGCTGACTTAAAAAAAATTGAAGCAATTCCTGCTTTAGTGCATACTAAGCTTGACAAGTTTAAAAGCATTTGGAGCTGTGCGTCTCATTGGCGTCCACATAAAAGATTAGATGATAATATCAGGTATTTTTTAGAACACTCTAGCTTAGACGAGTGCCTGGTCGTTGCAGGCGATACAAACAAAAATTATGTTAAGAATGATAGAATTTTTTATATTGGCTCAGTTTCACACGAAAAATTGATATCTCTTTATAAAGCGTCCAAATATTTTATTCACTTATCTTGGCTAGATCATTGCCCAAATGTTGTTGTTGACGCTCGTGCATCAGGTTGTCAAGTGATTTGCTCTTCAGCAGGTGGCACTGTTGAGATTGCTGGAGAAAATGCAGTTGTTATTGAAGAGGATGAGTGGGATTTTAAACCAGTGAGGCTTTATGACCCACCTCCATTAAATTTTGATAAAAAAGTAAAAAACACCCATAATTCAGATTATAATATGGAAACTGTAGCCGCAGCCTACAAAAATTTTATGGAGTCCGTTATATGAAAGTAGATTTGTTAGACTTAACCAGACAATATCAAAAAATCAAACATGAAGTCGACCCGGTGGTAGATTTCATTATCACATCGCAAAGGTTTATTAATGGTCCAGTTGTTGAAACATTCCAAGAAAATTTTGCAAAATATTGCGATACAAAATATGCTGTTGGCTGCAGCTCTGGCACTGATGCCTTACTTATGTCCTTAACAGCTTTGGATATTGGTCGTGGAGATGAAGTTATAACAACTCCATTTACTTTTTTTTCAACGGTTGAAGTCATTGTAAGACGAGGTGCGAAGCCAGTATTTGTCGATATTCAAGAAGATACTTTTAATATTGATGTCGAACAGTTAGAAAAAGCAATAACTAAAAAAACAAAGGCAATTATTCCAGTGCACATCTTTGGTCAATGTGCCGACATGGATCGAATAATGTCAATTGCCGAAAAACATAACTTGCACGTTATAGAAGATGCCGCGCAGGCAATTAGTGCTTTGTGGCAAGGCAAAAAAGCTGGCTCAATTGGCACAACCGGTTGCTTTAGTTTTTTCCCCTCAAAAAACCTTGGAGGTTTTGGCGATGGCGGAATGGTTACAACAAACGATGAAACTTTATATAATAAGATGCTTCAAATTAGACAGCATGGAATTAGCCTAACAGAGAGATATAAATATGATTACCTTGGAGGTAATTTTAGATTAGATGCTCTACAAGCAGGAGTTCTAGATGTTAAGTTAAGACATATTGATGAATGGTCAAATGCAAGAAGACAAAATGCAGAGTATTATTATAATCATTTAAAAAGCTATAATTTGCCTTTTGTTGACGATCGCGGACATCATATATACAATCAATTTGTAATTAAAACTGACAATCGCAATGACGTTATTGAAAAACTTAAGGAAGCACAAATCGGCTATGGAATTTATTATCCTAATGCGATACATTTACAAAAGCCGATGAAGTATTTAAAATATAAAAAAGGCTCACTGCCAGTTTGTGAGAAAGTTTGCGAGCAGGTTTTAGCGCTTCCTATATATCCTGATCTTCTTCAGGAAGAGCTAGAGTACGTCGCTTATGTAATGGAGAAGTAGATGAATGTAATGGTTGTCGGTTGCGGCGCAATGGGTAAAAAACATGTCAGTGTTTTAAAACAAATCTCTGACACTAAAGTTTTCATGGTTGATCCAGCGTCAAGTGACCTGGAGGTTTTTTCTAGCATTGATGCTGTTTTATCAAAAAATAAAATTGATTTTGCTGTTATCGCTACGCCAACTAAAACACATTACGATATAGCTTGTCAATTATTACAGAGCAAGATAAGTGTTTTAATTGAAAAGCCTGTGTTTCATGATTTAGTTGACAAAGAGCAGCTACTTAATTTAGCATCTAAAAATAATTGTAAGCTGGCAGTAGGGCACATTGAAAGGTTTAATCCGGCAGTGGTTGCACTAAAAAATGAGCTGGCAAATCAAAAAGTATTACATGCAAAATTTGAACGTCTTAGCCCATTTCCTAATCGTGTTATGGACGTGGGAGTCAAGCTAGACTTAGCTATTCATGATGTTGACTTGATTAATTTTATTTTACCAAGCAAGATAAAATCTTGTACTAGCGGTAAAACAAGAGCATTCGCTGATAATGAAGATACAGCAGCTTTCCTTTTTAATCTTGAAGATGGCTCAACCGCTAGTGTATTGACCAGCTGGTTATCACCGTTTAGAAGAAGAGGTATAGAGGTTTTAACCGACAAAAATTTTTATGAAGTTGATTTAATCAATCAAACAGCAATAAGAAGAACTGCGCACACATGCAATTCTCATACCTCACATAATGTTTTTATAAACAAGCATAATGCTCTGAAGGTTCAGCTGGAGTCTTTTATGAGTTACGTTAAAAACAATGAAATTGGAAATCTAGCAACGATAGAGGATGGTTATGAAGCTTTAGGGTACGTACTATGAAAGGCTGTATAAATATTATTTCGTCTAGAAAGCTTTGCATAGAGCACTGTCTAAGATCTTTGTGGGAGGGCTACAACCACAAACATGAATACCCAACTTATGTTTATTACTTTGATGATATATACGATGATTTAAGCTTTCAAAAACAAATAAAAGAAAGCATCAGCCAGAACATTCATTTTGTCTCAGTGCCTTATAGAACACCGGACTTTATTGATGAATCGGACATGTTTTACAATAGGCAGGATATATCATATGTGCGCAATTCTTTTTCAATAAACAGAAAAGGATACTTACACATGTGTAATTTTACAAGCAACATGTATGGATATGAAAATACTGAGTTGGAAAAATATGATTTTATCATGACACATGATGATGAATCAGGTTATGATAAATTAATGCCTTATGATCCTTTTGATGTTTTGGAGCAAGAAGGATACCAAATTGGTGCTTTTTTTGTTGGTCAAAGATTAAAAAATGGTCAGCCGCACCAAGGGCATTTAGATACAAGGGTTGGCTTGTGGGATTTTACAAAAAGATTTTTGATTGATAATGATATTGACCCTAAATCAAAGTCTTTAGCTGATCTTCTAGTTGACTCGCAGGCACACAATAATTTTCATTTTCTAGAGTGGTGTGATACATATGTGATTAAAAACACTGCTTTTCAAACAGATTTGTGGAAAAAATGGATTAGTGCTGTTAATAAGAGCGGCGGCATATATAAGTATCGATGGGGTGACAACGAGATCATCAGCTTGTTTGCTCACATGCTGCAAGATAAAATTTATAATTTTGGTGCAGTTCGTGATGGGATTCATAATCAAGGCAAGTTTAGGTATTTGCAAGATTATGCTCCGGGAGTTAGAGATCTCAGCAGGTAATTATGAAAATACTATACATAGACCCAGTTGTCAAGACAGCTACATCAGCAAACTATCATTATTATGATGGTGTTTATGACGAACTAATAAAAGAACATCAAGTTGCGTTACTGGCTCATGTTCCAGCCAACGTTAAAGATATATGTAGACACAATAACTTTGAGCCAGATTTTGTTGTTTTTGGATTAGGGTGGTTTAATCATAAATATTTTAACAAAATTCAAGGTCTAGATTATCCATCGGCATGTGTATTATTCAAGCCGCAAAATGAATTAAAAGAAAAGCTTGATTTTTGCAAAATAAACAGTATTGATGTTTTATTAACACCAAATCCTGATTTTGCAGGATACGAAAATATAACTGGTGTTAAATCTATGCTCTTTCCATATGGATTTGATGCTGATACGTTTTACGATAGAGGTCTAAAAAAAGAATATGATGTTGGTTTTTCTGGTGCGTTGCACGAAAATAAACATTATCCACCGGGTGCTTTTCCTGTTGAGAATATTAGAACGAAAATAGGTGGTCTTCTTAATGACAATCACGATATCAACGTTTTCTGGAGTTCAAGTGATTCTCAGCCGGCTAGAATACCTAGCTATGAAGAATATTCAAAAAAAATTAACAGCTCTAAAATATGGATAGCCACCCAAGCAGCGTTTGGTGATATAACACCAAGATACTATGAGGTTGCTGCATCCGGTGCTTTGCTGTTTTGTCAAAAAATACCACAGCAATATGAACATATTTTTAAAAACGGTTATAATTGTATTGAGTTTAATCATGATTTAAGTGATTTTAACAAAAAATTAACTTATTATCTTAACAATGATAGTGAAAGACGCTCAATTGTTAATAATGCTCTAGAGTTTTTTCATGACAAATATCAGTGGAAAAACAGAGCAAGTGAGCTAATCACAGTAATGCAAGAAGTGATCGATGGACAATAAACAAATATTCAAACAAAATTTAAAAATGATTGAAATAGAAATTTATTCCTATTGCAACCGAGTTTGTTGGTTCTGCCCAAATTCTTTTATTGATAGAAGAAGTGAAAATAAATTTATGTCGGAAAGCGATTATTTAGATTTGCTGAATCAACTAGCTGAAATTGATTATTCAGGTGAAGTAGCGTATAGTCGATATAATGAGCCCTTGGCTAACAGGCAGGTGTTTGTTGAAAGAGTCAAGCAAGCTAGGCAGATATTACCAAATGCTATATTAAAGACAAATACAAATGGCGATTATGTTACAAGAGATTACATTGAAGAGTTAGCTGAAGTTGGATTTAATCAGCTTTGGATTCAGCAGTATTTAGCGAATGAAGAGAGATACGATCATAAAAAGATGTATGATAGAATTCATAAAAAAATAAAAAAGCTAGGCTTGCCGGCAACTGAGCTAACAAATATACAAGGCTGCAAACTAGAATATGACTTGTCGTATAAAGAAATGACAATACACATTAGGGCGAGAAATTTTGAGCTAGATGGATCGAGTCGAGGAGACACAGTTCCAATTGCTGATGATTATCAGAGAACACAAAGATGCATGCAAGTTTCTGATAATATGTATATAGATTATAATGGAAGCGTAATGGTTTGCTGTGCTTTACGCTCAGACGTGCCGGGACAAGAAAGCGGTATAATGGGGCATATTAGCGACGGAAAGCTGTGGGATATTCATGTTAATGATAGCTATTCTTCATGGAGAGAACATCATAAAGAGGATGGACCTAAAGAGGGTTTTTGTAGAACGTGTCGAGATAGCGTGAAGCCGACTTATGAGCAATAATAGAAAGTTGCAGGAAATGTTGCCAATTGAAGAATACGATTTAATGGACAAATAAATTTAGTTGTTATACGAAGGTCATAGAACAGGAAAATAAATGAAAATGCAAAAACATCAAACATATTGGCAAGAAAGCTTGGCTGAGCAAGATCTTAAAAAGTGGCTTGGAAATAGTAAAACTTTGCACAATGCTTATGTATTTGACCGCATACGCCGATATAAATCTGTTATAGATTGCGGCGCAGGAGTTTTCAGTCAGCATCAATTAATAACTGAATTCAATTTAGACATAAGATATGTTGGGACTGAAATAACAAAAAGGTTTGTTGATATCGGAATTGAAAAGGGAATAGAGGTATATCACTGTTCAGTTGAAAAAATGAACGTCCCTGATCAGTACTGTGAAGTTGCTATATGTTTATCAGTTCTTAATCACCAATTAGACTTTAAAAATTCAATCATGGAATTGCTAAGAGTTGCAGAAAAAGAAGTCATAATTAGTTTTTTTAAGCCCTTTGTAGAAGCGCCCGACACTTGCGGAGAAATACTAAAAAATAAAAATAAATATCCAATTATAAACATGGATAAAAATATAGGTGTATCAATTCAAAGACATAAAAAATTTATTTATACTTTTTTTTCAAAAAGGGCAATTGAAAAATTTTTAGATAATTTGCCGGTAAAATATTTTTTTGAAGTTTTGGAAGATCACACAATAATGCTTCACATAATAAAACAGGAAGATAAATGAAAGTAGCAGTATTAATAACAGGACAGTTAAGAGACTATAAAGTTAATTGCATTAATCATGTCAAGCATTTATTAGAGCCAAACAACGCAGATGTGTTTGGCTATATATGCACAAAAAATACTTTGCATTCGTGTGGTCAGTCTTTAGAGCAGAAATATTATTTAACAAATGAATATCAAGAAGAAGAAATAAAAACTAGCCTATCTGAAATTTATGGTGATCACCTAAAAGATATTGTTGTTGATTCAAATGAAAAACTGCCAGATGATAATTTTGGCACTCTAGGCTATTTCAGGACCAGAATGCAAAATCAGATCGATAACATTGCGAAGGGATATGAATTAGCAAAAAACTATTCGAAAAATAATAATTTTGAATACGATGTTATTATTAGATGTCGCCCAGATAACTCTGTATATTTGAGTCCAGTTGATGTTTCTAAAATTCAGTTTAAAGACGATTTAATCTACAGCACAGTTTTTATGCCATCTGGTCATAGAGATTTGTGCTTTTTTGCTATGTCAAATCCTCAAACATTTGAAAAGTATATTACATATAAGTATTTGGACGGCGAAGACGCTAGCAGGACAGACAGTAATTTTAAATGCACCGAACATGCATGGGAGGACTACTTAGTTTCAATGGGCGTTCAGGTTGCCTATGTTCAGGATATTTGTCGTCCATTTACTGGATTTTATAAAGATCGACCGGTCTCTGATTTTCCTTATAGAGTAAAAGATGCAAAATTAATTGATGCTGAGGGCAACTTTGTTGATCAGGTAATATAATATGATTTTTCTTCACCTTACAAATGGCTTCGGCAATAACTTGTTTCAATACATCGCTGCTCGTTTGCTAGCAGAGAAGCACAACAAAAAACTAATTGTCATACCACCTAGTAAAACTTACTATGGCACGGATGAACTAAAAAAAATAAATGTGCAGTTTTCGTCAGCTGAAAGAAAGGGCAACTTGGCTCATGTTAATGATACTAACTACTTAGCTGCCTTCAAGCCAGAATACTCTGAATTTTCTTTTGTTATGTGTGGGTACTTTGAAGACTATCGTTATTATATTGATCATATTGAAAAAATAAAAACTTGGTTTCCACAGCCATCTGAAGCAAATAATAAAGATCTCGTTATTCATTTACGTGCAGGGGACAGGCTTTTTTATAAGAATGAGTTCGATACAAAGCCAACTGCTGAGCATTTTAAAAATGCAATAAAAAACTTTAATTTTGATGGTTTACATATTGTCTCTGATATGCCAAAATGGGAGCATATAAATACTAAAGATTTAAACCATATGAGTTTTCATTATAATGTACCAAAAAAACAAAGAGTAGAAGCACAAAAATCTGTTGACTACTTTAATTCTCTTGTTGATTGCTTTTCAAAATATAATCCTGTTTTTAAAAAGAGAAGCGTGGCTGATGATTTTCAGTTTATTAGGGGCTTTAAAAATATTTTATTTCAACACGGCACCATGAGCTGGTGGGCTGCTGCTTTAAGTGAAGCCGAAAGAGTGGGTGTTTACGGTCCCTGGCGTCCATGGAAAGGCGCCTCAAACAAAAATTTAAGCAATGTGCCAATTGATAGTTGGTTTAAGTGGGGTGAGGATGTCTGATAAAAAAAGATGCTTGGTGACAGGACACAAAGGATACATTGGTTCTAAGCTATACAACAAGCTACAAAACATGGGTCATGAGGTTTTAGGGATTGATTTAGTTGATGGCGATGATCTATGCATGCTTAATTCTAACGATCATGCAAAGTATTTTAATTTTCAACCAGAGTATATATTTCATTTAGCATGCTGGCCACGTGTTGGATTCAGTATTGAAAACCCTGTAGCAACTATGAAAAATAATGTAATGGCTGGAACAGTCTTATTAGATTATGCAAAAAAAGTGGGCGCCAAAAGAGTTATTTACTCTAGTTCTTCATCGATTCTTGGCAACGGTCAAGGACCTGAAAGTCCATATGCGCTACAAAAAATGGTTACAGAGGTTGAGTGCAAGTTATACGCTTCCCTTTATGATATTGACACAGTTTCTTTGCGTTATTTTAACGTTTACTCAGAAGATCAACAAGCAGATGGTCCATATGCAACAGCCATATGCAATTGGATGAAGTATATTAAAGAAGATAAAACACCATTTATTACAGGTGATGGAGAGCAGCGACGAGACATGTTGCATGTTGACGATGCTATCTCTGCCAATATATTTGCCATGGAAAGAGGTGAAAACTTTAATGGCGGCGTATATGATGTTGGTACCGGAAACAACATATCGCTAAACGAAGTAAAGCATATTGTAAATGGCTTCTTCCCTGATGTATCTTTTGAATACCGTGACGATAGACCAAATGAAGTTAGAGAAACAAAAGCTTTAATTTATCCATTAAAACAATTAGGTTGGCAAACCAATATTACAATTGAATCAGGAATATCTAGTTGTTTTGAAAATCTAAAACAGGAGTTAGAAAATGTATAAACTATCAGACGAAGCGCTCGGAGCTGTTATGCTCGCGCTACAAAATTCATTAATGCATCAAACGGATATTGTCCCAGTTTTAAAGAACTTTGATTTTAAGCCCGATGACAAAAGCGAGCTTTATGTGATGAATCCGCCTATTCTTAAAATGGATCATCCAGAAGAATGATGCCAAAATACATCTATAAGTGTAAAAATTGCGATAGTCTTTTAACTTTTTATCATTCTGTATCTGAAAACAGATCAGACTGCACAGAGTGTGGAACAAAAGATATTTTAGTTAAAACACCGCCAAATTTTATGCTGTATAAAGATGTTGATCAAAATAAGAAAGTCGGAGATGAAGTTAAAAAATCAATTGAGGACTTTAGATCCGATCTTGAAGATGAGAAGCAGAGGTTAAGAGAGAGTGTTTGGCAACCAGATGATTAAATATGGATTAGCGGCATCTGTCATTATCAATGCTGTTTTTTTAATGTATGTGCTTGGTGTAGTTTATTTTTTGCTATACGTGAGTGCTTTAATTAATATTTTATTAATTGTTTACTGTGTAACTCTTTTAAGAAAAGAAAATAGACTCAGGGATGATGTCATGTCAATTTTTAAGTCTATAGAGGAATTTTCAGATCATTTAGATAATTTATATTCTCTAGAGACTTTTTATGGGGATGAAACCATTCAAGGCTTAATCGACCACTCTAGAGGTGTCATTAATGATATTGTCAATATGCAAGAAAAATATTATGATGACGTAGAAGTTGAGGAAATTAAGTATGACGAAGCCCAAGAGGACGCGCCGGAAAAGGACAACGAATAGGTACTTTACCAAAGTACATGAAGACGCAATAATTAAATATGCTTTAACAGACTCTAGAGCTGTTAGATCTGATTTATATATTGAGTTTATCGAGCCAGCTTTTCACGAGATGGTAGAAAAGATTGTTTTTACATATAAGTTTAATAATCTACCAAACATTGATTATTTAAAAGATGATTGTAAAATATGGCTAATGACAATCCTTGATAAGTATGATCCTAACAGAAAGTCAAAAGCGTTCTCTTATTTTAGTGTTATTACAAAAAATTGGTTTATTCATAAAGTAAAGCAAAACTCTAAAAAACTTAAAAGAGATCTTAAGTATGAAGATCTAACTAAAGAAACAGAGATTAAAGAGTTAATTGTAGAAAATACTTATGAATCTGACAGAGAAGAAAGAGAATTTTGGATGCATCTTTTTCAAGAGATGGAAAGTTGGGAAAAGCTTAAGCTTAAAGATAATGAGAAAAAAGTACTTGATGCCATAAAAATTCTATTTGACAGCATTGAACAAATTGAGATTTTTAACAAAAAAGCTATTTACCTATACATGAGAGAAATCACAGGGTTGAATACAAAACAGATTGTCAATAACCTGAATAGAATCAGAAAAAGGTATAGGAGCTTTGTTGTCGAATGGCAAAAGGGAAACATATAGATTCTGACGAATATATCAATGAAGCGATTGATAACGTTAGGAAAGACCGCGCTATGGCTTCGACTTTGCTTATAGAGGTCATGAAGCTTCTTAAGTCAGATGAAAACAAGCATCAATACTCTGGTCCTGTTGCAGCAAAATATTTAGAAACACTGCAGCGCTCAAATGAGCAGCTTGTTAAGCTAGCTTCATTAATGTCAAAAAAAGAAGCAGCAGTGGCAGACATGTCTTCTATTGATAAATCTGACATATATGATATGATCAAAGAGGATTAGATGTGTCAAGAACAGTAGAAAATTGGGATTTTGCCAGGGTTCATGATTTTGGAATGATCAATAAGATCAATTCATCTATTCTAAGGTCCAGATACAACCCAAGAAACGGCGGCTTTGAAGAAGTTAAAAAGCTAATCAGCAGGCAATATGAATTTAATATTTTGCCTGAGCACCATGGTCCACATTTAGCAGTTGTCCTTAAAGTGTTAAATGATGGCGCAGACGGCATTTATGCTAGAACAAAAAGCTATAGAAGTTTTTTAAGCGATGATTCGCCCGGCGGGGCAGGTACAAATCCAAATTTAGTCTTCAGTGAATTAAATCGATCTTTAGGACCAGACGGCGCAAAGCGCAATTTAACTCGTGTTATAGCAAAAGTGCCTGATTATGATATCGACTTGCCATGGCCAGAAACAGCCTTTGATCGCAGAGCCTTAAATCTTCATGGTGAATATTGGGCACAATCAACAGACAAACAGTTTAGTAATCTAAAAGCCGGTCAAGTAATATTAGTTGTTTTTAATAACACGACAATTCGCTCCGCTGCAGCCGATGGAGAATATTCTGGTTTGATTGTTGGCGTCCCCACTGCCAGGTTTATGAATAGTCTTGCTTTTGCTTCAAACAATGCGGTCTCTTCATTTGAGCCTGTAAACTGCCCTAGCCCACGGCTTTTAATTGGACCAACTGGAAAAAAAGTTGTTGTTGAAACAAAATCTGATATGCCTACTAGGTTTTTACAAAATATTAAAAGTAAAATAAAAACAGGTATTTATGGAGATGGCACGATACAAACAAAAACACATTTTTCTAATTGCTTAAGTGCCTTTACAATTTCTCACAAAAACAAAATTAACAGCCCAGCCCCTGGTCCATCAAGTGCTTTTATATGGGTTGGGCACCTTAGATCAAATGGACCATTGGATTTGCTTGACAGGGCAATGTCTAAGGGCAGAGAAACAATTATATACGCACCAAGGCACTTTGATATTAATGCACCATTTGAGATAAAATATTATCTTCATGATTTTGCTGGTTTTGGTCGAGCATGGATTGAGGGTCCAGATACAGCGATTGATAAAGCTGCCAAGGCAGACCCTGAGCTTGGCGGTCCTAACGATTTTGTAACAAAAATCGCCCCTGCTATTAATGACATGATTAAAGATAAAAGAAACTTTATTTTAGTCATACCAGAACTTATGCATTCTATGGGCTTTGGAACGGGCAATACAGAAACTGGCAGGGTCAGCGCCCTAGCAAACGGTGAACTATTTTCTGATGGCAATCATCCTTTTAAGCCAGAGTTTATTCCTCAAGAACGCTTGAGGTCAACTCCTCTAATGACGGATCCACAAATGCGGGCTGCAGTGTTTGGGTACTTAAACACAATGTCTGCAAAAGTTGGTGAAAAGCTGTCAACAATAACCCTGCTAACAGGACGATCAGTTTCCTCTTTTACAGCTGGCTATACATCTGGAGATTTTCAAAATTTTCATTCAGATGTTTTAGAAATATTGGAGCAATATTTAGGGGTAGATTATTCTTTATTAGATTACACACACCTAATCGGAGATAATGCCGGCGCACTTACAATAGCCTCAATGGGTTCAACAATAGCTGCCAGCGAAAGCCACAATGCAGGACAAGATTCTTTCAACAGCATGATTGCAGCTGCTAAAGTTAGGAGGATTGATTTTATTGACAGAGGCAGTGCCAATCAGACACTTGGCTTGTTTGAAAAAGCACCACCAGTCCAGTTTTATGAAGATTTTTTAAGCAATCTTAGCACGCCCTTGGAATTTAATTATGTTACTTTTCACAAAGGCGGCTCTTCTGTTGGTGCTTCTAGAACATTTTTCGATTTGTTGCCACCAGAAATTCACGTTAATGAGTTTTCAACGAATTACACTGCTGGCGTCGATGGCTTTGCTTTTTCTTTGAATAATGGTCCTGGAACTATTAATTTATTATTGCATAAGCCATCCAGCGGCGCCTCCACAGATGCAGCTACAGGGCTGTGCTTTTCCTATAAAAGTGATAATGACCAGGCGCCAGTTCGTCCAGCTGGTTCTTACACTTATCAACAGCCCTCAACCACACCAAATCATGCTGGCGCTCTGCAGAGATCATCAGGAAACCGCGAGGTTGCAGAAAGATTAGAAAAAATTACCAATCGAAACGTTATTTTATCTTATTTTGAAACAGCGCTGCAGAGAATATCAACTAACGGATTAGCTGCTTTTTGCAACGATGACGAAAGTGTCCCACAAAATCAGTTAGTATATCAAAAATATTGCGAAAATGGTATAGTAAATACACAGCAGGGTGGCATTTTTGCGATAGATCATTCATCTTGGATTGAAAATCGGTTTGGTCAATTAAAAGACAATTATTTTCTTATTCCATTTTATACACAACTGAGTCAAATAAACTCTGAGGACGATTTCAAAGCACAAATAGAAGAATATAAAGCTGCTCTAGAAGAAGCTAAAAAAGAAATAAAAGAGTCGCCTGAAATTAACACATCAGTTGTTCCTGCGTTGGCATCGCTTAACGGAGCTACTATAAAAAAACGTTATGATTTATTAAAAACTTTTAATAAGGATTATTGGACTTCAGGCGGCGCGTATCAGTTTATGCTGGGGGTTGATAGTTTTAACAGTGCAGACGAAGCAACATCGTTATTGGATCCAGCCGGCGGTTTTATTGGCGAAGTTTTATACGCTAATGCAAAAGCAGAAGCTTATGAAGAGATGGTTAAAGCTTTGGAGTCAAAAAAAGAAGATTTTGCAGAGCGCAATAAAGACCAAAGAGTTGCAACCAGTTTTGATTGTAAGCCAAATTCGAAAAGAATCAGCGAGCTGGGCGTTCGTCGACAAGGAAACGAAGGAAAAGTTGGAGACTCAGTTGATGTAGGCTGTTCTGGTCTTACCGTTCAAACTATTCGCGGAGCTTTTAGAAATACTAGAGATATTGTTTCATTTCTGCCTTATACTCCATCCTCTAGCGATTTTGAACCATTTGAAAAAATATCTAACGTAAGAGTTTCAAAAAACAATACTGGCATAAAAGAGAAAATTTCACAAAAATATTCTGAGTTTGGCAAAACTGCAGAGGCTGCAGATTTTAAAGGAATAGAAACAATTGTTAGAGTTAAAGATAACGCACAAGGAAGAATAGGAGCTGGATCTAAACGAAGTGTAAAAGTGTTTGGCTGCATAGCAAGATTAATTTCTGAATCTTGGGCAGAGGCTACTAGGCGATCTGGCTACTTGCCGTTCAGAGCTGTTAATGGGCTGGTGGGCGATCTTGGCGTTGAAGGAATAACTGCGTATTCAAGGGGCGTTTCCCCTTTTGCTTACGGGCTAGCTATAACAATTGATCCTTTTTTATGCCTTAGCGTGTCACCTGAAAATATGACTAATTCAATATGGACTGGTGCTTGGACTCCAAGCTTAACAAGCACAAAGGTGGTGGTTGAGCAGTTAATGGAGTACGGTGTTTTTAAAACAGCTTCTGTTGATAATTTTAGAAAACTAGCTTTCACAAATGTTGCATCAAGGCAACTACGAGATGTTGGGGCACTCAATCAAGCTTTTGTTGAAGGTGCCTATAACGTAGATATTGATGATATTAACAAATTGATGCAGCTAGCAAATGATAATAGTATTGGCGCTTATGGCAAGATATCAAGAGATGCCGCAGGCTCATCAATTTGTCCTGTGATGGCAAATCCAACCAAGTGGATGGTTGAGTTTTGTGAAAGAAGTGGGATGAGATGGTACAATTCTTTCTTTTTAAAGAAAAGATGGAATCAAGGATCAAAAAAATGGATTGATATTCAAGCTGGGACGGCAAATGATTTTACCAGCAGAGAAAAAAACTTTTTAAGTAGAGTGTATGATATTCCAAATATCGTTGAAAGAGTTAGAGCTGTATCTGTTGATTTTAGAAAACCATATCATAGAATAGATAAGCATGCTCAATTCATGTTTACGGATTTAAGAACACCATATATTCCATTTTCAGAAATTGTGCAAGCTAAGAATGCGGTTGATGCTATGGCACGTGCCTTCGCTGCACGAGATCGCGCGTTAGCAGATTGATCATTTTACAATAATTTTTTCATAGGATATAATAAACAGCATGCCCTCTAACATATCAATAACACAGGCGCAAAAGTCATCAGCTGATGGTCCAGTTTCTGTAACAAGAGTTTCAGTGACAGACGCTAGCGGACAACCAACTGCAGCTTTGACTACAACTTCAAAACAAAAAGCAGACAAGTTTGTTAATGAACAGCTTGATAAACATCCAGATGCTACAATAAACAATACACCCGCTGATGAATATAAACAAGAATCTGAGGCAAATCAAAATTTACCACAGATATCACCCCCGCCTGCACCAGCACCAGCTCCTGAGCAAGGTCTAGGCGAAGAGAGCATATATGATGAAGCGCAAGGATCGTTCCCCGGTCCCCGTGGCGAAGAAACTACAAGACCGCCTGCGCTCACAAAACAAACAAGATTTACTGCTGGTGTGCATCCAGACAGACTTCAAAGCTATGACAGATTAACTGAGGCAGAAAAAGTTAAGTTTGGGGTAAATGGTGCATGCGGAAATATAAAAATGCAACCAAAATGCCATAGACCAAAAGCATTTAATGAAGAGGTCTTTAGAAACCCTGATGGGAATGCGTTTATTGTTCTTGGAAGCGACCGCCCCGGTCGAAAACACACAGGCTATGGAGGCGCCGCTCATACTCAAACAGATGCAATTGATATATGTGTTGGCTTAGGAGGACCTAATCCGTATGAATACAGAAAGGCATATAATTCTGAAACGCGCAAAATGGAATATAAACTAAAAGAAACAAACCCTAATTTTTTTGAGGATGCTGCAAGAATTTATTTAAGCCAAAAAACTGATGTTGACAGAAACTTTGGTCTAAGACAATTTAAAGGAAAATCAAACGATTATGATGCACCAGCCGGCGCAACTGGCGCTAAGTCTGCTATCGGAGTAAAAGCAGATCATATTAGAGTTATTGGGCGTGAGACAATTGATATTGTAACAGGCACCGACAGTAAAAATTCTGCAGGTGGTGATATAAATGGTGAAAAAACTGGCATCAATATTGTTGCCAATAATCAATATGATACCTTGCAACCAATGGTGCTAGGAACAAATGCAACATTGGCTTTTGACAGTCTGGCAGATAAAGTTGCAGAGCTAGCTACAATTGTTGAGGCATTTACAGAGTATCAGCTAGAGTACAATAATGTAATTGCTACACACGACCATATCTCGCCTTTTTTTGGAATTCCAACAACCCAATCTAAACAATTGTTACAGTCAATATTTAGCACAACTTTTAAATTTTTTAACAATACTAAAATGAGCATAATCAAGCATTTAACAAATTTATCTGGGTTTAAATCAAAATATTTGCGAGACAGTGGTAAATACTTTATACAAAGCGATAATAATAAAACAAATTAATCAGGAACATTCATGCCAACACCAACAATAGATGAAGCTATAGTGGGATTTGCTAACGTTGTAGCATCTATCTCAGAACTGCTAGACACTCCTGGGCAGGGGAATCAAGTGCTGTGGGGCATACCGATCGGAACAGCACAAGATCTAGATTGGGACGACTCTCTACCCTTTCCAATGACAATTAATCAGCCTGAAGTTTCTTTTATGGGCTTCGATGATCTAGATGAACAAGAGCAAGAGTTTGCTAGCACTCAGGCGCTAAAAGAGGAGTTTATTCTTATATTTAAGGCGATTCGCGCAACCGCAGCTCTGATTATACAAGACGATAAAGCAATAACATTGCCTGCTCCTGCGCTAGAGGCACTAGGCATTACCCCTCTGCCAAAAAACATAAGCTCTTTTCAACAAAATATTATACCAAAAGTAAAAACATTTGTTGAAGATCTAAAAATAATGCAAGAAAATTATTATTTTTCTGCCAACCAAGACGAGCTGAATGAAGCCTTTACCCCCGCTCCTGGAGTTGAAATATTTAGTCAGATTTCATCTATTTTAGACCCTGACGGTGCTATTCTTGAGTTTCTAGGTCTTTTCGGTACAACTGTCAGCCTTTTGCCTGATGTAAGATCAATATCTACTACATCATCTCCTGCAAACTCAGTTTTTCTAACTGATTCTGAGCTTGAACGCTCACTAGGTTTTTTTGGTAACGCGCCTGATTACTATATTGGATTTTTATTATCACCAAAAAGATCTGGTATATTTGATGATCCAAATAATCCAGACAAAAAATTTGTACGAAATAATGGCTATATACCAGCTAGGCGCTCGCCTTTTGCAGAGACTGGTTTTCGTGAAGAGCATGGCTGGGATAAGCCGGTTACACAGCACTATGATGATATCAACGGTCTTGTAGACATAGTTGGAGGAACTTTTGATTCGAATGGTATTGAAATACCATTGGGTACAGCTGTATACGTAACTGAAATTGTTGAAGGTGCTGAAGGCTTGTGGGTTGGTTTTGTTCCATTCCCAAATGCTCAATTTACAGAGCAACAAATTAAAAATCTAACGTTAGATTACAAGTATATCCTGTACACAAGACCAGAGTTTATCAGAAAATCTGAAAACAGCGCTAATTTAAGTCCTGAGCCGTTACTAAAATATAATCCATCTTCAACAATATCAAATTCACAATTAGAAGCAGCTTACGATCAGGTAGGGTCTGGTGTTGTTAAGACTTTGCATACTGCTAATAAATTAGCAAACGAGCAGTCAAAAGAATTTTTTGATCCTCAAGGTCAATCTTTTAGCTGGACATCTCTAAAGAAGATGGATTTTTTCTTGCAATATGTTGATTTTGGCTTTTACAATGAAAAAGAATATAGAGAAATCATTGCACCGCAAGGTCCTGATGGTTCTGGTCCGAGGGGTCCTCTGCTTCGCCCTGATATTCTAGAATCTAATACCAGATATAAGTTTTCATCAGGATATTATTATTTTATTGTTGGCGATGGATCAACACCTCAGTTAGTTGCAACATCATCTGACGCAAATCCAACAAGCTATACAGCAGATGGAGTGCCAGTTGGTCTTTCGGATGATGAAGCCGAAGCAATAAGGGCAGGGAACTTAGGTGTTGTCAGCGAACAAACAAGAAATGCAGCGTTTAATGATTTATTGCGCGCCCTTGGAAAAGATACCACGCCATCAGCTCTTTTAAATTCTATAAAAAATAAATATTTTGCTGAGATTTCAAGTGCTGTTAATCCATCATCAATTAGTGACAGCAATCAAAGGGTGTTGTATGCTGTACCAGCATCGTACATTGAGCCTTTACCGGATTCAAAAGCAGCATATGATGAAGATTTCCTACCAGGCTCTCAGTTTTTAGGTGGAAAAAATTATATAGCAAACATAAAACTACAAGACTTTATTGTAGAGAATGAATCTGGAACATCAGCAGAAGGTGCGTCTGAGCAGACTGAGCATGTAAAAAGTATTGTGGCAAAATTAGAAGAATTTTCTAAGCAAGTACAGATATTTGAAGATAACGGTGGAACTGTTTTAAATCCAAAAAGCTTGCCATTTGACATGCAAACTCAAATTGATGCGTTTAAAAAATTACCAACTATCCTTAGGGCGTTTCTACAAAGACAAGCAGCGCCCTATTCTGATAGCAGCGATTTGCTTGATTCTCTTATTGCAGAGTCTATAACAGATCCTGAATCTAATCACAGGCTAGAAATTGGCTTAAAAGATAATGGAAAGCTTGGAGAAGATGTGAGGCTGACAATATCTTATGTTCTTTTTATACCTGACCCAGAATCTCAATCAACACTACGCTCAGCAATCACAGCTAGATCATCTTTTATTGACATATTTGATGCTGAAACTAATGCCCCAACTGGTATTGGCTTTATATTAAGAAGGGGGCTAGACTTTCTTAGAAACGAAATTGCAGGGCTCGATGTTTCAACAGGATTAGTTGCAGACGCATCAACTGGTCAAGCGATAGACGAATTATCGACTCTTAATGATCAATCGTCTGTGATGGGAACAAGATCTTTATTTTATTTAATGCATGCTGATTACATAAAAGATTTTTCTAGAAATGATGCTAGCGATGATCCTGTAAACAAGGCTAATAAATGGGTTTACGACTTGCAAGAAATTACAGTGCCACCTTTATTAATATGGTACAGCAAAAAAGCAAGTGCTGCTAATGAAAAGCCAGATTGCTCTGAATTATATGAAAAGCTTCAAAGGCTTGGACCAAACCCAACAGAAGAAGAGCTTCTTATTCAAGAGACCTACTATCGCGATTGTTTAGACTATCATTATGATAAATTTAAAAAACCAACTCCAGCAACTGGCTTAAGAACTTCAAGGGTAAGCCTAGAGTCAGCGATGGATAAGATGTCAAATTCAAAAACAGGCGGCATGTCTAAAGAGGGCATGATTGTTTATCGAGCATTTTTAAACCACCTAGACCCCCAAGGCATTATGAGTTTGATGATGGCATGTTTTCAGCATAAACTTGGCTTGCCACTAACCGCAGAAGCTATATGTGAATATGCTATTACAAAATTAGTTGAAGCTGACTTCCTTGGTTTTAGTAAAGCTGTTAACGATTTTAGTCCAGTACTAGCTGCAGCTCTAGGGTTGACACCGACTTTTGTTGATCCAGCAAAAAGAAAAGAACTTGAAGATAAGATTGATAAGAATTTATCAACAATCGCAGAAAATTTTGATGATGCCATGACTGCCGATGGCAAGCAGCCTCCTGATGAGCAAGCCTCAACTCGTGTTGGACCACTTGGACCAGTTGTTGATGATAGCTTTGCTGGCACAGAAGTAGCTACCGCGCTAGCTATTTTGTACGCACAAACAGAAGTACAGGAATCAATATTAGGCAATGATCCAAATGTAGCGGGAATTACCGAAGCCATTGAAGCTCTACGTAGGGCTGAATTAAAAGAATATAGAATTGATTTAGTACCAGCGTTTAGAGCTAATCAAGACGCTCAAGCCGAGCTTGAAGCATATGAGCGAGTTCAAATCGAGCGAGAGAGAAAAAAATTATTAGACTCTGGCTATAGCTCAAGACAAACTGATTCTATTTTAATTCTAAATGGTTTGCTGCGACCATCACCAACACAGATCGATGGTTTTTTAACCGGACCAAACAATGTTTTTGATTCTGGTACTCGCGCTACAGACTTTTTAAATAAAACAGTTAGACCAGGCAGGATAGATGGTAGTCTTTCAACCGGTGCACCAGGTCTACAATCTGCTGCACAAGGTCTTCAAGAGGCGAAAGCATGGGTTAGCTGGGCAAAAAGGATTGTTGATCTAGGTGCAATTTGCGAAGCAGTTGTTGGACCACTACTTAAATTGCCTGGAAATCTTCTTAAAGGCGACGGCGAAGGGTTCTTTGACGACTATGCTCGTCGACTCCAGAAATATTTTGATTTTCCTAAGCCAAAATTTAATTTACCGGACAACTTGCCAGTTGATAATCGAGTTGGAGACTATAATAAAAAGCTTCTAGAGGCGTTTTTGGGTATGATTGGCATGATGCTTGGACAAGTTGCCAACGCACTTTTAAGAGATCTGCTAGAGCGATGCTTTGAAGAAGAGGATCCTCAGTCTGCTGGTAGCCCTGTTGATAGCACGCCAGCATTAGATATCCCAAGCTTGCAAAATAGAATCGCTCCGTTAATTCCAAATGCGCCAAGGGCAGATATTTTAGCTTGGCTGACTGCCTTGTTAGACCGATTAAACAAAGCACAACTTTGTTCTTTATTGCGAAGAGAAGCTTCAACCCGTCTTTTAAATTTCTGTGTTGATTACACTAGAACAAGTCATCCGCTAGTCTATCAGTCAGGTATTGACTCAAGTGAGCAAATAAAGAATATATTTGCAATCCTTGGTGAGGAAGTTGGGCTAGATATCTGCAATACAATAGAAGCCGTCGAGGCTGTCTTAACAGAAGATGCTTGTGGAAAAGTAGAATACAATACTGATGACAGAATTAATTCGCTCATGGAAGCTGGATTAACACAAAAAGAAGCACAGCTTCAAACATTCAGAGAGCTGCAAGCGTTCAAGGATAAGATCTTCGACTTAGGAGAATTTTTATTCCCCAATAACAATCCATTAGAAAACAAGCTGCCTGATATTTGTGGACCAAATGGGTTCTTTGTTTTGCCACCAGCCATCAAGACATCAATGAAAAAGATAACTGATAACATGCTGGCTCAAGTTAAAGGCGCGCTTATATCTGATATGGCTGATCTAAAGTTTTTAACGCTTCCACCAAAAGCCATAACAGCAGCCAACAATCCAGATCAACTATTGGGATCTTTTGCAGATTTTACTAAAAATGCAAGAGATCCTTATAAGAAACTACTTTTTGCTTATGTCGGTCCTGGCAGAGTACAGTCAGTGGACGGAGATAATTTTAATATTGATTATGGAGGCATGCCAAATTATCAGCTTTGCTATAATGAGTCAGTCCATTACAATATGATTCATGTACCAAAGAGTCAAAGTGAAGTTGTTGATCAAATAATAAGTGATCGTGTTGATAAATTTATTGCCGATCAAAAACAAAAAGCTCTCAACAATTTATATACTTCTCTAAATACCTATGAATCCGTTACTCTAGAAGCATTCGAGGCGCTTGTTGCAACTGGCGATGGTGATCTAGACGAAGGACTTAAATTTATTGTTGATCAAGCATTTGAATATTTTCTTGGCAACTCACATATTTCACTTCAAATTGGTGATGATGGAAAATACCACCCACACGACACCACAGCCGAAAACCTTCAAGGCAGTCTTGAGGACGCTATAAGACAAAGAATTCAAGGCACTGTGGGACCTGAAGGCTCAGCTTTATACGAGCAGACCGTGCATAAGCAAGGCGATGGAGATCAATCTAATATTTATGTTGGTGGAGATTTATCACATGAAATATATTATGGTGGTATGAATAACACCTCTCCACCATCGTTAATAAAAAATTTAAAGTTTACCGATGAGTTTACAATACTTGGAATGCCATTCATGATACAAGGTTCGGATAAATACCCAGATAATACAATTTTAATTGGAAAAGGTGATGCTGGTGAAGACGGTAAGAGTTTCCAGACTGATTACGGCGGCGGCGGTGCGAATCGAGATTTAAGTGTTTATACAACCGGATCTTTTCAGACATTTGAATCAGACGTTGATTTGGAGCCTTTGCCAGAAGGAAGTGGGGTGGGAAGTTATGCTCAAGAGGTAAGAAGATTAATTCAGGAAAGAAGTAGCGCTTTATCCACTGGAAATAGCCTTTTAAGGGTTACATACGATAGCCCTGCAGCAGAACTTTTGAGCGCTCCAGGCTTTGTTCCGATAAATATTTCAACCCTCCTGCGCGAGTTTCCTCAAGATTTTATTTATGCTAAATCGTCTGGTCCACTCCTCGCTGAAAATTTTGAGGACTACTCAGAAGAGCATGCATCGTTTGTTGCAAAGTTTCCTGCTGTTTTTACAAATTTATCTAATGCTTTGCAAGAGTATATGGAAAAAAATGACCTTTTAAGTGTAAAGACAAAGGACTTAGCAGAGGGAACGTCACAAAACGGCGCGGAAGTAGTAGGTGCTCTCGGTTCGCCCGTGCAGATGACAGGGGAAGGTGAGGTAGTAGAACTCGGCGACGGGGAAACAACGATACTTTATGGACCTGCACCAAATGATTTTACTGGATTTAACTCCAGCATAATTGATGGAATATCAGACCATATCAAAAGTCAATTTGCTAAAGATTTAAAGCCCATGGGTTTGGAAAACTTTATTTATTCTCATGAAATGCTAGTACATGGTCAAAAGTCAAAATATAGACCAGCCGCAGTGCTTGAAGATACTCTAGAGAGAGGTCCTGGCACTTCCTGGGGATTGAAAGCAACACCAGCTGTAAATCATGCAAAAACTGAAAAAGATGACCTTAGAGCAATATTTTCTAATTTTGGCTCAAGTCTTTCAAGGACTTATTTTTCTTTAGATACAAAATTAAAAGATATTTCACCCAATAGAAATCATTGGTATGGCATGCTCATGGCTTTTACTGGTGTTCAGCTCGATGGCGCTATTGACAATCTTAATAAATACAATATGGATAGCCACCCTGGCAGCTACGAGGATGAAGGCGATACAGATAGATACTTTGAAGAATTAAAGATGTTTAGAGCTAGCCCAGGATTAAGATTTATAACTGAACACATAGCTTATGTAAATGATAAAGATCACAATATTATTGATGCATTTATGGAGTTTACTTTAGGTGAAGCTTCAGGCATCACTGAAGAAAGAGTGTCTGCCATTTATCCTAATTTAAAAGGCATTGTTGGCAATATAAAAGGCGTTATGCTAACAAAAATGAGATTTTTCTGCGACACAGTTACCTATGAGGGTCACGATAGAAGATTTTTACATGATGCAGGCGCAGCTGTTGGTCAGATGGACTCAATCCCAAGAGAGCCAAAGCCAAAAGATGATTCTGAATCATACGATGGAAACAAGCTTTATCCATCAATAATGCCCTTGGCGATTCTTTATGAAGAGGTGTTTAGAGACCCAACTAACGCATGGAATCAAGATGCAGATACTTTATTAAACCTGTACTCTATGGACACGGAGCCTGTTAGCGAAGAATTAAAAGAGGCTTTAGAAAATTACAGTCCAAGTGGCTTCCCTCCATACTTTGGCTTTAAAGAGAATGGTATGGAAGATTATATTTTGGGCAGGGCTGATAATGACTTCGCGCTGGCTTTAGAATCTTATCATTCATTTAACCCTAATACAATAAAATTAGATCTTCCAGTTAGAAATATTTCAGTGTTAAGTGTTGATGCAGGTGAAACAACAAAAAGAATCACAGATTTGTTTTCAGATTTAGGTTCAGGAATTGATGCAGCTAATGATGATCCAGAGTTAAAAGCAGAACTTTCTACGGTTAGTGAGCAACTAGGCTTGCTTTCAGTCAATAGTTCAATGATATATCAAAATTTTGATTCTGATGTATCATTAAGCACTTTATATCCTGATTATAAAGATGCATATTTCTTTGGTAAGGGCAAATTTGTTGAGTCAGATTTTGATAGCTTCTATTATGCCGTCGCTGAGCCCAGCAACAGCGATTCTGCACTTGTTAGAAAATTAAATAATGCTAAATATAATTTTAATATCTATAGATCTCAAGGGCTCGACATGGGTCAGAATGTTAGCAACTTATTGACTAATATTTACACAATTGATCCGCCACTCAATCCGCCATACGAAAATTTTCTACCTAAAAAAGAGATTGTTGACACATATATTGAAACGATATATCCATCCGAGCTTAATTATACTAATCAAATTACTCACGGGGCAGATAAGATCGTGATCGCAACAACTCCTGATAATCAAACGGCGGGCTTTTCAACTGTGCCAGATTTGCTTCCAAATATGACTGGCAAACTCCCTCCTGAAGACCCAATTACAAGACTATTTCATCATGATAAAAACACAAGAGCAAAAATATTTGGTCGCTTGATTACAAAAAAACTTGAAAAAGCATTTTTAGATAATGGAGGAACAGTAAATCAAGATGCCTTAGCTTATATCGAACACAACCTTTCTTCATACGGATATTCTGCAATGAAGATGGCTTATTCAAATCAAGCTTTTGCAAAGTTAAAATCCTCTAGGCTCAATACTAGAAAAATGTTGCGCAAGATTTGGGATAAAATTTTACAGCTGCCAGAAAATAGCTCTGCAAGTCAAGAATGTAAAGATCTTTTTGATCGAATCAATCTTTCAACAACAAAAGATTTAATTAAGACAAATACAGACTTTTTCAATGTTTCAAAGGTCAAAAATTTAATACTAGATTCGTTTGAAAAGGCAGCATGTCGCGATGTATTTAATCCTGAAACACCAAGAGACAGCGCAGCTCGCAATGCACTTCTTGAGGGATCGATTATTGTTTTAATAAAAGTTTACTGTCTAGAGATGTGTCTAGCAAGTGTTTTTGCTTGGGACAGTTTTAATCTGCGAGACGTATTTTCCAGTAAATTAATGACCAGAGTAATAGTGCAAAATATTAAAGAAGGCATTGTAACAAGCCCAAGAGCCATATCGTTTGACGATATTGCAAACGTGGCTAGCCAATATCTAATAAAAAAGATACCTAAGTATGATCAATACTACGCTGGTATAATACCTCAAAGCCCTTTTGAGAAAATGGTTGAAATGGAGGCTAATGACTTAGCTGGTACAATCCAGAACATGTTGCCCAATAGCAATCCCCTTACAACAGATCTAACGATTGATTTAGTTAAAAATTCTGATCCCGATTTTGCTGTGTCGTTTGATACAAAGTTTCCAAGTTTTGTGGAGAACGAAGGGCAGTTTTTATATGCCCTAAGTAAACTTCTTAGTGAGACCGAGCCGGTTGATTATGTTGTTGGGGCAAGGATAACAAACAACCCATATACAATAAACATTGGACGCAATATTAAATCAGCCACGGTTAGTAATATGGCGTATATTACTGATAATATTAATCAGTTTTTTGATAAGCATATAAATGATTCATATAACGATAAGGCAGATTTTTTTGGAAGCAGTCTTCCAAAAACAACACCAAGCCAGCGCGATTACTTTTATTCATTACCTGTAAAAACTATATATAATAATAATCCTGGAGATTTAAGTTTTGGCGGCATAGAGCGTTTTGTTTCGAATAGTACAGAAGTGCAGCAATACAAGAATTCTGTTAATAACATTTTCGCTTTTGATGATACCGCACCAAGCCCACTACCTCCACCGCCTTCAGGGGGAACAAATGCAGCTCCTGGCGCGATTACTAGAACGCGAGAAAGACTATCTTCTATTTTTCAAGGGGCTAGCCCTTGGAGCAAGGAAAATATTCACGAATTTTTAGTTCCAAACGAAATCAATTCAAAATTAGGTAATTTTATTTTCCAACCGTTTGTTAAGATTGTAGAGCAAGATAATATTAACAAATTTTCTGTTGTTGAGTATCTAGATCCAGTAACAAAAGTGCCTTGTGACTCTCCAGGTATTTTAAATATCATTCCTGGAGCACAAATATTGCCTATTCTAGAAGATTATCGATCTGGAAATAATCAATACAATTGTCATCTCTATGGCTATGTTCCCTTGAATGTCTGGACAGATTTTTATCAAAATGTATTTTTAACACAAATTGAAGAGGAGCCCTCTGGTAGATTAAAAAAATTATTTGCTAGATATGGACTTGAGCCATTCTTTAAAAGTATAGAGATCGGCATTCGAATGACTTATATAGCTTCGCACCCAATTGAATTTAAGTTTTCAGGATTTAATTACGCAGATTTTGTAAATGAAAATATATCACCCTCAGCGCTAGAAAAAACAAAAAGCATTATATCTACTAGAGCAACAAGAGTTTATGGTCAGCCAACCACTGGGATTGGCGTGGATGAAAATGGCGCAGTCACTACACTTGTTAACGAAATGCATGTCCCTATCGTTGAAGTGTCAAGAGAATTAAAGTTCTCTAAAAGAGGCTTTATTGTTGAGGGTAACCTAGAGAGCCAACCTTATTCAAAGCTAGGAAGTTATTTATTGCTTGATGCATCCACTGTTAGCACAATTAATGAGTTTATTATGGATATGAGCACAGTCGATTCAACTAATGAGCAATTTAATATGATTGATATTCTTTCAGATGTGGAAGATGTACAAGCTATTGCCGGTCTTGTTAAAAGCTTTGGTAATAATTTTTCACAACTATTCTATAAAGATTTAGCACAAGAATTGATAGATAACTTAAAAGCAACAGCAGAGTTTAAACTAATATTTGATCATTTATTGCCGATAAAAGATTATTCAGCGCTCGCTTTCTTGTATGGGGGAGATAGCCTTAGTCCGCTGATTAAAGAATCATCAATCATACTTGAACAGACAAAAAATACTCTTAACAATATTGTTGATTCATTATTTAATGACGATCAATTTGATTTAAATCCTGATATTTTAACTGCTAGATTAGAAGACACCTTAAAAGCTGACCAGACTGATACCAGGGGTAAAGGTACTGATTTAGAAAAAGAAATAGCGAAAATAATATTAAGAACGCCACTTTTAGTTCTTAAAGGCTTTGTCGAGGTAACAGATCCCGCTATCATATTAGCTAAATTAATTATTGACATTGCTAATAGTGTTCAGCAAGCAGCAATCGCAGCTGCAGAAGCTGCTTTGAATGCTGCAAAACAAGCAGCACGTGGAGCCTTAAGGGAATCAGAGAATGCCAAGTCGCAAACAGAAATTCAAGTTCGCGTCGCTGCATCACTAGCACAATCAACTTATGACTCAGGAATAAAAGACTCTCTAGAGTCGCTTGGTCATGCAGACGCTGTTACTTTTGATGTTAGCGCTGATGCTATCAGCGATTGGCAAGACACAGTGAAAGTAAATGATAGTCAAAAAGCAGAAATAAAAGCAAAGGCAGAGGAAGATCCTGAAACTTATGAGGCTATTTTAGCTTTCATTGAAACGGTTGAATCTCTAGAGGAGCTAATAGAAGTTTTTGTAGAGTTAGAAGAAACTGTAGAAACTTTAAAAGAAAAAGTTGCACAAATTCAAAATGAAATAGATACAAAATTAGCTGAAGCAAAGAAGATCCTAAAAGATATTTTTGCTTCTCCATTCCTGCTTCCAGGGCTATGGGCAGCAATGGTGCCAACCATGGTGCCTCTTGGAGGTGGTTTAATTCCACCGCCACCTGGCTTGTTTGTACCAACGCCACCGAGTACCATCCCTGGTATGATTTATTTAGCAATACTATTTATAGATGGAGTAGAGCAAGCTATACATAATTCTACGCAAAACACCAACAACGAAGATAATAATTGCAGTGATGAACTGTAGAGGTTTAAGCAAATGTCTGGAATAGGTCCAAAGTTACCATTATCACGAGATGTAGAAGAAGGTTTTTATGTTTCTAATAAAACGTATGCTGAGCAAATAAAGCAAAATTTCAAAAACTTACTTTTAACATCACCTGGCGAACGAGCCATGAATCCTGATTTTGGAGTTGGTCTAAGGGATGTGTTGTTTGAGCCAAGACCGGTTGCAATTAACAAGATTAAGCAAAGAGTTAATCAGCAAACGAAAAAGTACTTGCCATTCCTTGTGATAGAAGAATTAAACTTTGACCAAGGCGGCGATGACCAGTTTCATGTTGACTCAAACATACTTTCTATTGAAATACGTTTTTCTGTACCAAGTTTAAATTTAAATTCTTCAATAATTTTAAATTCTGAGGATAATTATAGCACATGAAAGATGAAACTAAAAAACTAATAAGATATACCAATAGAGACTTTAACTCTATTAAGCGTGGCTTGGTCGATTATGCTAAAAGATACTATCCAGATGTGTATAAAGACTTTTCTGAAGCATCATTCGGCTCGTTAATGCTCGATACTGTTTCTTATATTGGCGATGTTTTGTCTTTTTATCTAGATTATCAAGCAAATGAGTCGTTCCTTGATACAGCTATTGAGTACAACAATGTGTTAAGATTAGCAGAGCAAGTAGGCTACAAAGAGCATCTAAGCTCAAACTCTTTTGGTGTGCTAACAATGTATGTTATATGCCCAGTTGATGTAGACGGTTCTGGTCCAGATTTAGATTACTTGCCAGTTTTGAACAAAGGATCAAAATTTTCAACTACAGCTGGTCAGATATTTACGTTGGTTGATGATGTTAACTTTGCTGATCCAAACAACGAGGCTGTTGTTGCAACACAAGACAACGACGGCGCACAGACTGCGTTTGCTATTAAGGCATATGGAAATGTTATTTCTGGCGAGCTTACAGAGACAACCGTGAACGTTGGAGCATTTAAAAGATTTTTGAACATCCCAATCACTGAGCCAAATATAACAGAAGTTGTTTCAGTTGTTGATTCAGAGGGTCATGAGTATTTTGAGGTTGACTATCTTTCGCAAGACGTTGTTTATAGGTCTGTTGTTAATAAAGACCCTGATACACGAGAAACAACACCAAACATCATAATAACAACATCGGTACCGAGGCGATATACTGTAAGTAAAAAGTTTGGTCAAGTCTCATTAAAGTTTGGCTATGGTTCTGAGGATACGTTAAAAGCAGATGCAGTGACTCACCCTGCAAATGTTGTTTTAAAGCGCCATGGCAGAGATTATGATTCAGATCTTTCATTTGATCCAGCTAAGCTTATCCAGACTGATAAGTTTGGTATTTCGCCAGCCAACACAACAATGACAATTGTCTATAGGACCAATACTTCTGACAACAATAATGTTGCTAGTAGGGCTCTAAATACTGTTACTCTTCCTTTAATGACTTTTGGAGCAAATGCAACAGATGCGTCAAAAAGAAGTCTTGTTTCAAACAGCCTAGAAATTCTTAACGATCTTCCAATTACTGGCGATATTTCTACACCTACTTTATCTGAATTAAAACAGCGAGCAACTGATGTGTTTGCATCACAAAATAGAGCTGTTACTGCAGAAGATTACGAAGCTGTGATTTACAGGATGCCATCAAAGTTTGGAAAGATTAAAAGAGCAAGAATTTTGAGAGATCAAGATTCTTTTAAAAGAAATCTAAATTTATATTTACTGACAGAAAATGCTGATGGACACCTCGCTTTTCTCAACGGGATATTAAAAAATAACGTTAAGACATGGATCAATAGTTATAAAATGGTCAATGATACAATTGATATTTTAGATCCTAAAATTGTAAATATCGGTATTAGATTTACTGCAATTGTTAATTATGATCAAGACAAATTTGAAGCTCTCAACTCTGCAATATCAACAATATCAAATATGTTTACAGAGAAACTAGATATTGGTCAGCCAATTTATATAACTAATATTTATAATCATCTCAATAACTTAGAAGAAATTGTGGATGTTAGTAGTGTAGAGATCTTCTTAAATAGCGGCGGCTTGTATTCAGATCAAGAGGTTGACTTAAAACACATGACCTCAGCTGACGGTAGGATTTTATATGCTCCACCAGATACGGTGTATGAGTTAAGATTCCCTAACACTGATATTAAAGGAACAATTAAGTAATGGCTATAAAAAGATATACAGCAAACGCAGACAATACAATAACAAATGCCTTTGCCGCAGACTTAGTTACTAGAGGTACTGGCTCCAACATGGGTGCTGCTGATATACTAGAGGTTTTTTCTCTATATGGTCAAGGTAATTCAACCACATCAGCTGAATTGTCTCGTGCACTTGTACAATTTCCTGTTAGTCAAATTAGAAATGACAGGGTAAATGGTAATATTCCAGTTAGCGGCAGCGTTAGTTTTTATTTAAGAATGTTTAACGCTAAGCACTCTGAGCAGCTGCCACGAAATTTTACTTTAAATGTTTTAGCTGTTTCTCAGTCCTGGCAAGAGGGTACAGGATTAGACATGGAAGGTTACAAAGATATTACAAAAGATACGATCGATGGCTCGAACTGGAGTAATAGACAAAAAGGTGTAGCTTGGGAAAAGATAGGCGGTTCTTATCATTCGTCATCATATGTTTCTGGCTCAACGATGCCTAATTACACTGCTACTTTTTCAAACGGAACAGAAGACATTGATTTAGACGTTACTGAAGCGGTTGAAGAGTGGATAAGTGAAAACCAAGAGAATTACGGGTTTGGTGTTTTTCTTCCAACTGCTTCAGAGGCTTATAACTCTAATTCTTCTGGTGTTGATACCAGTATTCTCATTCACAATACTGCTGGCGCTCAAGCCAGTTTTTATACAAAAAGATTTTTCTCAAGATCGAGCGAGTTCTTTTTTAAAAAGCCATATATTGAAGCACGATGGGATTCAAGGGTAGAGGACGATAGAGGTAATTTTTATGCTAGCTCCTCTATGGTGCCTGGATCAGACAACGTTAATAATGTTTATTTATACAATTTTGTGCGCGGCTCGCTAAAAGATATCCCGCACACAGAGACTATTACCGTAAAACTATTTGCTTCAACAAATGGCACTCCATCCGGCAACAGCTTAACTTCAGCTACGGCAACTAAAATTAGCACTGGAGTATACAAGGCTCAGTTAACCATTGATACAGCGGAAACAGCGCTTCATGATGTCTGGTCTGGCTCTGTTGGGGGTCCGTATAAGACTGGATCAATATCTGTAAAAAGTCACGCGACAGACAATTTATTGTATAACAATACAAGTCAGTATGTAAGTAAAATTACTAACTTGAAACCCGTCTATGTTAACGAAGAGACAGCTAGACTTAGAGTTTTCACTAGAAGAAGAAATACGAGTCCAACAATTTACACTGTAGCTACATCAAATGTGCAGGGTGAAATTATTCAGAGCGCCTCGTATGAAATCGTGCGAATGGTTGATAATGCAACTGTGATACAAAATTCAACAGGTAGCAGCAACTATCAGACGTTTATGTCCTATGATACATCTGGCAGTTATTTTGACTTGGATATGGGCATGCTAGAGCCAGGCTACATGTACGGTATTAAACTATCTTTCTTTACGCTAAATGGCTGGAGAGAGCAAGAACAAGTATTTAAATTTAGAGTAGAAAATAATTAGTATAAAGTTGGTTAACACATGAGCATTAAAGACCTATTTGATAAAGGCAAGACATTTAAGATCTTAAGAGATAAGAGTCAGCAGGATCTGCTGGAAGATCTTGAGTCGCCCAGGTTTATTGATGCATATAACGACAAGCAGCAAAGATTTATCCCTGATACTGACTTTACATCTGCTTCTAACTTTGCACGATTTGGTCTTGCAGAAGAGTATTACAGAGAAGCGATAGAGAGAATATATACAACTTACCCTTATGATGGGTCTCTAGCAGAAAGAACAGAGTGGGAAAATCAAAGTGGCTATTTAGATCTTTTTATATTTGAGAATGAATATCCAAGAACTAATGGTTTTGTTAATATTAATCCAACAACCAGCTCTTATACTGGCGCTGGCACTAATAACGTACATAATAGTACCGCGCCAGAATGGATCTACGTTAAAGGTGGTCCTCATGCAGATCCAAATTCAGATTTTAAAAGCGATTTTTCTGCTGGTCCTGATGGTGTTGGCGTTTCGAAAGCAAATATTTATCATACAGGCAGCAGAAGAACAAATAACTTAGAGTTAGACTTTACAAAAGGTGTAACAACAGAATTTTGGATGAAAAAAGACGGTTTTCATGCCTCCACCGCAGCGGTAGAAGTTATTTTTAGTAATCAAGTCATTAACAGTCATTTGAATACGTCTTACTATTCAGTGCAAGTTAAAAACGATGCGCAGACTAAAATTAACTTGGCGGCAGTTTCTGGTACAAAAGGAAGCTCTACAACTGCACTTTTTACGTTAGACTCTGGCTTGACAACCATAGCAGATGGTAATTGGCACCATTATGCAGTAACGGCTAAAACAAAAAATTCTCAAACTGAAGCTAACCTATATGTTGACGGTGTGCACACAGATAGACAAGTTGACAGTGATGCTCTTGGTGCTGTTACCGGCACCATGGTTGCAGGCATTGCTGCTTTGCCAGCTGCCATTGATTCAAATTATGGTGCAGGATGGGGTAATATAATTTCTGCTTCCTTTGATGAGTTTAGATATTGGAAAGTTGAAAGAAACGCTCAGGAGATTGGTAGGAACTGGAGAACGCAAGTTAACGGCGGTACTAACACAGACAATTCCAAGTACGATGATCGCTTAAATACTGTTGATCTAGGTGTCTATTTCAAATTTAATGAAGGCATCGTTGGCAATTCAACAACAGACTCTACTGTTCTAGATTATTCCGGTCGCATATCTAATGGTTCGTTTAATAATTATAGCACATCGCACTCCAGAGAGACAGGCTCAGCGATAGTTTTGTCCGGCTTAGAAGCTACTGAGTTTAGAGATCCAATAATTTATTCAAGCCATCCTGATGTAGCTAGCCTGCTAGCATCTAAAGTAGCTTCTGGTTCTCTTCACGACACACAAAACTTTAACTCGATGTACAAATCTTTACCGGGTTGGATATTAGAGGAAGACGAAAAATCTTCTTTGCAGTTAAAAAATCTAACACAAATATTGTCTAGCTATTTTGATGATTTGTATTTGCAAATTGAAAAGCTACCAACACTCAAAGATATTAATTATCCTTACGACAATAGTTATGAAAAGCCACTGCCATTTGCACAAAGACTCTTATCAAGTCGTGGATTTGAAATGCCAGAGCTTTTTGCTGATGCATCTGCTTTGGCAAAATATCTTGAAAGAGATGAGAAAAAACTTTTTGAGAAAAAATTATATGAAGTAAAAAATATAATTTATCAAAACATTTATAACAACTTAATACACCTACAGAAAACTAAAGGCACGTTTAAGTCGCTGAGAAACTTTTTAAGATGTTTTGGCGTTGATGAAGACTTAATTAAGATTAATTTATACGCTAAAGACGATGTATATGAATTAAAAGAAAACACATCTAATATATCTATTAAGAAAAAGTATGCTGATTTTGATGATAGTGAAACCAGATTAGCGGCACAGAACAACACAACAAATTCGTATACAGCAACTGTGTATCAATACTATGATCCTGATGATAGCGAGTCAATATCATACATACCAGCGCTCGGCGCGCCAGGCAATCAAAACGCTAGAATCAGTGGCTCATTTACTTTAGAAGCCGAAGTTATATTTCCAAAATTATCAACTAGAGAGACTGCAGCCAATCAAGAAATTTCTTTATTTGGCTTGCACAATGTTATTGCTAGCAATACCGACCTAGCTTTTATATCAGCTTCATCAGGCGATAATGCTAGTTTTAATATTGTTGCGACAAAGCAATCAAATAATGCTAGTGATGTAAAGTTTTCTATTAAAGGTTACGATTCTTTTTTAACAGATCTAGAAACAGATAGTGCATATGTTAATGTTTATGACAATGAAAAATGGAATTTTGCTTTCCGACTTAGACCAACAAAATACCCAGTAAAGCCACACGTAAGCGGCTATTATGAACCAGCTGCCTCAGCGTATACTTACGAACTTTACGGCGTTAACTATCTTGCTGGAGTGCAAAAAAATGAATTTACAATAAATGGAACTATGAGTGCTGCTGATGCCTTAAAGTTCTTTATAAGACCAAAACGAGTTTTTGTTGGTGCGAATAGAGTTGACTTTGAAGATGCGCTCATTAGGCAGTCAGATGTCAAAGTTTCTTCTGTTAGATATTGGTTTGATTATATACCCAACGAGACCATCAAAGCTCACGCCAAAGACGCATCAAATTTCGGCACAACAAATCCTTTTGAAGGCGCAACATCCTTGGTGACTGGAAGCATCTTTCAGCCCCAAACAGAGACGCTTGGCTTCCATTGGACATATGAAAACGTCACAGGCTCTAATGCTAGCGGACAGTTTTTAGTTAAAGATATATCATCTGGCTCTGCCGAAGTTAGAGCTAAAAGAGCTTATGGAACATTAAGCGCATTTACTGGCTATAAATACACTGGCAGGGGCTCTCACTTTGTTTCTGATGTAGGCTATCGTAACCAAGCAGTTGATGTAGAGTTTATTCCATCTGCAAAGCAAAAGCTACCTGAAGTCGTTAATAGCGATGACATGATTAAGATTTTAAACAAACAAGACGATGTAGTTTTTACAAGAGAAACAACTTATGTCCAGCATATTATATCAATTGAAAAAAGCATGTATCAGGTTATTTCTGATGAAATGATTCGCCGCTTTGCAACGATTGTTGACTTTAACAACTTGATTGGCGAGCCAGTTAATCGCTATAGACCAAATTACAAAAGACTAGAAAAGCTTCGAGATTTATTTTTTGAAGACATCGAGAACGACCCAGATCTAGAAAAGTTTTTAGAATATTATAAATGGATAGATGATGCAGTTACTGTGATGATAGCAAAGCTTCTGCCGGCTTCATCAAATGTTCCAGACATGCTTAGAAACATGGTTGAGAGCCATGTGCTTGAGCGCAGCAAATATCACTTTAAGTTTCCGACTTTAGAAGAAAAAACTATTGAGCCAATGAGTTCTTTGAAGAATCATTTAACTAATCCATCTTCAAAGTTAACGTCATACTCTAAAGACACCTTATCTAACAGAAATAACTTGTCTGACGCAGCTTTGATAATAAGTAAGATTGGTTATGATGGTGCTCGTCCTCACCCTCCAGAGTCTCCAATTCCTCAAAATAAAGGAGCAAATTGGTGGAAGTATAAAGCCGAGAGAAGCTTGGCGGATATAACATCAGGCGATGCTGATGTTGACAATAATAGAGAAACTATCAGACAAAGAATAAGCAGGGTTGTATCTGGCTCAACAGCCACGTTAACACAGAAAGACGGCACCAGGTACGCCGCCTCTACACAGTACAACGATGCTTCGACACCATTTTTAAACTACAGTGCGCAAAAAACAAACACACTAAAAGGTGGCTCGAATCCCGTTGAGAAAAATAAATATGATTATTATAAAGGTGTTATACGATGGAACGACAGCAATAGAGGCATTGATTTAGATTTTTCCAGTCAGAAGACATTTGTTGATTTTAATTTTGCTGCTATTCCAGACCAACTGGAAGAGAAGAAAGTATTTTTAAATACTGAAGTCCGAACTTCTTTAATTACTCCTTTTGCTCTCCACTCTTCATCTGTTAACACTGGCTACCAAGGTTCATTCTCCAGTCACATTGGAGTTGATTTTACTGCTTTACATGAAGATAAGTATGGAAATGAATCTGAAAGACCAATGCAGGGTCCATTTACAGAGCTGCATGTTGGCGGTGCACAACATCGCCATATAAAATTAAATCAAGGATCAGATAGCAGCACTAGCAGAGCTGAGGGGTGGTTCTTAAAAAGAGAGACAAATACTTCTTACAAGCTCATCCATCCCGCTGCTAGCGATACATCACTTCCATATGCAACAATGACCAGGGATCAGCTTGCTAAGCGACCGGTTAATATTAGAAACATTCATATGACTGGAAATACTCCAACAATTGCAGGAAATTTTCTTAATAGATATGAGTATGTTAGTACGGTAAGTCCTGAGGCTAACGATCCATTTTTTGTTAAAAATGTAGATAGTTTAAACTCACATGTGCCAGAAATGTATAAGAGCATAATGTACGAAGATTTAATAGGCACACAGCCTGGGTTTAACAGAGCAACATACGGCTACAGGCAGTTTAGATTGTTAGATCGATCCTATATAGCTGGGACAACCAAAAATAAAACAAGAATTAGATCTAAATTTAGTTCGCCAGGAGATATAGAAACAACCTCTAGAGGGTTCTTAGATCCAGCACACGAAACGTTTGCTGTTGGCAGCACAGTTAATTTTAGAAATTCATCAGCTAGAACAATCTTTAACACGCAGATGCAGGCTCACCAAGGTCAGTTTGGCGTAAGCACGCATGGAGCTGGCTCTACATCGGCGCGTGTCTTTGGGTTGTCAATGCGCGAGAAGCTTGGCAGTGTTAATAAAATTAATTATATTGTTGGCGTCGACGGCGCAGCAAAACACAAAATTCATAGAAACAACATTGAGAGATTAGAGCTATCCGGCTCTGCTTCTGATATAAGCTCTATGGCTGCAGTCACTGCATCATCTTTTGACAATGCTTTTGTATCTCATATGATTCCTAGAACAGATAATCAAACAAGATGGATAACAGCATCATTAATTTAATATATAATCTAATTATATGAGTAGGTTGAGGTAAGAAATGGCTATAAGTGGATCTTTAAATTTTATAACTTCAAGTAAATTTGCCATAATATCTGACGGAGGTTCGCCAACATTTGGTGATGATGAGTCGGCAGAAAATGGCTTGGATGGAGTTTTATATAATTTTGACTTTGTTGGCTTAAATGTTGGTATTAATGAGCCTATCAGTTCCTCTGCAAATACTTTAGGGTACCCTGCTGACGTTGATGTCGCGGAGTATATTAACAATAAAAAGCCTGGAGGCACATATTTAGTTGAAGAGTTAACTAGCGATCATCGTGCCAAAGTTTTAAATCCGCTTTTGCACCACCGTAATGGACCTTATCAGCATCCATCCTGGAAGCAAATAAGAGGCGGGAATCACCCAATTGCGCGCCTTCACAGATCACAAAACACAATGTCAATTGATTTTAGCCAGCCAAGAAAGAAGGTTGTTAGTTATGATTTTGATGAAAACTATCCACAGCCACCTGAGGCTCTTAACCACGTATTGATTGTTAGTAGATCTAATGGTAAAACACATCCTAGTTTAAGACACTTTTATGAACCAGCGGTTATTTCACACCACAAGCCCATGAGTTATCGCATCGGCGCTGTGACTTTTAGACAGCCCGTACACAATGAAATAAGTTATTTTTCTAATCAGATTCTAAACGAAAAGCTTGATGTGTCAGACGGAGATATTAATACAACTTCGTCTTATAAAGATAAAGAAATTTATTATAGAACACTTCATATTGCTAAAGCAATTGGCGCAACTAACTTTTTATACTCTCAAACAATCTTTCCAAGAGGAATCAATACTTATAGAAAATTTAAGCTATTGAAGCCAAACTATGAAGAGGTCGCAGGCACCGGACCAAATGGATATGACCGTGCGCTTAATAGAAGCTTTTGGTCTGATACAGCAGACGGAAGACTTCGAACTGCTTTTCAGGCTTTAAACTCTCAAGAAACAAGGCAGGATAATACAATTAGTAATTTGTATTCTGCAATTAATTTTAGTGATGGCTATGGCGCTTCACCTCAAGCCAGCAGAACTGGCTCAGGAGATCCTGCTAGTGGTTTTGATTTTGGTGTTGAGTTTGTACCATATCACTATACTTTAAATGTTGCAGTTAGCGGAAACTCTTCGACTGATCGTCCAAACAACCACAAGATTGCTTTTACACATAATGGAATTGTTGCTAATCAAATTAATACAATGTCGGGTACTTTAAATGAATTTGGCGAGCCAGCTGATGGTCGTGCACCTTTTGCGATTTTGGATGCTTACCAGCCTTATCCAATATCTCTTTTAAGTAAATGGCCATTAGAGGTTCGTGCAGACATATATGATAAGCCTCATTATCTCACATCAACTTTTGGTGGAAACGGGCTGATGATTGGTTTGACGCCTAATTCTCTTTCAGCTAGTTTAGCAGGTTTAGGTAGCTCAAGCTACGCTGCAAGAATTACTGCTACTTTTGGTATGGTCACTAGATCTGCCGGAGAGTTAGTTTATAGCACAAAGCCTACTATTTTCTTTAGACAGGTACCTGGAACGACAATTGATTTTTCTGATAAAACTAATCGATTTTTTGCGGCTGGTGGAGTTGGAGATTCATATAAGAATCCCACTAATTCTCTTGATGCTACTTACGCTCATCCTTATCCTTTTGGAACCTATGGCGGCTTTAAGACAAATACAAAGATATTGGGATATTCACACGCCACAGCATCATTGCAATACCATAGGCATGTTTATCCTTATAACACGCCTTTTTGGTCGACTCATAAAATTATTGGTAGAAATCCAATGTATAATTCGTATGAGGCTTTTATTGGCTCTGAATTAGACACAGTTTTTAAAGAATATTCAATATTGCCAGAATTTAGATTTGGAGACCATCTTGAGTATTATGACAAATTAATTCAAGAATATGAAAAGTTTCCAGGACCAGTTTTTGAAGCTATTAAACATGAGGTGCAAGATGATAAGCTTAAGCTGGCAAGAGCTGCAAAAGCAGATCTATTTGGCTTGTTTAGCCAGAAAGAGATTTTTAAGTATCACAAATTAAACTTCTTGAAACTTGATGGTGCAGACCATACTGCCAGCTCGGACTTACAATCGCTAAAAGACTTAGATCCAAGCACAGTAAACTATGAATATGATGAGCTGGTTGGTGCTGTTGCCGAGCCAACATTAGATCCCTCTGTACCATCAGCTTTATCCAACGTTCAAGCTTATAAACGATCACAAGAGGCAGTTAATTTTTATTCAAAATATTCACACACAGATAGATTAATTAATTTTTCAAACTTAATGGCTCAAAATAAAAGTCTATTTACAAACGATGATACAACAATACCATCAAAAATCACGTTTAAATGTAAAGCCGTTAAAAAACTTTTGCCTTATGATGGGTTTTATCCTGTTACAAGAACAGTACAGATAGGTAATTATCTTAAGCAAGCTTTTGGTTCTGATGCTATTCTGTCTTCTCAGCAAGTTTCAGCCTCTGGAAAAACTAGTATTCTAACAACTGATGAGAAACTACAAGGGCTACTGGAACACCTGATGGCTCCTGGTGTATTTTATAATTCAATTAAATCTGGAATTGCAGTTGATTATCCAGTTATTCAAACAGATCTTAATAGGAATAGAGCCAATACTGGCCGCGGCGGCGAAGGACTTATCAACACCAATGTTTTTCATTATATCCCAACAGATACCGTTGATGATCCAAATGTTTTAATACAACTTGTGGGTTCAAATTCGCTAACTAGTTCATACGGATATGGAGGATTTCAATCTGTTGGTGCTGCACCGGTTTTACCAGCAATATTAAAAAAGAATGCGTTCAGCGCTGGTCTGCAGTCAAGTAACCCCACCGACCGGGATTTTAATATTGGTAATTTTTCATCTAGATTGCCTTTTGAGTATCTTCGCAGCGTTTCATCCATTAAAGAGTTTTTTAAAAAAGGAGATGGAGAGTTTGCTAAAATAACTCACATGTTTGAAGATTATATTGATTTAGTACGAAACGATGAGACTCAAGGCACATCGCCGAACATGTTTTCTTCTTCAGCTCGTGGTCAGGGATGGAATTTTTTCATTGAAAACCCAACTTCACCAAAAGCACAGAATTTTGGTCAAGTTGCATATGAAAATTCTGTACAGAATTATCTAGCCGAATCAATGCATTTCTTCTTGGATGACATTCAGCCAAATGTTAAAATGCCAATATTGTTTTCTAATTTAATGGAAGATGATATTAACTTAGATATTGATAAGCGTTATCATGCCGGAATTACTTTGCAAATGGGCAAAGACCAGGTAATGTGTGAAGGTCCTAGAAATGCCGGCATGCATATCTCTTCATCTCAAGAGTTTGGCGAACGTGATTCAACTTTAAATTATAGAATTACTGAACAGTCTGATCCATATTATATTAGTCGACAGCCATCTTTGCGCGGCTACTTGTACGGTGGTCCTTGTGAGATCGTTGATGCTGGTGCAAGCTTTGTAACTGCTGTTTCATCTTCTGGTAAAGTTGCTAGCAGGTTCAGCTTAGTTAAAACTGACCCTGAAGGCTACTATGCATACAACCTGCAAGATCCTGCGTATCAAGCATTTACACCGCCGTATTTTTATGGCAAGAGTAGTTTAATATTTAATTTTGAACCTGAATCTAGTGTTACAGACTTATCTTCAATTTTTGCTTCTTGCCAAAGCACTTCAGGTTCTATTTTTGAAGAGCTGTATGATTTAGAAAACGGACTGGCTAAATCAGTGCCGACAACTAGCTCATTATCTAAAAAATCTGCAAATAGGATGAAGATTGATGCTAGTGTTGATATTTTTAACCCGCTGGTGCAATTCACAAACTTAACAAGCGGGCAAAAGCAAAAAGTTTGGTATATTACACCAAAATGGATTTGCCCTGTGCTTGATTTTTCGTCTTCATTTGCAGCAGTTGAAGAAGTTAAGTATACAAACAATCCAACTTTAGTTTCAAAAGAAAAAGTACGTAAGTTTAAGCTTGTAGAGAACATTTATCATGACGATACCACCGGAAAGTCAATGTGGGGTGGCTATGGAACTGATCCTTATGACTTTGCAGCAATGGATGAGATTTATGCTAGAGAGGGTAAAACTGCCACTGAATTTGAAAAAGGCATATACTTGTCTGTTGATGAAACTTTACAACAACAAAAAAATACCGTTTCTCTTGATGTTGATTTAAGATCTGATTTATCAACAGCAAGGTCTTCTTTTATGGATAGACAACAATCTGCAACCGATTTTACAACTGGCTCGATGCTGTCAGATTTAAGCATATTTGATACTCAAAGAGTGCCGATTGGAAAAATGGCTCAAAGTAAAGAAATACATGAAGCTATAGCTATTATTCCTTACTTTGAAAGACCGCTGAGTTTTGGTCTTTCAGCAAAAGCATCACAAACAAAACTGCCAGAATTGGGCGGCGAGATTTATGAAACTAGAGAGATAATCCCTGGCAAGCACTTCTTGCCTATTAACAAAGGAGTATTTGAAAATATTCTAAGTGTTATGTTGACACATATTTTATATGATCCAGGTGATCCAAAGTATGGACAATTTTTTGGCTCTACATTAACTGATTACACTGATGCAAAGGCAACTGATTGCGGCAGAATGATATCCGCTCTGCTTGGAGATCCAATTAGAAACAGCAAACCCGCATACCAATTGCCTCCAGAATTTGATTTTATAAATAATGCTGCAGTTGATCCCTTTCAGATTATGATCATGCCATTCTCTCACAAGCTTTCAAAGCAAGATTTAGTTAATATATATCAAGGCATTATGCCTGATATATCCATACGTTTGCAAAAAGTTATTGAAGAAGTGAGCGTTCGACCTACAGCTGGCATGGGCAATCCAAATTTATACCCCCCTGTTGATTTAGGTCCTGGACTACAAAACGTTAGCCTTGCTTCGTTTGGATTAGCTAACTTCTTGTCGCCAGCGGCTTTAAATGCCAGCAAGGGTCCTTTTGGTCAGCTTGTTGCTGATTCAAAAAAAATTATGGAGCTGCCGAATTGGACGTCAAAAGATTTTTACAAAAACTTAAAATTTATGACATTTAAAATAAAACAAAAATCTATAAAAAATTATGATAGATACAAAAATAGACAAGTATCTTTAGGATTGCAAGCTAAGTTTTTAGATTCCAATATTAATTCTTTTGAGCTAGACATGTCTTCAGATCACAAAAAATATTTATATCAAATATTTAGAGATGAGGTGTACGGAACAAATTGGCCATATGATAATTTTTCATTAATTGAAGCGATTAAAATGGATATAGAAATTGGAGTTGATAAGTAGTGGAGTTTTTTAATAAAAAGCAAGACGTAATAGAGCTAAAGCTAACTCAGTTTGGTCGGCATCTTTTGAGTGCCGGTCGGCTTAAGCCAACCTACTATGCTTTTTTTGATGATAATGTGATATATGATTTAAACAAAACAGATGCAAATGTCACTATAAGCGAGCAGCAAAACACTGCGCAAGAGCGCATAAAGGAAACACAACTAGTAAAATCTCAAGTAAGCTTCTCGTCGCTGCAAAAAGAATATGATGATGCTGGTGATCACTACTCAAGTGTAGAAAATGCTTATGATAATTTTCAAAAAAGTGCAGAGAAGAATTATTTGTTGCCGCGCCCGATTGGAACTAGCAAGATGAATTCTAACTTTTCACCAGCTTGGAATGTAAATTTTTTAAAAGGATTTATTTCCAGCTCGGCTCCTTCTTTGGTATTATCAAGTTCTCATGGTGGAAAAAATGAGCTGAATATCCCTCAATTGTTTTCTCATATGCAAGTTGACGTATTTTCTAATGATGCAGATTCTGCTAATGGCAGCTTGCCATCTGATGAGCAGTTGGAAGTTGTTTTTGATTTAGAAAATTCTGAAGAAATTGTTGATTCAGATAATTTGTTTTTTCTTTTAAAAATTGAAGAGCAAAATAGTGAGTTTCAAAAAAAGAATTTTGATATAGAAATGTTTGAAGTCGAAGAAGAATATACAAACGATGGCATTAAGTTGAATGAAACAATTAGACCGCTTGTTTTTGCGCCTACTACTATTGACAATCTACAAGCGTTAGAGGCAAAAAACATTTTAGCAGATGAGAATTATGCTGATTATTATTTTGACTTGCTCGTCGATGATGAAATTGATGATGCTGTAATATGTCAGTATGATCCAATTCGTCAAAAAATGGGTGTGTTTGCTGATGAAAGAGCAAAGACATGTGAAGAGGTTGAAAAAGAAGAGTCAGAGAGAGTATTCGACATTTATGATGACGAATCAGACTTCCCAGGGGAAATTTGCTAATGGCTTACGATGTAAATGAAGGCACAAATTTCTTACCTCACGTATATTGTGAAAAAGTTATTTTAGAGACCGGTCGCCAAAAGGTTGAAAAAGCCGGCGACGAGGCAATAAAGAAAGAGAACCAGTCGATTGATACAACTTCTTCCAATGATAATATAACTGTCACTTTAAAGCTACAGCTTTTAGCTAATGTTAGCACGATAAATAATTGGCTATCAACAGATGCTAGCGCTTTTTTAAAGGATGTTAATTTGTTCGATGGACTGTTTGTTCAGGTTGTTCCTGTTTTTGGCTCACAAATAAGGTCGCTTAAAGCAAGCTACTTACCTGCTAATCTTGGTGACAAAGAACCAACAAATATATACGTTGCAGGTCGGCAGTTAAATAATGAGGATTGGCTGCCATATGGTGCAGTCGGCGATTCAAAAGCATCTGCTGGAAATTGGTCAAACATAGTATTAAGCACGTTAGCAGTTGAGGGTAAAATTCCCACACCAATTAAAGTTTCAACGGCTACCATTTTTGGAGAAGGGCAAGCAGCTAGCTTAAACGACGCTTTGTTGCAAGGCAAGATAAGAGAAAAAAATATTGATGGTCAAGTTTATTATATTATACCAATGACGTATAGTTTTGTCTTTTCCTCTCAAGTAAAAAATCTTGGATTTATGTTTTACTCTTTAATTCATACTCCTTATATTGTTGATAAATTCTCAACAGCCGGCGGTTCTCTTAGTGGTAACGCAGCTGGTGTTCGCTTCGGGTCTATCAATGCCGAAATTGTCCTTGAAAATGGCGTAGCTCCTGAAACCAGGGAAGCGTTTACAACGCCCACTGGGAAATATTGGGAGGGCTCTGTTCACCATCATGCGACAGGTATTAATCCAGATCAAAATAACTATCAAGGTGACGGTAGTTTTGGACCTAATAAAGGCTGGATGGCAGGTCAAAGGCACATACCAGGCGCACAGCAGCCTAAATTACAACTCAATCAAGTTGCAAACTACAAGATTGACGATTTTAGAACAGGAAAAGGTCCTAAGATTATTGACAATGTTTTAGGAATTCTTCCTGTTACAGAAAATTCATCTACGTTAGCAATCAAAAGAATAGATAGCCTAATAGGCGACTTTCAAAAAGAAACAAAGAAAGACCTTGAAAGAAAAAATGATGATGAATATTCAAAACTATATTTATCCAGAGACGCATCGGGCGCAGCCAGAGGCTTGTTTTTTATAAATATTTATAATTTTTTACGAAACAACTCAGAGCTGTTCAGTTCTCTGCAGGGACCACAAGGCATGATGACTTCAAGTCTAAATGAAATAATTGAAAATTGTAAAATTTTAGAATTAAAAGTATACAGAGATAGAGTTGAAGAAAAAAGTATATCTGGTAGAAAACAAAAAATATTTAAAAATGATACTTTCTATGAGCAGTCATCGTCATTAATTGGTGTCTTGTCTGACATTGAGACTTTTGGAGACCCAACTCAAACAAAACAATTGCATGAAATGTCTTTATCAAATGTTTTCGATGGTCATAGATATTTTGTCTTTGAGGACAAAGGCACAATTGGATTGACCGCTGGAGCCTATCAGTATAGAATCGAAATTAAGTTTAAAAACGGCACATATGAATTTATGAACACATATATTCAACGTTTAGAACTAATCCGCTCTAAATTACAGCAGTACTATCAACTTTCTCTAAGTGGAATACCTATTGATCAAGACAATAAAGTATTTAGAAATTCAATTATTTCGAATACGTATAAAGGACAAAGGTTTAAGCAGTATTTCGACGATCAATATGGCACGTTTGTGCCAGAATTTGCCGATACAATACTTGAAGAAGAATTTTCTGAAAGTAAGTTTCGCTTGGCAGGTGATAGTTTTTATATCTTCGACTCTGCTATTTTTGAACTTTCAAAAACAGGACAATTTTTTGATTTTATTAAGGACTATAACGATATTGGAAATGTATTACTGTCTATGGTTAGTCCAATTTATGGCTCGCCACAAGGTATTAGCCATGTGATAAAAATTTATGATGCCCTAATAGGCAGACTGGAAGCTGTAACACGTATTAAAAAATATAAAAATGGCGGTTCTGATTTAACTTCAAAAACAAACACAGTTACGAACTACCAGGGCGGCTCTAGCTCTCCTATTTTTAATATAATCGATGATAGCCATGAGTTCGATGATCCATCCTCGCTTTACAAAGTTACACAAAATAACGAAGTTTTCGTTGATTATTTAGAAGTTCATCGTAGCCGCTTGCAAACAATAATTCAAGGCTTAAGGTCGGTTACTCCTGAATATTTTAAACAAAGGTGCCAGCTTGATGCGGCAAAGTTTTCTACTTTTGCTAATAATTCGGAAGGATTTACTAATGTTGATATTGCTCGCTTGGTGCCCGATCAAGCTTTTTATTCTAACGCTGACAACTTCAAATTGGCTGTTAAGAATAATTTTGCTGGACCTACAATAAAAACGGTATCTGTCTCAAAAGATACGTTAGATAAAACAGCTTATAGCTTTTTATCGCCATCTATTGTTTTTTATAGAAATAGATCAAATAATAAATTAATGTTTTTTGATTCGTTCAGGTTAAACGCTAACGAGAAATTAAATACATTAGGCGGTAACTTGCTAGGTGCTAGTTTGCAAGGCGCAGATTATGATTTTTTGCTTTCTCATCTTGTTAACTTTTCATTAGAAAACAAAGAAAACAACGCAACACCCACAGATACGAACTTTCATCCTTTTAGTGAATCTTTAGGCTCAATGTCCGCTTTGCTTGGAAAGTTAAATATTACAGCACATTCTGTATCAAATTTTAATGATTTTTATGACAAGGAGCCAGGTGCTGTCAATGGGGCTCTAGATGGAGTTTTAAACAGCTTTAAAGACATTTTTCCTTTAAAAGTACAAGATCATTCAGATGGACCGCTCAATATAGATTCGCTTAAGTTAAAATTGTCAGAATTTCTAACAAGAACAAACATACAGGGCATTAATCTTCCTGCGGCGAATGTGCTAGGTGGTATTAGTAATTACTATACACAAAAATTACAAATACCCAACAACTTTAAACTTTATGATTATTACACTAACAGAAAAGCTTATGGCGTTCCAACAGATGATTTAAATCCAGTTTTTAGAAAAGCTTTTGAGGCAACAAAGCAAAATAATTCTATGTTATTTTTTAATTTTAACATGACTGCAAGAGTCGAAGTTTTTATACCAAATACTGCACTAAGTGCTAAAGATGATGAGGGCATGTGGCGCTTGCTAACTGAGGCAGATTTAAATTTAAATGACAGTAAAAAACTTTTTTGCAGGCTTAAATATTTTAATGAGTCTTTGCTTGGAAATATTGAAATACCAACATTAAATAAGCATTTTTTAATATACAACGGTGCGAATCAAAGTGTTCCAGCAGTAACAAACAAGATAGCTGCTAGTTCTGTGCCATCTTCAATAAAAAAAGCAGCTGCTGGCTTCTTGAGACAAAAAAATATAAAGGAACTGGGCACAAGAGTCGCTGAAGCTCCAGCTAATCCTGTGCGCACGCCATCTCGCACACCAAGACCTCTTGATCGCGCTCGCGGCAGCGTAACGCCAGCTAGATCACCACGGCGCGCCCCACAGACAGCAACCGGTCGTGCAGCCACTCCACCTCCAAGTCGTTCCACTCCTGCACGATCTACACCATCGACAGCACCTCGTAGCACTACGCCAAGAACAGGCGGCACAGGTGGCGGTGGAGGAGGAGGATACTAATGTTTCATAATAGTTCTGGTGATAAATTTTCAAATAAGCCAACATCCGAAAAAATTGAAGCCGCATTTGGCGATCCTGTCGATCAGGATGAGTCAGGCGAAGATTCTGAGTTCAGCTCTGACCCGTTTGGCACTGGCAATGCAGCTGCGACAGAAGAGGGAGGCACAACCAACAATCAGCAAATTTATAGTAATCAAGCTCCAGATGAAGAAGTAAAAAGTGCGCTAGACTTAATTGGTAGTAAGGAGTATTTTGATTCACTTCAAGATGGTGCTGGCACCAGCGCTGGTGTAAGAAATCAAGAGTTGGCTCCAGGGCTTTCTGGGCAAGAGGTTGAAAAAACAAGCTGGGCTAAGACTGCTATGGAGAAAAATGAGGATCTTTTTGTAGATCCAAAAACAGATGGTAGATATCTAAGTGATTTTCTAGCCGAGCTAGTTAAAAGAAAAAAACATGAATTTGCAGATAACTCTTTGATTAAACAACCGACTGTTGGCAAGACAAAGACAATTGTAGATAACAATTCATACGCTTTGGTGCCTAGGGATCCGTCGGACTTTAGAAAGTACGATCCAAATCTCAAGAAGTCTGTGCAGGGCAATGTTTCATTGTCTGCTTTTGCTGGGAAAGATTTATTGCGAATTGCTCTTGGTAGAAACTGGGATTTTTCATTTTTAAGTGCAGGTCACAGCGAGCAAGTTTTTGGTATGAATTGGCGTCCACCAAGCTTGTTTCAGGATGAACAAGTAGACCTTGAAAGCTGTGGACCTCCTAAAATGGTAAACATCGAAGGTGCTCTGCAAGATGATTTGGGCTCGTTAGCAACAGAGGAAAAAATAGTTGTTAGTTGCGATATGCCACCGAAAGGAAACGCATTTGGCGGCTTGGCTGATGCAGAAGCTAAGTGGGTTAGATTCACTAAGTTTGGTGTTACCAATGATTTAGCATCATGCCCGCCAATAATTAACAGCACACAAGTTTTTTATGATCATTACCACGAGGGTCAAAATCCTTTTAATCCTGAAGAACAACAAACAAAAGTCGTGCCAGCTAACGCTCAAGTTTATAATCATACAAATTATTACAATGAAAGAATTGATAGTTCAGAATATGAATCGATATTATCTTCAAGAACTCAATTGCATAATTGTCTACCAAGCATTTACGGACTAGCAAGTTTTGTTACGAGGCTTGGTACCAATCCTGCATCAATTTTAACCTATCAACAATCAATAGAAAAGTTTTTAAGCTTTTATTATGTTCAGACACAATCATATTTACAAAGTGCTTTAAATGCATTAGGACCAACTAAACAAAGTCAAACAGCTTTTGATACAAATATTATTTATAAAAGACCTTTCGAAGTGCTGTTTAGTTTATATGGCTCAATGGGCACCCAGCAATATGATCCCCTACAAACTTCTGTTTTAAACTTAGGATATGATAATCCTTTAGCTGTTACAACAAATATTGTTCAGAGAATTATTGATTCAAAACGCAAGTCCGCAACTTCATACTATGGAGACGTTGACAGCTTTTTTGAAACATATTTCAATGAGTACGCTTACAGAATAACACAAGACTCACAGCTAAATCAGCCTTTTGGTGACAATACTAAAATGGCGTTGTTAGAAAAATCTTTTACAAATATTATTTTTGATCCTGGCGTTGAGACAAAGCTTGATTTTTTGATTGATTTATATAAAGATCGATTTCCTTTTTACACTGAAATAAGCTTTACAACAGCAAATTTTTCAGATTTAGGTCAAAAAATACATGATTTAAATTTAAATAATTTATTCATATACCACCTAGCAGAATCAAATTCCCAATTTAGGGTTAATAGATTCAGAGAAAACACAACGCTTCTTGGGTTGCTGGATGTGCTATTTCCTCCAGTATATGTACCCCCAGCAAATATTGAAGCTATGACATCAGCGCTGTTGCCTGAATCTGATGAGCCTGAAACTTCCTCTATTTTTGCTGGATTACTTGCTGAAACAGTTGAGGATACAGAGGCGTCTGTAGAAAACCAAGTTGACACTGGTGTTGATATACCTGCTGAATCAACTTTGTATGATAAATCTTCTATCGCACCTTTTGTCGATTATAATTATGAAGCGCTTGTATCCATCAACAACGATGGAACAACAACCACAGAGACAACTCAAGTGCCTGTAGAAAATGAAAAGAGAATAACTGATATTTTTGAAATGCTTAACAACTATGTTGAGTCAGGTATTGAAAATTATTTTGTAGATTTTGATAGTGACACATTTGACATAAGAAATTTTGTCTCTCATATGCGTGCATCTTTTGACACGCCGGCACAAAAACAGGGAGAGTTTGGAGAGAATTTAAATGATTTTCTAGCCAAGACTGCAGGTGTAATACTTAGAAATGAACTCTTCTCAATATATCAAACAAATAAAAGATCTTGGCTTGACATTATGGAAGGCAAGCCAGCTTATACGGAAAATTTATTTTATAGAATTGAAAAGTCGTTAGTTACTGAAGCTAGCGATCGTCAAGTTATACAGAATATTTTTATTCCAAATCGTAATAAAACTCCCGACGCGATTATCAAATTTGTCGATACGCAGGTTAAGTATCATACAGATATGAAATATAAGTATAGAGTTTTTGTTCATCGTGCTGTATTTGGCGCTAAATATTATTATAGGTGGTTTACTGGCTCTGACGAAGGCGAGGCGTTTTTATCAAATCAAGGACCATATCCAAGAGTTGGTGCAGCAACCACCACTGATGAGCAGCTTGAGCAACTACAAGAAGACGGTACCAGGTTAGCAGGATTAAACTTTTACAACCCTACAACGCCCGATGGTACAAGCGCTGCTGATATGCCGGGTGAAGAAGATGGCATGCTAGACGCATCAAAGTTTAATCACTACGAGCAATTTTCTGCAGTATTCAAAGCAATTGTTGAGCCTTCAGTTAAAATTGTTGATGATCTTTTATTTGAAACACCAGAAATATTAATTATGGATAAGCCACCAGTGCCTCCTTTTGTTGACTTGGTGCCATACCGCGCTGTTAATAATAGAATCAAAATTTTGTTTGATGGGCTTGTTGATCGATTTAGGGCTGAGCCAATAGTCTTGTTGGAGTCTGATGAGGAGCAATTTGCTAATGCAGCGAAAAGCCAATTTGCTTACGATGGCAAAATTGAGTTTGGCTCAGATGACCCTATATCTACATTCCAAATATTTAGGACAGAAAAACATCCTGAGGTTTATGCTGATTTTGAATTTTACCAAGCTGTCAATGCTAAAGTGTTTGAAGAAACAATCCAGCCTAATAAAAAATATTTTTATATTTTCAGAGCAGTTGATCCGCACGGTCATGTATCGAACCCAACTGCAATTTATGAGGTTGAACTAATTGATGAAGCAGGTGCAGTTAAGCCAAAGATAAGAACTGTAGACTTTAAAAAGCCAGACTTAACAGATGATGTAAAAGATGTTAAAAAATACATAATGATAAGACCATCATTAAAACAATTATATAATTCACAAAACCCAGAAGTGGATAGCATCTTTTCATCTGGTCTTAACAAAAAGAGAAAAAAATATAAGCTACGATTAACATCTAAAATGACTGGTAAGAAAATAGATGTTAATTTATCATTTGAGAAGAAAATTAAAAATGGTGCCTAACATTAACATTATTAAAAATATCAACTATTTAATAAGAAAGGAGTACATGCATGGCTTTCTTAGATAACTCTGGCGACATTATTTTGGACGCCGTTCTAACAGACACTGGAAGACTTAGATTAGCTCAAGGCGATGGAAGTTTTAAAATCGCAAAATTCGCATTAGGTGACGATGAGATTAATTATGGTCTATATGATAAGAATCACCCTAGTGGTTCTGCTTACTATGATCTGCAAATTTTGCAGACGCCCTCTCTTGAGGCGTTTACAAACAATACGTCAAACCTAAAGACAAAGCTTTTAACAATTAGCAGAACAAATATTTTGTTTATGCCTGTATTAAAGCTAAATCGCAATAATACCGGCGTAGCTACCAACCAGCCTGCATCTTCAAAAATGTATGGCAGGCAAGGTGCTGCTAGTGGAACAGATACATCTGATACAAGATTTTATGTTGCAGTTGATGAAGATACATATAGAGTCCTGTCGACAGCCAGAACTGGTGGCGCTGTAGGCGCTGGCACTGCAGTGCCGACTTTTACTGGCGTTATCAAGGGCTATGGCACTGGTGTTGAGAATGTATCTCAAGATTTTATTCGCATTGACCAGGGCTTAGATACAAATGAACTAGCACCAGAGCTTGGACTAGATGCTGATTTAATTGAGAGTTCATTTTTAGTAGAGTTAGATTACCGACTCGGAAGAGTTAAGCCGCTAAATGTTAATGCACCAGCAGCAGTTAACTTTATTGATGATGACAATATTGCTTCTTATTACCTGAGCAACAATAGCTATGTTAATAGAGCTGACATTATCACTCCTGCTGTCGCAAATGTTAACGGCGATTACTCCTCGACCACATTAGCTGCCAATAATAATCCGCAGGTTTTTGACGGTCCAAGAGGAACTTCCTTAGCTCTTAGAATACATGCATCTCAGGAGTTAAATTCCTCAACCTACTTATTTACACAATTAGGATTTCAAGAAGCAGCGTCTTCAAACGCTAGGCTTGGTCTTGGTGCTTCATCAGCAGACGGGCTTCTTGCAGGTAAAACTGCTTACTTTATTGATTCAACAGTTAGAATCGTAGGCGCTAACACGGGATTCAGAATTGATATTCCAATCAGATATGTGAAGATTGACGACTAAAGGTAAAAATTATGGCTAGCACTTTTAAAAGATTATTAAACGATGACGTTGTAAACTCAAGAACGCTTCTTCACGAGGCTATTCCAATCACAGGTACAATTGTTTCTGGTGCCTACTTAGAAAATAATTTGCAGTCAAATGTTAAAACATTTTCACATGGCATGTTTCAATCTGTTTATGACTATCCATTCTTAAGCTCATCTGCAAATCATATTTTCGATGTTACCTTTGGTCTTAGTTCGGATGCTAGCTCATCTGCAAATACACAAAACCAGAAAAAACTAAACGTATACAATCAAATGGCACAAGTTCTTATGGGCTACGATGTGAGCGGTAATATTAGAAAATTTGATGCCGATGGAACGCTAGATGATTCTGCAGGGCAGATGAATCAGTGCTTTTTTATCAATTTTTCTCGCTTGTTGGTCAAAGATGAAATTAAAAAGAACTCACTAAGACTTAAGCTTTTTACTTCTGGCGCTCTCGGCTTGCCAGGCGCAGCGGGAGTTGCAGATGGCAGAACAACACTAAAGACAATTGGAGATTATATCTCTGAAAACGAATATAGAACTAGCCCTGCTGGTGATTATGGTCTTTTGTTTACAGCTTCTGCAACAACTGGAGAAGAATACGCATCTGTTGGTTTGGTATTCTATCAAGCTGGCATTGTTGTGTTGACTAGTTCAATTTTTATTGGTGAGTTTGGAACACCAACGACAAGCACCTTTGGTGGCGCGACCGCATTTAATCCAGCTACTTTTAGAGTAGACTCTAGAGCAGGCGGCACAAACGATGGACCAACTGGGTCTTTTAGAGCCGGTCGAGACTTAACAATTGAGCAGCTCGGCGATGGCTTACGGTATGCTATCAATGACATTGATATCAACAATACAATTGAGCTAAATTCAACAATTTATTTCTGTCGTGCACACCACAATGAATTTAATTACAGCTCTAATCCAACTTATGTAAGTGGAAGCAAACTAGTTGTTAAAAACAACGTTAATGATCTACCTGTTAGTTACATTACCACTATCGGACTATACTCGGCAGATAACGAAATGTTAGCAGCTGCAAAGCTCTCCGAGCCAATTCGAAAAGATCCGAATACAGAGTTAACATTAAGAGTTAGGCTTGATTACTAGGAGGTCAGCTAATGCCCTCACATGAATCGACTTACGGTAGCTTTTTTAAGTTTAATAAAGATGATTTCTTTATTAACAGAGTTAAAACCTATCCTAAGAGTGAATTTTTTGTCTACACTGGATCAGTTTATTATAACAATCAAGATCAAGCCGGCGACGAATATACTGACATTAGCCATGGCAATATTAGTCTTTATGAACTGAATGTTGGAAGAGATGGCACTGATCTTATTCATCAATTTTTTGAAAAGAAAGGGTCTTTTACAGCCTTTAAAACTGTCTCTACAGCAGATTTTACGCATAACTATAAGAATATTGACGGCGACTTAAGGGTTCTTGGTGAGGCTTACCCTCTTCAAGCAGGAATAACTTCAATGCAATATCCTGCCGGCGCCACTTTAAAAAATAATCTTGGAGGGTTGCAAAGATTAAGGGCGCTAAAAAACACTTTTAATTTTTACACTCCGTTTAGCCCACATTACAATTACAGCTATGCAGATAGAAGTGTGACTGCCTCTTTTGAGGAAACTCAATTGAGCATGATTCAAGTGCCATCTATATTTTATGGCTCATCAATAAAAAAAGGATCAATTAGATTAAAGTATTATATTACGGGCACTCTTATTGCAGAGGCTGCAGATATAAATAAAAATGGCGAACTAATACAAACAACTGGAGCGCATGGACTTAACCACACTGTTGGGGTTGTATTATACAATGAGGGCTTCATGTTCCTTACTGGTGCTACCTCCATTGAGACACATAATTCTGCCAAAGATACCTATTCAACATCCTCTGGAATATCAGCAGTTTCGCCAGCTTGGATTCATTTTGGCATTACAGGATCACACACTAAATCACCAAAGTCATCTTACAATATTGAGTTTGAGGGTGTTAATTATGTTGAGACCCTTACAATGCTAGCACATGCTGATAAAACTAAATTAAATTTTTCTAATAATCCAACTTTTATAACTGGAAGCGTAACAGGCTCTGTGTCGTCAAAGAGCTATTATGAGCATGGCTCGGCAGGTATCGCTAACATTGTTTCAAGCAGCTATAAAAACTATTCTGCTAGCTTTGAGCCCATTACATATATAACAAAAGTTGGTATTTATGACGACAATAAAAACTTAATAGCAGTTGCCTCACTTGCAAATCCTGTTAAAAAGACTCAAAGCTCAAACTATACATTTAAACTAAAACTGGACATTTGATATAATATATTAATGATTTTAGGTTTGGATATAAGCACCAGTATCACGGGTGCAACAATTATGAGTAACAATGGAGATATTCTTTTTTGCGAAGCGTGGGATATGCGGAACAAAAGATACTTTCCATCTTTTTTTGATAAAGCTAAATTTATTAAATCTAAAATTTGCGAACTAAAAAATAAGTTTCAAATTAAAGAGATTTATATTGAACAATCCTTGCAGAGCTTTCGCAGTGGTTTTTCTTCAGCTAAGACATTATCAACGCTATCTCGTTTTAATGGTATTGTTTCGTGGCTATGCTATGAGTTGTTTAATCTTGAACCTCAGTATATCGCGGCAACATCAGCTAGAAAAAAATGTGGGATTACAATACCAAAAGGATCCAAGGCAAAACAAGTTGTTATGCAATATGTGATTGACAATGTGCCAGATGTTTCTATAACTTACACTAAGAACGACAATCCAAAGCCTCACTGTTATGATATGGCAGATAGCTGGGTGATTGCAAAAGCTGGATTAGTAGATTGGCAGAGCAGAAAAAGCTAGATATATTAAAAAACATTCTTGGACGGTATCAGTATGAAAGCAAAGAGCAGCTTCTTTTTTCATGCCCTAAGTGCGAGCACCACAAGAAGAAGCTTTCTATAAATGTTGCAAGAAATGTCTTTAAATGTTGGGTATGCGGCTGGTCAGGTAGAGATCTTTACAGAATAGTAAAATCTTTTGGTTCTTTCACAGAAAAACAAACATGGCGCGCCCTAACACAAAAAGTAGAAATTAGTAATTTTTATGATGTCTTGTTTGGTGAAAAACAAGAATATAAAGAAACTTTGGAGCTGCCTGTTGGTTTTGTATCATTGGTAAACAAGAATCTGCCACCAACTGCAGCTTATCCTTTAAATTATCTTGAGAGCAGAGGCATCAATAAATTTGATATTGTAAAATGGAAGATAGGATACTGCACAAAAGGTCCCTTCGAAGGTAGGATCATTATACCATCTTTTGATTTATGTGGCGATTTAAATTACTTTATTGCACGTGCATATGACGGTCATTGGAAAAGATATAAAAACCCAACTGTTTCAAAGAATATTATTTTTAATGAGCTTTATTTAGATTTTTTTGAAGAAGTTACCTTGGTCGAAGGTGTGTTTGATGCAATCAAAGCTGGAGAAAACTCAATACCTTTGCTGGGCTCTACTTTAAATGAGAGTTCAAAATTGTTTCGTAAGATTGTGGAGAATGATTCAACGGTCTATCTGGCTTTAGATTCAGATGCAGATAGAAAGACAAATGATATAATCGATTCTCTGTTAAGACATGACATTGAAGTTTATAAAATTAATATTGGTGATTTTTCTGATGTTGGTGAGATGAGCCATGAGCAATTTAAATATTACAAATCATTAGCCGAGCCAATTAATTCAGAACAACATTTTTATAATAAAATTGTCAACCTGTAAAAGGTTGCTATATTTTACACAGGAGTGCTATGAAGTTTGCACATATAGCGGATACTCATATTCGCAATTTAAAGTTTCACAAGGAATATAGAGAGGTTTTTGCACAGCTTTATAAAAAGCTGCAAAAGCTTAAGCCAGATTACATTATACATTGTGGGGATATCGCACATACAAAAACTCAGATTAGTCCAGAGTTTGTTGAGATGTGCTCTGACTTTCTCAAAAATTTAGCAGATATCGCACCCACTTATGTTATTCTGGGTAATCATGACGGCAATTTAAAAAATTCTAGTCGTCAAGACGCATTAACACCTATCGTTAATGCGTTAGAGCATGATTCATTATATTTACTTAAGGATTCAGGAGAGGTAATACTAAATGACCAATTTGCAATCAACGTTCTTTCAGTTTTTGACAGAGACAATTGGCAGGACCCCACCGACAATAACCGAGTTAACATTGGTTTGTACCACGGTTCTATTAGTGGTATAAAAACTGATACTGGCTGGGTAATGGAGCACGGCGAAAATGATATCAGCATTTTTAATAATTTTGACTACGGCTTTCTTGGTGATATCCACAAGACAAACCAAAGTTTAAATGAAAGTGGCACAATAAGATACTGTGGTTCCACAGTTCAACAGAATCATGGTGAAAGCAATGATAAGGGTTTTCTTGTTTGGGATATTCAAGACAAAGACAACTATACTTGCGAGCATCATATTTTATTAAATCCTAAGCCTTTTATAAGTTTAGGTTTGACGCCCAAGGGTAGGTTGCCTCAGAAGCCTGAAGTACAAAAAGGTGCAAGATTAAGGCTAATTTCTGAGAATAATTTACCTTTAGATGCCATTCGTCGAGCAGTCGATGCAGCCAAAGTGCGCTTTAAGCCAGAGTCAGTGACCTACCTTAATAGAAATGCAGGTAATCATGGCAGTGTCGACAGTTTAGCTAATAAACTTTTTAAAGAAAATCTTCGTGATATTGCTGTGCAGGAAGAGTTGATCAAAGAATACTTGTCTGACTATCAGCCTGATGACGATACGTTAGCTTCTATCTTCGAAATGAATAAGAAGTATAATATGATTGTCGAGAAAGAAGAAGAAACTAAGCGCAATGTTAATTGGCAGCTAAAATCTTTAGAGTGGGATAATCTTTTTAATTACGGTGAAGGCAACAAAGTTCAATTTTCATCACTTGATGGTATTGTTGGTATTCTTGGTAAGAACTTCTCTGGCAAGTCAAGCGTGATTGATAGCTTACTATACACCTTGTATAACACTACGTCAAAGAAAAATAGAAAAAACTATAATATCATTAACCAGAACGAAGAAAACGCTCGTGGCAAAGTTCAGATTGATATTGGCACAAAGACATACACAATTGAAAGAAAAAGTACAAAATATGTTAAGCGTCTCAAGGGCAAAGAAACCAATGAGGCTAAGACAGACGTAGAGTTTACTGTTTTTGACAACGCAACGGAAGTTGAGACTAGTTTAAATGGAATCACAAGACTAGAGACTGACAAAAACATTCGCAAGGTGTTTGGCACACTAGATGACTTTCTTACAACGTCTATGGCTAGCCAGCTGGAGTCTTTATCGTTTATCAATGAGGGTTCTGTAAAAAGAAAAGAGACATTGGCAAAGTTCCTGGACCTTGAGTTTTTCGAGCAGAAGTTCAAACTAGCAAAAGAAGAGTCATCAGATCTCAAAGGCGCTATCAAAAAAATGCAAGATCGTGACTTTGATGCAGATATTAAAGAATCTGACACTGAGCTAGCTAGAGTTCAAACTGAGTTAATGAACAAGCAAAGACTGGAACAAGAAAAGCTAGAGCACATATCTGATCTTAAGTCTAATCTAGCAAACACACAAAAGCAAATTGACTCTGTACCGGAAGAAGTTGTTGATATCAAAAAGGTATTAAAGAATTTAAAGAAAATAGAAAAGCAAGCCGCTGTTTTAAAAACTAATTTAGATAAGAAGCAGGAGGAGTTCGCGCATGATAACAAATTTTTACAAAAAATTGAAACATTCCTCGGGAGTTTTGATATTGAAAATGTTAATAGTGAAAAACAAACTGCAGCAAGATATCGAGAAGAGCTGCGAGAAATGGAACGAGATTTTGAGCAATACGAAAAAAGAAGAGTAGTAATTGATGACAAGATAAGTTTTATGAAAGCTGCTCCATGTTCTTTAGCTTTGCAAGATAAATGTCAGTTTATATCAGATGTCAGAAGGGCTGCTGATGATCTGAATAGGGTAAAGATTGGAATGAATCAGTTAACCTTAGTCAAGAACAAAAAACAACAGCAGCTAGACAACATTAATGAAGTAAAGCTTGATGAGTATTCAAAAAAGTATACACAATTAATGGAGAAAAGAATTAGCGTGAAAGATGCTGTTTCAAAGCTTGAAGTTGACATTGAAAAAGATAAGCTACAAGTTTTGAAAGCTCAAGGCATTCTTAAGGATCTTAAAGCAAAAGAGGCATTATACGAACAACATCGTGATGCTATTGAAAATGTTGAAGGTCTTGTTTTAGAAAAAGACAGATTATTGAAAAAAATTGATGTCGCCACAACAGACATGTCAGCCTTCAGAGGACAAATTGCGAAGCTGCATCAGTCTGTTGGTCGAGAAGAAGAGCGAAACCAGCAGATTAAAAACCAAAAGCAAGATTTTGAAGATATGCAAAAAGAATTTACTGCTGCACATCTTTTTATGACTTGCATGCACGCCAATGGCATTTCATATGATATTATTAAAAAGCGCTTGCCTATTATTAATGATGAGATTGCAAAAACATTAAGCAACATTGTCGACTTCGAAGTTAACTTTGAAAACGATGATAAGAAACTAGACATTGCGATTAAACATCCAGCATATGATGCAAGACCCATTGAGATGGGCTCTGGTGCAGAGAAAACAATTGCAGCTATGGCTATTCGTTTAGCTCTTTTAAACGTTTCCACACTTCCAAAAGGTGATGTATTTATTCTTGATGAGCCAGGCACTGCCCTTGATGCAGATAATATGGAAGGCTTTATTAGAATTCTTGATATGATCAAGACACAATTTAAAACTGTCCTTCTTATATCGCACTTAGACTCATTAAAAGATATTGTCGATTCTCAAATTATGATTGAGAAACTAGAAGGTAAAGCATATGTCAATGAATAGACTATTTATAACGTGCAGAAACTATTTGAAAATTGGCGACAGTATCTACAGGAAAGTAAAGGCAGCAAATATAAAGAATTGCTAAGCGCCATTCTCAAAGGAGACCAGGCTTTAAGAAAAGAATTTGCATTGTTAATAAAAAAAGAAGGCGGCTGGTCAAGAGAATTGGCAAATAGATTTGCAGAAAAGCACGGCAATCCAAAAGACGATATATTTGGTGACAAAACAAGACATAAAAAAATACTGCCAGTTTTACCTAAATTAGATTATCAAAACTTTGACGATGAAGATTGGAGCAATCTTGATCCTTTTATAATACATTTAAGAGATAGAAAATATTTACCTGTTCGTAAAAAAGTATTATTAGCCATGGTTAAATATAAAAGATACTGGCGAGATTTAACAACTGATATGGCAAGAGAACTTGATATGCTTCCAGAGCTTGAAAATACTCAATTATCATATCCAACAGATACTCAAGATAATGGAAAAGTTGACAAGCTTTTAAAAAGCAAAGGTATGGGTTGGGAGCAATTAAAAAATCAAGTTTTACAAACTAAATAACTACTTATTATATGAAAAAACTATTTGAAAACTGGCGAAAGTATGTAAACGAACAATCTTCTGTTGTCCCAGGCACTGGACCTGAGGGCACTAGTGGAATTGAGCAAGCAACTCAAAGTTTGATTCGAAAAAAAATACTAGAGCCAAAGCCTAAGTCAGCCGGGTCTAAACAGGCAGCTGCAAATGTTGAATTTGATCCTGAGTCTTTAGAAGTTGCAACCGACGATTTTGATGATGAGGATGCAGCTGCCGAAGATACGCCTAGCGCCGAGCCTGAAGCAGCTGCAGGAGGGAGAGAGGCAAGAGAGTTTGTAGTCTTTTCCATAGATACCGATCACCAAGACGAAATAGTGGATGATTCTTATAAAGATATAATGGCATCGAGAGATCCCGAAGAAATAAGACTGGCAGCACAATTTGCTCGTATGGGTGAAAAAGCGGCAAAGGACATACTCAAAAAGCAGTATCGTGAATATATGCAAGCAGTTGCCAGCGGTCAGGTACCACTCACCCCTGATGAAATAAGATCCCTGACAAAAGGGACCATGATCGCATCTGAGCCAAATTAGAAATAATAAACTACTTACTGTACTAGGAGGTCCATATCATGGCACAGATGAGAGCATGGCTTGACAAACACGTTGAGCGTTTTATTTCAAGAAAGTTTTTGGCGTGGGGTACGGCTACATACCTTGTCTATATGAACGCCCTTACGAGCGAAGATTGGGTTGCAGTCACGCTTGCTTATATCGGATCACAAGCACTTGTTGATCTTGCCACGCAATGGAAACATGGAAGATGAAAAATATATTACAAAAAATCTTAAACTTATTTAAAAAGGCTTGCTGCTGTGTAGAGCAGCGCTGCAAAAGCTGTTGCGCTTGCTGTAAGTGCGTTAGTTGCGAGGGATGTTAATGAAAATCACAAAACAACGATTAAGGCAGTTAATCAAAGAAGAGCTGGGAAATATTGACAAAGACGGCGATGCGGATGATGCAGCTGAGTTGCGTGATGAAGGTCAGGAAGTAGAAGAGCTTGTAGGTGATTTAGATTTTTATCATTCTGAGGTGTCTAAAGATAATAAAGGATTTTTTGCATCTCTAGTTGATATGACAGGCAATTTCTTAGATCGTCGCAAGGATGAGCTAGCTGATGAGTTAAAGCAAGCTTGTATTAGAGTCTTGCTAGATGCAAAATCAAATGCCTATAAATCAAATTTTCCGTCAAGGTAGGAGTGCATAATATGCTTACTGTTGTTTTTTGGAAAAAACTTTGGTCTTGGATTAAACACTATTGGTATTTTCCTATTATAATAGGATTAATAATCTTTGCATATATCTCTGGATCATCTGCAAAAGAGAAACTTTTTAAAGTTCTAACAGATCAAAAAGAAAATCACAAAAAAGAAATTGAATTAATTAACAATACAAATGTTGAAAAAGAAGAAATTAAAAAAGAAATTATTGAAAAACATAAAGAAGAAATTGAACGTATTGAACAAGAGCACGGCGTTCAAATTCAAGACCTAGAAGAGGAAAAGCAAGAAGAGCTGCTGTCTACTATTGAAGAAAAGAAAGATAAGCCAGATGATTTAGCAAAAGATATTGCTGCTCTCCTCGGTGCAAAACACATAGAATAGAAGGTGTAAAATGTTTAAGAAAATTATCGCTGTCATTGTGTGCGCAATGATGATTATAATTCCAACTAGCGTGTCAGCACAGGAATTGCAAGGTAAAGTTATGTCCCTGGAGTATGATGAAAAAGCTCCCTATGCAGGCATTCTGCTTGACCCTATCGCAGCATCTAAGATGATTGTTGATAGAAAATACATTTCAAAAGAGATTGAGTTGGAGCTAAGAAAAGAATTTCAAAAAGATTTGTCTGATAGAACATTATCACTTAATTTAGTTGAAGCAGAACTACAAAGTCTTCGCGACTTGCATACTAAAACAATTGAGTTGAAGGACAATCAGATTGATCAGTTGCAAATGGCTCTAAAAGATGAAGTGTCTGATGACCATACGGAGTGGTGGGCACTTGGTGGCGTATTGATTGGCATAGCTCTTTCTGTTGCCGTGTTTTATGCGAGTGTTGAAGTTGCCAAATGAAAAAAGATTTAAACTATATCGCAAAACTAGAGAAGGCGATTAAAAAAAAGTATGGCGACGAGGCGATTGAAAACCCAGCAAAACATTGGGATGAGCAAAAAGAAAAAGAATACCTCCTGCAGTTAAAAGATTTTGTTGAAAAGCAACGTAAAAAAGAAGCAGATGTAGAGCCTGAAAATGTTAATGGTGTTTTAATTACACGAAAACTACTTAATAGAGACAATAAAATAAATTGCCCAGTTTGTTCTAGTATGATTAGAACAGTCAACGACGACATCTATATGTTAAAGTATGATTGCTGTGAAAAATGTTTTTTTCAGCACGTTGATGGTCGCGAAGACCGCTGGCTAAAAGGATGGAGACCAGAAAATGTCAGAAGCAGCACTTGAAATTGTAAAAGGAATATCCAGAGCAGCCGGCGATGCTTATGATGGCGCAATGGACGAAAACAATGAGCCAATCAAATTTGGCTTAAAGAGAGAGGAAGGAAATCCGCTTCTTGACCGTAGAACAATGGATGGATTTGGCTGTAAAGTAAGCGGCACTAAGCTAATATTGAGCTATCATTCTGAGATCCAACTTAAAGAAGTCTATGGTGGCGATTTTGAAGGCGAAATTGAGCAAAGATTAGCTGATATTGTTAGCGGTTTAAAGAAAAGATATAAGACACACACCGGCAAAAACCTTGGTCTTAAAGCTTTAGGCGAAGTTGATGCTCGTGTTGAAAAAATCAGTAATGTTCGTGTGCAGGTCACCGCGCAGAAAATGTATGAAATTGCTGGCATGGACGGTGTTGAGGTAGTTTTGGATGAATCAAAGCCAGAAGAAAGATTCAAAGAATTTCTATCTCAAAACTCTGACAAGCGCCCGCCTAATGACTCGCGCAAAGCAGAGTAATGTCTTTTAAATTATCGCGAGATGAAATCTTAAAAGAAATTGTTAAGTCTGGCAAGGATCCAGTTTATTTTATTAACAATTATGCTAAGATCTCCCACCCAATGCGAGGTCTTATTCCTTTTAATACTTATGATTTCCAAACTGACTTGTTGAAAGATTTCAATGATTATCGTTTCAATGTCATTCTTAAAGCCCGCCAGCTGGGTATTTCAACAATTACAGCTGCATATGTCGCATGGATGATGATGTTTCATCGCGACAAGAATGTTTTGGTTATAGCGACAAAGTTTAGCACTGCTGCAAATCTTGTTAAGAAAGTTAAGTCAATACATAGAAACTTGCCAAAATGGATGAAATTAGCGGACATATCTATCGATAATAGAACTTCTTTTGAGTTGACTAATGGCTCGCAGATTAAGGCTAGTTCGACATCTGGCGACGCCGGTCGTTCTGAAGCGCTATCTCTCTTGGTTATTGACGAGGCTGCACACGTTGAAGGTCTGGATGAACTATGGACTGGCTTGTACCCTACACTGTCTACTGGTGGTCGCTGTATTGCTCTCTCAACTCCTAACGGCGTTGGCAATTGGTTTCATCAAACTTGCATTGACGCAGAGATAGAAAAAAACGATTTTCATTTAGTTACTTTGCCATGGCAAGTACATCCTGACAGAGATCAAGAATGGTTTGACAAAGAAACAAAAAATATGTCACGCCGTCAAATTGCTCAGGAGCTAGAATGCAACTTCAATATGTCTGGCGAGACTGTTTTTCACCCAGAGGATATGGAGCTAATTTCACAAGGTGTTGAAGATCCGAAGTATAAAACTGGCTTTGACAGAAACTTGTGGATTTGGGAAGAGTATAAACCAGAAAATAATTACATGCTTTCGGGCGATGTCGCTCGGGGCGACGGCGCTGACTATTCAACGTTTCATATCTTTAAATTAGAAACAAATGAGTTGGTTGCAGAGTACAGAGGCAAGCCAACACCTGATATCTTTGCTGATATGCTGATGGGCGTTGGAAAAGAATATGGTAGTTGTATGATGGTTGTTGAAAACAATTCAGTTGGATGGACAGTCCTTAACAAGTTGCAAGAGCTAGGCTACCCCAATATATATTATTCTAAGAAATCAACACATGAATATGTTGATCCATTAATGGCGGAAAGCTCAAATTCAGTCGTGCCTGGATTTACAACTTCTCAAAAAACAAGACCTTTGGTTGTAGCCAAATTAGAAGAGTTTGTTAGAAATAAACTAATTAACATTAGGTCGAAGAGATTATACAATGAGATGAAGACGTTTGTGTGGCAGAATGGCAAGCCACAAGCAATGAAAAAACACAATGATGATTTAATTATGGCGTGTGCAATAGGCTGCTGGGTTCGTGACACTGCTTTTGCGGTGAACCAAAGAGATGTTGAGTACCAAAAAGCATTTTTATCATCAATAACCACTTCAAATAGAAAACTAAACACAACAATTCCTGGAATGATTGCTTACGATAAGCTAAAAACAGAGAAAAAATTAGAAAATGCATCAAAAATGTACACTGATCATTTGTGGCTGCTAAAGGGGTAAAAAATGGCATCAAAGATTAACAAAAAAGGGTCAAGAAACCCAACAAATCCTTTATTTCAGCAGCTGACCAAGCTTTTGTCTGGTCCATTGGTTAACTATCGCAGGCAGGACACTAGAAAACTTAAAAGAAGGCAGCTAGATAAGTACAAAACTCGCTTTCGATCAGCCAGCGGCAAAGAATTTAAGCTTTCTTCCTACGATGATATCTATGGTTCCTTGCAAGCTGATTTTTATGCTAGCCAAAATAGAATTGATAGGTATGTTGACTTTGATCAAATGGAGTATACACCAGAAATTGCATCTGCAATGGATATTTACGCAGATGAAATGACAACCAGCTCTGTCTATAGACCGATTCTTAATATTATTTGTAGCAATCAAGAAATTAAAGCAGTTCTTGAGACCTTGTTCTATAATGTTTTAAATGTAGAGTTCAATTTATATGGTTGGTCAAGGTCCATGTGTAAATATGGTGATTATTTTTTATATTTGGATATCGAAGAGGACCAAGGAATAAAAAATGTTATTGGCTTGCCTGTTAACGAAGTCGAGCGCCTTGAGGGTGAAGATAAAAATAACCCAAATTATGTTCAGTATCAATGGAATACAGCCGGCTTGACATTGGAAAATTGGCAAATGGGTCATTTTCGTATTTTAGGAAATGATAAGTTCGCTCCGTATGGCACGTCTATATTGGAGCCGGCAAGAAGAATTTGGAGACAGTTAACTCTTATTGAAGATGCGGTAATGGCTTATAGAGTTGTCCGATCTCCTGACAGAAGAGTTTTTTATATTGATGTTGGTAACATTCCGCCTGAAGATGTTGAGCAGTACATGCAGCGCGTTATGACACAAATGAAGCGCAATCAGATTGTCGATGTTAACTCAGGTCGTGTTGATTTAAGATACAACCCTCTAAGTGTTGAAGAGGATTACTATATTCCTGTGAGAGGACAAGCCTCAAATACAAGAATAGAAAGTCTAGGTGGAGGAAAATACACTGGGGATATTGAAGATTTAAAATATTTAAGAGATAAGTTGTTCAGTGCGTTAAAAATACCAATGTCTTATTTATCTAGAGGTGATGGGCAGGCAGAAGACAAGTCTACCTTGGCACAGAAAGATATTCGCTTTGCAAGAACAATTCAAAGGCTTCAGCGTTCTGTCGTATCGGAGCTAGAAAAAATTGCTATTGTTCATTTGTTTACAATGGGCTATCGCGGCAATGATCTATTATCTTTTAAACTAAACTTAAACAATCCGTCAAAACTTGCAGAGCTTCAAGAGCTAGAGCATTGGAAAGCTCGCTTTGATGCTGCAGGAAATGCTTCAGAGGGCTACTTTAGTCGACGCTGGATTGCAAAAAATATTCTTAATGTTCAAGAGGAAGAGTTTGAAAGAATGCAGAATGAGATGTTCTATGATAGAAAACATGATTTTGCGTTAGAGCAAGTTGGTGAAGCCATGGCTGCAGCTGCAGGCGGCGGTGGAGGAGCTGCTCTTCCAGGTCTTGAGGGTGAAGCAGGAGCAGCACCTGATGCTGGTGATATAGACTTGCCTGAACCGGAAGCAACTCCAGAGCCGGAAGCACCAGCAGACACAGGTCCACTTTTGGCGACACCAGGAGCCGAGCCAGCCGCAGAGCCTAGTCCTGCAGCCCCTGGAAAAAGAGACGACGAAGTAAAAGATAAATTTGGTCGTACCGTGCGTGTCACAAAAGGTGCAAAGGGTAAAAAGTATCGCCCTGTTGTGGGCGAAGATGGCAGGTCGGGACCAGGCGCTAGAATTAAATCTAGGCGCGGTTCTTACGCAGGAGGACCTAAGTCATCTTTCCCAGGCTCAAGCGAGATAAAGAGCATAGCAAAGATGACTAGGCTTTCAGAAAATGTTAATGCTAATTATAATGAGCAAGAACAAAGTATATTTAACGACAATAGTCATGTAAAGAAGCTTATTGAGTCTTTAGAGAGGTCCACGGATGAAGCACAGTCACAATAAAAAAAGAAACACAGCATTTATATTTGAAGCATTGATAAAAGAGCTGGCTAAGGCTTCAATGGATAAAGACGCAGACAGAAAAAACAAATGCTTGTCGATCATAAAAGAATTTTTTAAAAAAGGCTCGGTGCTTAAAAAAGATTTAGAGATATATGATTCACTTTCGCAAGTCGATGATTTAGACCAAGTAACAATTGAGAAGATAGTACAAGAATCAAAAGTTCAATTTAAAAGACTCAATAGAGAAAAAGTGTTTAACCAGCAAAGTCGTCTAATAAACATTATTAACAAAGTTTTAGGTGAATCTGTGTGGGACAATTTTACTGTTAAATATAAAAAACTAGCAACAATTAATCAGGTGCTAGAACAGCAAAAAAACCCTAAATCACAAGTGTTGGTCGAAAGCAAGTTGGTTAGCATGCTTTGCGCCACAGAAACTAAGACTCCCTTTCCTAATGTTAACAACCTCGCAGTGAAGACATTTATTGAAAAGTTCAATGAGCAGTATTCTGAAAACTTATCTGAGTCACAAAAGTCATTTTTGTCAAAGTATATTCAGACTAATGGCGAAGATAGCGTAGATTTTAAAGTTTACGTTTACCAAGAGATTGATAAAATTAAATCTTTCCTAAATGAAAATATACAAAATTATGATGGGGCTTTAGCTGAAAATGTAAAAAAAGTAGTAGACAAAGTATCTAAGTTTAATACTAAGAAGTTTGATGATGAGTTTGTTTTTGATGTTTTAAGAATACAAACTTTAGTGGAGAAATTAGAGCACAATGGCTAAAGTAAAAATTAAAATAATTGCTGATGAAAAGCAAATACAAAAAATATTCCTTAAAGCAAAAAAGACTTTAGACGATAATATTATTATATATGATCATCCTGAGGTAGAGATTCTCGTTATGCCCACTACTAATAAAATAGTTGCAATGCCTAAAGAGCAACTAGACGATGAAATTTATGACACACAAATGAGAATGTTTAAATTTCTAGCTTCTAAAGGTGTTGTTAACCATGACTCAATTCAAGCAGGTAACATATTCATGTCTATGGAAGGCACAATACCAGCCATGAAAGATGGAGATGCCCTTCAGCATGTTTTGCTAGTGCTTTCTAAGTTTATCGAAGGAGATTTACCATTCTACAAAGACTTAGAAAACTTTGAGAAAGAAACAGAACAAGCTTTGCTTGATCCAGAGCCTGATGAATATTCAGATTTTGATCCAGATCGACATGCCGAGAAGAAAGGCAGCTTAAGACCGCAATATCAGCAGTATGGTGTTGGTGCATTTTATAGAATATAGGTGATTTATGGATTTAATTTATTTTATTCTGTGTTCATACGGAATGACTTTTATTTTGGTATACGGCTCTATCTTTAATGCAATTAGACCAACCAGCGGTAAGTTAGGGGAATTATTTCATTGCCCACTTTGCACTGGCTTTTGGGTTGGCGTGTTTTTGTGGAGTATCAATTGCCTAACAGAACTATTTACTTATGATTACAATTTGATAAATGGTTTACTTTTGGGTAGTTTATCAGCCGGCACAAGTTATTTCTTGAGCATGTTGTTAGACGATTTTGGCTTAAAATTTAGAAATACACAAGGGGGTGATGAAAATGAGACGGCGTAATTGTCCAGAAGTTCGACGTTGCTGCAATGGTAGCGAAACCATGCGGGGGTGAGCCCCGCTTTTACATAAGGAAAAACGATATTAATGTCGAAAGAATTACTTCAAGAATATTTTGAACTGTGCCCTGAAGGTCGCTGCCCTGTACATGCGCTAAATGAATCAGAAAAGAAAAGCGTCATGGAAGGAGCGGTCTATCTTGTTGGTATATGCCAAAAAGCTGGTACAAAAAATGGTAATGGTAGAGTGTATAGAAAAGAGACACTGCAGCGCGAAGTTGAAAGATATCAAAACGCAGTTCGCGAACGTCGTTCTTTAGGCGAGCTTGATCATCCAGATGACTCTGTAATTAATTTAAAGAATGCCTCCCACCTTGTAACAAAAATGTGGTGGCAAGGCGATAATGTCATGGGTAAAATTGAGGTGCTAGATACACCATCTGGTAAGATTTTAAAAGAGCTGGTAAAGTCTGGAGTGAAATTAGGAATTTCTTCTAGAGGATTAGGCTCTGTTTCTAAAAAAGGTGACAAGCTAATGGTTGAGGATGATTTTCAATTAATTTGCTTTGATATGGTTTCGGAGCCATCAACGCCAGGTGCCTACATGAATAAAGATTCTAATGTTGATGCATCAATAAATGTCTACTTAAAAGAAGAGAAAGAAAATAATAATTTAGACAACCTATTTAAATCGATTTTAAAGGATTAAAATGAAAACTGCAGAATTTAAAAAAATAATCAAGCCCCTTATTAAGCAGACGGTAAAAGAAGTATTGCTTGAAGAGGGTGTTCTTTCTGGAATTGTTTCAGAGGTAGCAAAAGGCTTATCAAACCAAAGATTGTTTACTGAGGGCATTACCGTTGAAGCTAAGCAAGAAGATTTACAAGCAAAAGCTGAAAAAATGGAACAAGAAAGACAAGAAAAAATAAAACGTCTTAATGAATCGGCAAAAACTTCTGGTGCTTTTAAAAACACAAGACCAATACCTGATTCTGGAGGGCATGGACCTTTATCAGGAGTTAGCTCTGGAGATAAGGGCGTTGACATCACTGCTATTCAGCAAATAGCTAATGGCAAGTGGAAGGCTTTAATGGGTTAGAAAATGTCTGAAAAAGTAGTAAATGTGAAAGTTACAGCAAAACAATGCGGGTATGATATTACAAAGATGATTCGCAGATTTACAAAAAAAGTTAAAAAACAAAGAGTAATTCAAGAGGTGCTCGACCGCAGGTTTTTTGAAAAACCCTCTAAAAAAAGAAGACTTGCAAGACTTAAAAAGAAAAGAAACGCTCAAAAAGCAGAGCGAGAAAGAAATAAAAAACTAGATATAAAGTAGGAGAATTAAAATGGCACTAGACCCAATAACAGGACAACCAATTTATGGTGGCTCACCCGGCGTGGGCTTAAGAAACGTAGGCTCATATCAGGTCTCTGGCGCACCTTTTGTAACGCAATCTTTAAGTCTAGATTCGGCCAAGATGCACATGGTTGAATTTCCTAACGTGACAAAGCGCGTTGTTGTAACAAACTTAGGCACCGTTGCAAATAAATTTATTCTTGTTATGTTCAATAGCGGCTCGACAACAACTGAGATTACTTTTCCAGGATCGTCAGGCGCGCAGGACTTCGCTACAACTGCAGATGTTTATGCTAACTTTCATTATGTTCCTGTCGCAGCAGGAGCAAATTTTGATATTAACGCCAAGGTTAAAAGAATTTATGTGGCTAATTTAACAGAAGAAACACGCTGGGGTGGATCAGCCACTAATGGTTTAGGCTACATGGTTACTGCTGAGTTAACAAATGTTCCGACTGCTAGGATGTATGAGCTTACCGGCTCTGGCATCACAGAGTAATCTAACAATTAGTTAGCTAGAGTTAGAACAGCTTAAAAATATTCTTTTAAATCTGGAGGGCACTATTTATTATTGACAAATTGTCTTCTAGGAGCTTAAGCATGTCTGAAATGTTAGAACAAGCGATTATTGATGCAACTGCTTTAAAGCAAGCTGCAGTTAAAAACGCAGAAACTTTAGTATTAGAAAAATATTCAAATGAGATTGAAAGTGCGGTGCAAGCACTTTTAGAGCAAGATGCCCCTGAGGCAGATTTGCCAGACATGCTCGGTACACCTGACGCCCCTGAAGCTGATTTGGGCGGATCAGATCCTACTGCTGGTCAAGCTCAGCTTTCTGTTAGTGACGATATACCAATGGCGTCGACAGATGATTCTGATGCAACAATTGAAATTGCTTTAGATCAGCTAATGGAAGAGCTAGATTTAGCTGCAGAGGACTTAGACATGGATCTTACAGAAGAAGACTTGGATCCTCTAGAGGAGCTTGAGCTGGCTGAGATAGAGCTTGAAGAGGAAGAGGCTAAGCCAGAGGAGCCGGTTGAAGATGATGCTGCAGCAGCTATTGAAAAAGCCAATCAGACATCTGATGAGAGTTTTATTGCGCGCATGACACAAGCCATGGCTGAAGCACGCCAAGAAACTGTTGCCGAGCAATTGACTGTTGATATCAAGCCAATGAAGAGAGGCTGGGCAGGCATTTCTGAAGGCGAGCTAGAAATCGCCGAAGAAGAGCTTCTTGCAATGGAGCAAGACTCCAAAGTTAGAGAAGAGCGCGCAGCAATCAGAAAAGCTGTTAAAGCTTTAGAGGGAGTGAATGAATCACTCGTCGAAAAAAACAATACATTAAAAGAAAGCTTATCTAACAAAGATGGCAAAATAAAACAATTACAAAAAATCGCTAGTTTAATGAAAGAGGAATTGGAAAATCTTTCCCTAACAAACACCAAGCTAGTGTTACAAAATAAGGCACTTACAAGCGACTCGTTAAATGGGCGGCAAAAGCAAAAGCTTGCCGAAGCTATCTCAAGTGCCGAGACAGTTGAAGAGGCTAAAGTTATTTACGAAACCCTTCAAAGCACAGTGGGCAGCACCTCAAGCAAAAAGCAGCCAGAGTCACTAGGCGAAGCAGTTCAAAAAACCTCTTCTATAATATTGTCGAATAGGAACCAAGGTTCTGAAAGACAAAAAGCTAATCCAACGCTCGATCGTTGGAAATTCCTTGCTGGAATACAAAAAGACTAAATTTAAATTATAGGAGATAAAAAAATGTCTGTATTACAAAAGCTTACTGAAGGTATCGTCGAAAGATCCCTCCAGAGAGAAGGTGCTGCACTTTTAGATAAGTGGGAAGCAACCGGACTTCTTGAGGGCCTGGGTGACGATAACAACAAAGCGGGCATGGCCCGTCTTTTAGAGAACCAAGCAGCCCAGCTTCTTAAAGAGGCTTCATCCATGGCTCAAGGTGATGTCGAAGGCTTCGCAAGCGTTGCTTTCCCAATTGTCCGTCGTGTTTTCGGTGGACTTCTTGCTAACGATTTAGTTAGCGTCCAACCAATGAGCCTCCCATCGGGACTCATTTTCTTTATGGACTTCACTTACAGTGATCAAACAAGAGCACGCCTGGGCCTAGACCAGGGCGAGTCTGTTTACGGTGGTGGCGTGGTTGCCAGCCAGCTCACAGGTGGTGTTTCTGACATTACTGAAGAGGGTGGCGGTTTCTACAACCTCGCAAACGCTTACTCTTCGCCTACCGGTTCTGCGGGTGCAGCTAATGACACTGGCTTAGGCATGCGTGTTGTTCACCTCACCGCAGGTGGCAAGCTTGTTTCGGCTCTTACTGATGCTGAGAAGAAGCTTGTTAAGTACGATCCTGACCTTCTTGCTAACACTACACACAAGGTTCAGGTTATTGACTGCGATTTTAGTGATCTTAGTAATCTTAACCTTGACATGGTTCAAGCCATTGAGCTTCAAACATCTTCAGACATCATTCAAGGTTTTGATGATGATGATGGTGGCGTCGAGGGTCTCGGTGCTTCCACAATTACACATGTGCGTCGCTTGACACAGTTAATTGAGACAACTCCTGGAAGTGGTGTTAGGGATCTTCTTCGTATTGTCCTCGTTGATAGCACTGGTGCTGATACAATCGACTTCGCCGGTCAAGCGTTTGTGCCTCAAACTGACGGTGTAAACACAGACCAGCTCGGTGTTGCTTCTTACCCAATTGCTGACTCTTTCACACATGTTGAGCTTGGTAATGTCCGTGGTTCTAACTTCCCTCTAGAAGGTTCACCAGACACCAAGGCTGGAACTTCAGGTCTTAACATCGACATCCCTGAGATCGATCTCAAGGTGGATTCAATTCCTGTCACTGCGATGACCAGAAAG